AAAAAGAAGTTTCCTCGTCTGCCAATCTGTATTGTAGCGGATGGATTATATGTAAGTGACCCGGTAATTCAAATATGCAAAGATAATCATTGGGACTATATTATCCGTTATAAAGAAGGAAGTGCCCCATCCATTGAAAGAGAATATCAGGATATTCCAGAAAAGATTACCGCAGAAGAAAGTGAATACGTAAATGGGATCATTTTCGGAAAACATGATGTAAATATGTTAAAGTTTTCAGAGACAAAGATAAAAAAGGGAAAAGAAGTAAAAACAGATTTTGCATGGATAACTAGTATAAAGATTACAAAAACAAATGCGATGAAACTGGTAAATGCAGGTCGAAGCCGTTGGAAAATAGAAAATCAGGGATTTAACCGTCAGAAAAGATGGCAGGGAGATATTGAGCATGCCTGTAGCTGGAACGAAAAAGCCCAGAAGAACCATTATCTCTTGGATCAGATATCAGATTTTATAAAACAGCTTTATGAGTATTTCTTTTTGAAGAAAAATGAGATAAAAAAAGCACAAAAAAATATATCTTCTGAACTGTTAGCCAGCTTTGGACGGCAACTAACAGAAACAGAAGATATACAAAGTCAACTGAATAGATCAGCACTAGACTGAATTAATTGTAGCAAAGGAAGTGATGTTTGCCAAGAGAAAAACATAAAATTTCATAACTTTTTAACCCAAAAAAATCATTATAGAGGGAAAGTGTAAAAATGAGATGTGGATAACTTTTTGAAATTTTATAATGATTTGGGATAACATGATTTTTATGAAAATGGCAAACTATAAATGAATTTACCTTTCAATGCTGATTATTCTTGCTATTTGTACCATACATGTTAGCAGATTATATTAAACCATTACAAAAGTTCTTTTGTAAAATAGGATGGCATTGTCACCAAAAGGATTATATTACTGAGAATTTTGATGGTGCTTCCATGCATTGCAAATGTAAATGGTGTGGGTACAAAGGTATGGTAGATAGTCAGGGAAATTTATTTTAGAAAGAAAATATAGCAGATATATTGATATGATTCAATATATTCAAGAGAAGGGAGATATGTAAGGTATGATTAAGTTATTTACTCATACCGATCTTTGATGGAATCGGTTGTGGTATTTTGGCAAAACTTGCATTCGGAGATGATGTAGATATTTCATATTGTGATTATGATAATATTGATTCAAGTGTCAGAGAATTTATTGATAGTGAAACAGAATTTGATATGTGTATTATTACAGATATCAGAGTAAACGAAGATACGGCAAAGATTATTGATGAAAGATTTGATAATTTCTATTTATTAGATCACCATCTAACAGCTCTTGGACTTAATAAATATGATTGGTGTAGAGTTTCTATTGATGATTCAGATGGAATTAAAACATCAGGAACAATGTTATTTTATCACTGGTTGGCATTAAGAGGGTGTTTTAATGAAGAATTAGAGAATAATAAAGCGTTAGAGAGATTTGCTGAACTTGTGAGAGATTACGACACTTGGAGATGGTCAGAACTTGGTGAAGATGGTGTTATTTGTAAGCAGGTAAATGATTTATTATATCTTTACGGTCGAGATGATTTTATTCATTGGTGCATTTCAGAAATCCATGATGAGGTATTCCCAAGATTATATGCTAAAGATGAGGTTATTCTGAAGATTAAGCAGGATGAAATTGATAGATATATCGAAGAGAAGAATGAAACTATGTTTACCAGTCCTATGTGTGGTAAGGTTTGTGGTTTTGTATTTGCAGATAGGTTTGTTAGTGAATTAGGTAATAGACTTTGTAAAATGCATCCTGAAATTGATTTTGTGGCTATGATTGATATTGATGGTTGTACGGTATCTTATAGAACCGTTAAAGAAGATATTGATCTTGGTAAAGATGTAGCAAGTTTATTTGGTGGCGGTGGTCATCCAAAAGCTGCTGGTTCAGAATTTAAATTTAGTCAGAATATTAAGTTGAAAGTTATTGAGAAAATCTTCGTAGAATGAGGTGAAATGAATGACAAATGAATTTACCTTATATGGTGTAATGGATAAATCAACAGGAAAATTAGTAAGTAATATTACAAACCCTCGACACAAATATTGGGAAACAAGAAAAACTGCTGAGAATGCAGTTAGAAGTTGTAGAGATTGAATGTAAAGTAAAAGTAACAAGCGATGTGAGAGAGTGAAATTATATAAAAAGCAAATCAGACCTATTGCTCAAGGTGGAGCATGGCAAGGATTTAATCCAGAATCAACACCATTAAGCGATTGGATTGATATTGAAGATAGCGAAGAACAGATTGAAAATCAGTTAAAAGAAAAATGGACTGGCGAAGAGATGTTTAAAATAACACATGACAAAATGAGATGGCTTGAATTTGAATATAGGTTTGTAGAAGTTGAGTCATAAACAGAGAATAATCTAATATAGAAGCAATTCTATTCAAAGGCGATTCGGTCAAATTTTCATGAGAAGAGAGGTGAGAATTGTGCTATCACAGGAAAATATTAACAAACTGTGCATGACTGGACTATATAGACATGAACCAGATGTTAAATATCGAGGTTCTATATACGAAAATCAATTATTCCATTGCTGTAACTGGGTGTTCGAGATCAAATATAACGAATACGAAGATACATATCAAATGGTTGATAACTTTTGGAGCGATGGTAGTGGTCTTAGGATTGAACTTACAGATGATAATATTGATGAGTTTGAACTGATATTTGATAAAGAAGAAGTTACTATGAATTATGGCAACAATATTTGGGATTATGATGAAACGGATAGATTCTATGTTGCTATAGGAAGTGGTGGTACTCAATTTGGTAGCAAGTGGTTTGTTAAAAAGGATGCTAAAAAGAATAAAGACAAAGTAATAAGTAGGTTGAATGATGAAATCAAATCATTAGAGACAAAACTTCTTCGCAAGAAACAGACTTTGGAAGAAGTAATTCATGGAGATATAGATTTAAAATATCTTTAATAACAGATTAGAGAATAATATAGCATAGAAAATTTTCTTAACTTGGACATTCGTTCAAGTATTTCCAAAAAACAAAAATATAACAATGAAATATTTTTTTTATATGGTTTTAGCAGACGTGCTAATTCCATAGGATTTTACAACAAAAAAAAAGAAAGGAGACGAGGTTCGTGTACACAAGAAGGAATTCCTTACTCCAAGTAATTAAATGCAGATTGATATTTACAATACAGATAATAAATATGATTTGATTTACACAGATCCTGCGTGGAAACAGACAAAAGGTAATAAACGTAAATGTAGACCAAAACAAGGAAAAGAGCTTGATTATCAGACATGTACTATGGACGAAATTAAGGAAATACATAGACAAGCATTGAGTTTGTGTAATGAAAAACACAATGTATTTATGTGGACGATAGATAAATATCTTCATGAAACAGAGCAGATGATGAAGGAACTAGGATATGAACTTCACGCAAGATTCATTTGGGATAAAGAGAATGGTGTTGCACCTGCTTTTACCGTGAGATTTTCACATGAATATCTTTTATGGTTCTATAAAAAGGGTAATATTTTAATGCCATGTGAAGATATGAGAGGAAAATATACGACAGTTTTGAGAGAACCATCTGCCAAACATAGCAAAAAGCCAGTGTGTGCTTATGAAATGTTAGAAAATATGTTTCCAAATGCTAAGAAACTAGAAATGTTTGCTCGTATTGAACGAGATGGATGGGATACTTGGGGTAATCAAGTAGGAATTTTGGATAAAAACTAGCAAGAAATTTTGGTTTCCTATGGAGGTAAAAATATGTTCAATAGATGGAAAGCATATCCTAAACACATACCTAAAAAGCGTGGTTGGTATATATGCTCAATTAGATATGGTGAAGAACCAGGACAAGCATATGTTATGGATTTATTTTGGGACGAAAATACACTAAGATGGAAAGATAATAGACGATTAGATGTTTACAATACATATGAAGTATATGGATATAACGATGAAACTCATTTAAATGATAAAAGGATTTATAAGGACAATGTTTGCTTCAGAGATGATGTAGTTGCTTTTAAAAAACTACCAAAGATTTATAAATAACAGAGAATATAATAATGTAATTACAAAACAAGGAAAGGAAAAACGTTCACATGTGAGTAAAGCTGCGCAGCTACTATTGGTGAACAAATTTGAAAAATAATACAGAAAAAGATTGGACAGGTAATAAGAATAGTATTTTTAAGACTTTGGGTGCAAGTAATCACACCGACAAGGAGAGACAGAATGAGGATTATTATGCGACAGATCCTATTGCAATTGATGTCTTATTAAAAGATGGTGGTGTTACATTTGACAAACCTATCTGGGAATGTTCCTGTGGCGAAGGACATTTATCTGAAAGATTAAAGAGTTTCGGTTATGAAGTTCGATCCACCGACCTGATCGACAGAGGTTATGGTGAAGGTGGAATTGATTTTCTTACATATAATCAGCCTTGGAATGGCGATATCTTAACAAATCCCCCATACAAATATGCAAAAGAATTTATTGAACATGCAATGACATTAATTCCTGATGGTTGCAGAGTATTTATGTTTCTTAAAGTTCAGTTTCTTGAAGGAAAAGCTCGTAAGGAATTATTTAAAAAGTACCCACCAAAATGTGTTTATGTTTCAAGCAGTCGTATCTTATGTGCGAAGAACGCTCTTTTTGATGAAATGAGAGCAGGTGGTGGTAGTGCAGTTGCTTATGCGTGATTTTGCTTTGAAAAAGGATACATGGGAAACACTTTGATAAAATGGATAAATTAATATGATAGATTATAAGGATTTTATTTTAATAGAAGATAAAGATGGCTATATTTATCCTAAATACAATATCTATTGTAATAATTGTGGTGTATCAAGAGGATATATAAAACCATATAAAGGCTGTGAAGAAAGATTATGTAGGTCTTGTGGAAACAAGGGTGAGATGTCAGAAAAGCATAAAGAAAATATCAGAAAAAGTATTATCAAATACTATAAGGATAACAAAATAGAGATATATAAGAAAAGGAAAAGAACCTAAACTCCCTAAAATAAGGAATGCTTCTAATGAACCGAGTTGGAAGAGAATTAAAAGGGAATGCAAATACAGAGACAAGAAATATCCTATTAATTCAAGATATAATCTAACCGATGAAGAACTCAAGAATATCTTAAACCAATCTTGTTTTTATTGTGGAGATACAGAGAATATTGGATTAGATAGAATAAACAATAGTAAGGGGCATTGTAAAAATAATGTTGTACCTTGTTGTAGTCTTTGTAATATGGTACGTGGAAATCGGTTTACTATTGAAGAATTTAAAATTATTGGGGAAGCAATTAAAGAAATAAAAAATAATAGGAAAGTAAATTAAAATGGATAAATTAATACAAAGATTAAACGAGGAGATGAGTAGTTGGATTGGTGATTTAGTCACCAATTCCGACTTATCAAGCGAGAAACTATTAAAACGATACTCATATGAGTATTGTATCAAAGAAGAGATTATTAATTATTTTTCAGAGAATATTATATCAGATGACTTTGAAGAGTTCTTACTGGATAAAGAAGATACATTGTCTTATTTGTACGTTGAGTATATGGAAGATGATACAGCAAATATTCATAACGAGATAGAAGGATTTGTAAGTAATCTCTGTTATAGGTTTAGAACACAATCTGAAATGCCCTAAAATTAAGGCTTTCAGAGGTTGAAAAACCACATAAAAACCACGTTTCTTTCGGAGATGAAAGTAGGTGAAAATAATAACAGAATTAGAGAAGAATTACTACAAGCTTCTGATAGGCGAAACATTTCATTGTTATGATATTACATTAAATGAATTGCTTATTATTATGAACGCAGAATTTAATATAAATACGTTATCTTTACAGAAATCAGGAAGACATAATTTTTATTGTAGAGTCGATGATAAAACCAAACAGTATTATTTACGAAAATTTGGATTATTGGATGATGACCAGATAGAAATAGGAGAATAACAATATGAAAAGATACAAATTAACTAGAAGTCCTAATCCAGAAACTCACGCATCTGGTGAAGTAATATTTATAAAAGATGAAAATGGTAATGAGCTTGATGTTGGATTTAGCAACGAGTGTGATGCATTTGATTATATAAAATTGCAAGCAGAAAACGACAAAGAGTATGCTGACTGTCTTAATAATCCAAGTAAACATATTATGGATATATATAATTCATTGGATGAATTTGATAAAAAGATGATTGAACAGAGTCTTATACAAAAATATAGAAATGAGTGCATGTATCAGTATTTCACGTTATAAAACCTCATAACTGAGTATATCACTAAAGATATTCAAAGAAGAACCCATAAGAAAAAACGTATTAATAAGAAGTGGTTGAAAAGATACGGCATAAAAATTGTACCAGATAACACGAAAATACTGCTAGTGAATAATACACTTATGATGACAGGAAAGTGTTATGAAAAACTAAGAAAATTCACAGATAAAGACGCTGATAATATGGAAAAATTTTTGAAGGAAGCTACTAAGAAACAATCTTAATAAAAAAGCATTTCCTTCTGAAAGGAGATAAATGAGTAAATTTTCAATAGTTAAAGAAATAGATGAAAATGTATTAAGAAAGAATATGTACGAACAGCAAGAAACCGTAAGAAATAATACGGGCGATGAAAACTATTATCCGTATATATTCGCTAATAAAGATACTATTAATAGGTTAGCAGACCAGTGTAAGGTATCTGTATTTGAAAATGCAAAAATATCAGGTGGTTTAGTTGGATATTATCTTGGCAATAAAGTATTCGAAGATGACACATTAAAATTCGGTGAGATTGAGTTGAGATAAGAGAATAAATACATAGAAAATAGAAAGAGAGGTACTGAAAATGGCAAGAGCATTAGCGCATATTGAAGAAATTAATTCTATTATCCCGATTGAGGGTAAGGATAGAATCGTATTAGCAACAGTATTAGGTTGGACAGTAATTGTTCAGAAGCATTTTAAGGTAGGAGATAAGGTTGTATTTGCAGAGATTGATTCTGTATTCCCTGAAAAGCCTGAGTTTGAATTTTTAAGAAGTAAGAAATTCCGCATTAAGACAATGAAGATGGCAGGTGTGATCAGCCAGGGAATTGTATTCCCATTATCAATTCTTCCAGAAGGAGAATATAACATTGGAGATGATGTAACAGAGATTCTTGGTATTACACAATATGAGCCAACAATGGATAAGGAAGAGGTAGATACAGAAAATACTAAGACACCTGCGAAGAAATATCCTGAATTTTTAATGAGAATGGCTTGGTTTAGAAAGCTTGTATTACCAAAGAAACAAGCCAAAGGCTTTCCAAGTTTTATTAGTAAGACTGACGAAACAAGAATTCAGAATGCACCTTTCTATCTGAATATGGACTGTAAGTGGATTGCAACTGAAAAGGTTGATGGGCAGAGTGGTTCATTTACATTACAGCGAGTAAAAGGTAAACATTTTTGGAACAAGGATACATATGATTTTGCAGTATGTTCAAGAAATCTCAGAAAGTGGAAAAAAGATACATCTTCATTTTGGAGTGTTGCTGAGAAATACAACATTGAAGAGGTTCTTCATAAGCTGATTGGAGATAATGAGTGGGTAGCAATTCAAGGAGAATGTGTTGCATCCAATGTTCAGAGTAATAAATATCATGTTACAGAACCAGATTTATATATTTTCAATCTGATTTATCCAAGTGGACGAGTCGGATCTGTAGAAGCAAAGAAAATTGTAAATGATTTAGGGTTAAAGTTCGTTCCTATTTTATCTGAAGATGCACCTATTAAAGGAATGACCGTACCAGAAGTTCTTGAATATGCAACAGGTAAGAGTCAGTTATACGATACTCTCAGAGAAGGAATTGTATTCAGAAGCGAAGATGGAAAGCAGTCATTTAAAGCGGTTAGTCCTGAATTCTTATTGAAGAATAATGAGTAGGTGAAAAGTATGAATTATTTTATATCAGATTTACATTTTGGACATAAAAACTGCATGGCATTTGACAACAGACCTTTTAAATCAATTGAAGAGAATGACGAAACGATTATTAAAAATTGGAACAATACAGTCGGAATTGATGATGACGTATATTTGCTTGGAGATATTTCGTGGTACAACACAACAAAAACTATTGAAATTTTTAACAATTTGAATGGGAATATACATCTAATTAAGGGCAATCATGATGGCAAGTTATTAAAAAATAGGGAATTACAGAGTAGATTCTGTGAAATTACCGATTACAAGGAACTCGATATTGGTGATGGTAAAATTGTAGTTCTGTGCCATTATCCAATTCCTTGCTTTAAGAATCACTACTACAGAAGCTACCATCTCTACGGTCATGTACATACAGGTTTTGAAGATAATATAATACAGCAAGTAAAATATCAGATGACAGCTTTATATGATAAGCCATGTAATATGTGGAATGTCGGATGTATGAAGAATTATATGAATTACACGCCAAGAACATTAGAAGAAATCATTAAGAGTGGAGAATAAAGATGTGTAACCGTTGTGATTATGACTCACCTGATAATCGAATATATGTAAATCCATTAACGAATGAATATTATTTAGATATTGAAACAAAAAACAGTAGAACAGATTGCACAAGTTTGGCGACCTAACAATCTGTTCTACAGAGAATAAAATATAGGATAAACTATATTTGTTCTATTGTAACAAATCTATTTGGCTAATTCAAGCCAGTTTATCCTATAATCATTAGTCTTTTGACTACGGGCTATTTTGAGTCCGAATAGTGAGGGTAATTCCACTCACTGAAAAGTATGTAATTTGTATGTAATTTGGGGTTTTGGAAGTATATGAAATTACATATTAACAAAATTTCAGGAACTCATTGAAATGAACCATCTTGTTTTGGAAGTATATGAAATTACATATTAACAAAATGCGTCACTTGAATCTATTGTTATGAGCAACAGTTTTGAGAGCACATAAAATTACATCTTATTAAGAGAATATATAAATGAAATTAAAATCAATTCTATTGCGGTAGATTTTACTGCCGAATCGTGAGCGCAATGCGACTCATTGAAAATCTATGTAATAAGTTTGAGGTTTTAGATGCATATACATAGGTATAAAACTTAAGTGATAAAGATAAATTTGATTCAATTGTTTTAGATGTATATAAAATTACATAGATATAAAACTTTAAATGTCTGATATTCTTTGTTTTTAGTTTTAGACATATTTAAAATTATGAAAATATAAAGGAGATTTACAAATTATGGGAAACGATAGAATGACAATTTGTAGAAAAATTAAATTATTTCCAGTAGGAGATAAGGAGGAAATCAATAGAGTATATGACTTTATTAGAAATGGTCAGTATGCTCAGTATCAAGCGTGTAATTTACTTATGGGACAGCTTATGAGTGAATATTACAAATATAATCGTGATATTAAGAATGAAGAATTTAAGGCAAGACAGAAAGAAATAATGACAAATTCTAATATTATATTAAAAGATATTGATTTTGCAACAGGCGTAGATACACCATCAGCTGTTACGCAAAAAGTCAAGCAGGATTTCAGCACAGCTTTAAAGAATGGATTGGCTAAAGGTGAACGAACAGTAACTAATTATAAGAGAACCAATCCACTTATTACAAGAGGTAGAAACTTAACTTTTTATCACGAATATGAAACTTATCAGGATTTCTTAGATAAAATTAACGATTCTGATTTAGCTGTATATGTCAAGTGGGTTAATAAAATTGTATTCAAGGTTGTATTTGGTAATCCGCATAGGTCATTAGAGTTAAGATCTGTTGTACAAAATATATTAGAAGAGAATTATAAAGTGCAAGGAAGCAGTATTGAAATTGATGGTAAATCAATCATTTTGAATCTTTCAATATCTATTCCAAAACAACTTAGAGAGTTAGACGAAAATACAGTAGTAGGTGTTGATTTAGGTATTGCTGTTCCTGCGATGTGTGCTTTAAATAATAATCTTTACGAGAGATTGGCAATTGGAAATGCAGATGACTTTCTAAGAATAAGAACTAAAATGCAAGCTCAGAGAAGAAGATTACAGAAGTCATTGAGAAATACTTCTGGCGGTCATGGTAGAGCAAAGAAATTGAAAGCATTGGAAAGATTACAGAAAGCAGAAGCACATTTTGTTGAAACATATTGTCACATGATAAGTAAGAGAGTTGTTGATTTTGCTTTAAAGCATAATGCTAAATACATAAATATTGAGAATTTAACAGGATATGATACAAGCGATTTTATCCTGAGAAATTGGAGTTATTATAAGCTTCAAGATTATATTACATATAAAGCAGCTAAATACGGAATAGAAGTAAGAAAAATCAATCCTTGTTATACATCACAGATTTGCAGTGTATGTGGTAATTGGGAATTTGGTCAGAGAAAATCACAGTCAGTATTTGAATGTGCGAATGAGAATTGTGATAGTCATAAGAAATATGAGAAAACTGGTTTTAATGCTGATTTTAATGCTGCTAGAAATATTGCAAAGTCAACTCTTTGGATGGAAAGTGGACAAGTTACTGAAAAGAGTAAACAGGAAGCAAGAAAATATTATGATATCTCTGAAAAGTATGAACAGAACAAGAATGGTTCAGAGAATAATAAAGTCGACTAAGAGCTACTTAATCAATCGAAAGATTGCAGGTGATTTTGCATCTGAATGGTGAGGATATAATCACTCATCAGAATTTTAAATAATACAAAAAGTACAGAAACAGAAACGAGTTCAGTTATTCGAAAATGAAGATGTTGTATTAGAGCAGCGTGGAAACAGATATTACTTGTCTTTGTATGATAAAGAAGGAAAATTTCAGAGAGAAGTAACTATTGATGTAAAGGATGACTATAAAGTTGGACTTGGGAATTGTAAATAGAGGAGATTGTTTATGAAGACATTTATGATTATTTTATTTGTGATTGTAGCTGTGGCGTGGCTATTATGGTTGATTGGATTTCCAATTTATAAAAAATGTATTAAGAAAGAGCCTTTATGGAGTTCATGTTATGCATTGGTTCTTTGTTGTATGGCACTTGTTATAAATTTAATTAATCTATGTTTAAAGTTTGTTAAGTAGAGCAACAGTAAATTCAGGATTCATTTGGTCACAAAGAGAGAATATTAAAGTGAGGTGAATGATTAATGTCTTTAGTATATAAAAATGGCACATACAACTATAATGGCGAATATGAAATGGATTCATTAAATAAGTTTGCACAAGCAGAAAGAAGATTGTCTGCAAAGAAACAAGCATTAGATGACATGAAGAATGAATATGACCTTATTGAACAACAGACATTTCGCACTTACAAAGAGAACATTCAGTATATGCTACTTGATCAGCCATCTACTATTAAAACGTGTAGAGAATGGTTAAATATGTTATCAAATAATCAGGATGCTGATGGTAATAAGCTTGATAAAAGAAAGAAATATAAAGAAAAGGAAGCATATGATTGGTATGTTGATTATATTAAAAAACTTCTTGATATTGAGTACATGAATGATGTTAAATTCATTGATTTTAATTTTGGTCAAGCTACTAATATTCAGTTTGAATATAAAGAGCATAATTGGCGTTTAGAAATTCCTCACATTAAAGCTATCAAATTAAATGCATATAAGAATTATGGTGGCAGTGTATTTAAACTTGCGTTAGTACACAATGATATAGAACATAGTTGTAGTTGGTCGCAATTTGGCTCTACATATGAGGAAGATGAATTAAAAGATATTATGGCACAAGGCATTGAGAAATATTGTAGTAACTTCACAGAAAAGCAACATATCCTTGAATTATTGAAAAGAGGAGGTGATTAAGTGTTAGTACCTGCAATTTTATATAAAGAACAAATTAAGAAAGAATTTCAGAAATATTACTATACAACAGATATGATGTATGAAACAGGTTGCATGTGCAATTGGAGTCCTGAAATTGCAGAATGTTCAAATGAGAGTCAATTTCAATATGCAATAATTGATAAGAACGAAAAACTCATTGGTTACTTAGGATATTCCGTTAATTGGTATGCATCTAAAGCATATGACTTTGGATTGTTCTCATTTGACAGAGGAAATGTCTTAGTTGGAAGAGATGTATTCGATAAATTAGAAGAACTGATTAAAACATTACATAGAGTTGAATGGAGCGCTGTAAGTGGTAATCCTGCTTGTAGAGGATATGATAGCTTTATCAAGAAACACAATGGAACGAAACATATTCTAAAAGATTCAATTAAGGATAAGAATGGTAAATATCACGATGATATTATTTATGAGATTGTATCATCATAAGAATCCAATCTTTCATTGGAAAAATTTTTAATCATATCTAAGCCATTCGGCTATGGGAATCCCAGTAACAAGAAGAAATAGTATTTTCTTATAGTGGTTGCAAACACTAGGAAAATCAATGATTTTATAATACAGAAAGGTAAAAATAGTAAACCTATAGGTAATTTAGATTGCGCAATCTCTATGAAAAATAAGAGATTATGACTACAAACAATAAAAATACTAATTCATTACGAAAAGCAAAAACGCTTGATGAATTATTAAATACATGCCCACGTAATCAAATTATTGGTGATAATTTGGTTAGAGCATGGTCAAAAATTAACAGCCCAAAATATAAGAAAATTGTATGTTCCATTTCAGGTGGATCGGATAGCGATGTGATGCTTGATATTGTGTGGCGATGTGACAAAGATAATAAAGTTGATTATGTTTGGTTTGATACTGGTCTTGAATATCAAGCGACTAAAGAACATTTAAAGTATTTGGAAAATAAATATAATATAATGATAAAACCATATAAGGCAATTAAGCCTATTCCGTTATCATGTAAGCAATATGGTCAACCGTTTATAAACAAACAAGCTGCTGAATATATAGATAGACTTCAAAGACATGATTTTAAATGGGAAGATAAATCGTTTGATGAATTATATAAGGAATATCCTAAGTGTAAAGCTGCTTTGCTGTGGTGGTGTAATTTAAAGAAATCGAATGCTTTTAATATTGCAAATAATAAATGGCTTAAAGAGTTTATTATTGAAAATCCACCAACATTTAAAATTTCATCAAAATGTTGTCAGTATGCAAAAAAGGACGTTTCTCATAAATTAATAAAAGAAAATACATATGAATTAAATATAGTTGGTGTGCGAAGAGCAGAAGGTGGTGTTAGAGCCACATCCTATAAGTCGTGTTTTAGTGAAGGCGATGATGGATGCGATAATTATAGACCTCTATTTTGGTATAAAGATTCTGACAAAATTGATTATGAAAACGCTTATAATGTTGAGCATTCAGATTGTTATGTTGTTTATGCCTTACCAAGAACAGGTTGTGCAGGTTGTCCATTTGGAAGAGATTTTGAGAATGAGCTTGAAATTATTCAAAAATATGAACCAAAACTTTATAAGGCTGTTAATAATATTTTTGGAGATTCTTACGAATATACAAGGAAGTATCGTGAATTTGTAAAGAAAATGAATAAAAAGTAGAGAATAACAAATTGAGAGGTTACGAAAGCATTAAAAAATAAGGCTTTTAGAACTTCAAAAAATATTACATATAAAGGAGATTTTAAATGAAGAACACAAATTGGAAAGTGCCAGTAATTATTGGTGTAGGAGTATTAGCAGTTATTTTGATGATTGTATTTGGTGTACAGAGTTCGCAGAATAAAGCTATTGCACTTGAGGAACAGGTAAATACAGCGTCATCAGATATTAAGGTACAGGAAAAGCGAAGAGTTGACCTTGTGTATAACCTTGCTGATTGCGTAAAACAGTATGACAAACATGAAGCTGATACATTGACAGCAGTTGCCGATGGTCGTGGATCAACAGGAGATATTGAGAATGTAACAACAGCTATTACAGCAGTTGCAGAAGCATATCCTGAGCTGAAGTCCAATGAGAACTATAAGACTCTTATGAATGAGTTATCTATGACAGAGAATATGATTGCAGAGTATCGCAGCAATTACAATAAGCAGATTAAGGAATATAAGCGATATGTGAGAAAGTTCCCTACAAGACAGTTTCTTGGATTGCTTGGATATGAAGTACAGGAATATGAGTATTTGGATTACAATGCGCCAGTTGACGCTCCGAGATTATGGAATGAATAAGTTATTCACTGTATACATACATATATCTCCTAGTTGGAAATATTATGTTGGATTAACATCAGCAAAAAATGTTAAAAATCGTTGGGGCAAAAATGGTAATGGATATAAAACTCAATATTTTAGGAGAGCGATTGACAAATATGGATGGGAGAATTTTATTCATATTGTTGTTAGAAATAATTTGACTCAGAAAGATGCTTCCAACCTTGAAAAATTACTTATAGAGCAATTAAAAAGTAATGATTCTAAGTATGGCTATAATATTTCAAATGGAGGCGAGGCGACATTTTTAGGACTTCATCATACCGAACAAGCCAAACGAAAAATTGCAGAAAGATTTTCAGATCCAGTAAATCAATATGACCTAAATGGAAAGTTAATCAAATCATGGAATTCTATACGAGAAGCAGGAAGAATACTTGATATTGATTCAAGTTCAATTGCAAAATGCTGTAAAGGATTTTATAAAACATCAAAAAACTATGTTTGGAGATATATTGGAGATACCTTTGATAAGTATAATTTAAAAAAATATCAACAACCTAAACGGAGAGTTAAGGTAAAACAATTTACAACAAGCGGAGAACTACTTCGGATTTGGGAAAGCGTATCGGCGGCATCATTATCTATAAATACATCAACATCTTCAATTATTAGTTGTTGTAAAGGTAAAAAGGGAAGAAAGACTGTTAAAGGTTATGTATGGAGGTATTTGGATGACGATTTTGATAAATACAATGTGTATAATGAAAAGTATTCTCCCGTATGTCAATTTGATTTAAATGATAACTTTATTGCAGAATTTAAAACTATACATGAGGCTTCAGGTTGTACTAATGTTTCTTCGAGTAACATAATTTCATGTTGTAACAATTATACCAAAAAAGCTGGTGGGTATATATGGAGATATAAAGGAGATTATATATGAGTAAATACAGATATGGTAGAAAAGGTTTTGATTTTGGCGATTTTGAAATAACAAAACGTGAAATTTTGGCTAGTATTTCTATCATTGCAGTTATGATTCTGTTTGGTATTCTGATTTCTTCCAAGATTTCAGAATATCAAATGGATAAAAATGAAATTTATAACAAAGCTGTTAAGATAGAAAGTCAAGAAATGTTCCAATATGGAATGGATACAAATGTTGGTAATGCGTTTGTATATGGCGATTTGAAAGCAGTAGATACAGTTACATATCCTGAAATCGGTGGAGAATATATGTATGTAGAAAAAGTTAAAGAGCGATATACGATGCATACAAGAATTGTTACTCATACTGATGGCAAAGGACATTCGTATACTACAATAGAAACATATTGGACTTGGGATAGAGTTGGAAGTGAAGATATTAAGTGCAAAGAAGTATCATTTTGTGGAGTGAATTTCGCAAGTAATAAGATTGATTTACCTGGTACTGATTATATTGACACAATCAAAGAATCGAGTCATGTGAGGTACAAATATTATGGTGTTGGCACTGAATATAAAGGAACAATTTTTACAGATTTGAGAAATAAAACCATTTCTGATAACACATCATTTTATAATAATTTGACTATTGATGAGACGATAGAAAGGCTAGAATCTGACTTTCCAATTATTATTTTCTGGATCTTTTGGGTTATTTTAATTGGTGGAATGGTATTTGGGTTCTACTATTTGGATAACAGGTGGTTAGATTAGCAAGAAATTTTTCTTTCGTTTGGACAGATTGGAGGTGTGAATAATGGAAAATAATAATAAATTTGCGCAAGGAGATGTAGATGCAATTAATTCTTTTTTATCCCTTGCGTGTTACAACGGATATGAAGAAGATATAACTGATATAATGAATGAATTACATAAGATGTTTGAATCTACAGACAAGTTTGATAGTGCAAAACGACCTGACTGGAAAGTTAAATGTGGTAGAGATAAAGTTGACGAATTTGGTGGAATTTTTTGGTCATGGTTAGTTTTACGATACGGTGATTACGGTACTTCCCCAAGATACGGTTGGATTTATAAAGAAGATGCTAAAAAATTGTATGATATTATACAGACTCTTTATGATGCAGATGGTGAATATGTTGTTGAATAAAACGATTAGAAGGATAACTATATGGCGATAGGCGATGGGAAACATACTTTGGCAGACAGCTCTTTAAAACATATGACAAAGGATGAGCTAATAAGAATTATTCGCTGCTTAGAAAGTAATCTCAGAAACGCTTATAAGACGAATGATATTCAGTATGAGAACTGTAAGAGATTGCTGAGTGAAGAGAAGGAGAGTCAGATTATTTCTGACTCTCCACATATTCAGTAAGTATTTTATTGATGAGATTAGTTAAGGAACGTCCATCTTTTCTAGCAAGTTCTTCTAATTTGGCTTTTATATCTTTGTTCATATTGATAAGTACACCAGTTTTATCTTTCCCAACTGCCATTATAATCACCTCCGTTTGAGAGAATAATAACATATAGAACGGTTATAGTCAAGTTATATAACTTTTACTTGACAAAGGTTATATAACGGTTATATAATCTTATTAGAAAGAGAGGTGATAGCAAATGTTTAAGGCTTATAAATATAGAATTTATCCAAGCAAAGAGCAAGAAGAACTGATTCAGAAAACCTTTGGATGTGTAAGATTTGTATACAACCAATGTTTATCTTATAAAAAAGACAAATATAAATCAGAAAACGTATCAATGAGCAAAACTGATTGCAACAATTATGTAAATCGTGTTCTTAAAAAAGAGTACGAATGGTTAAAAGAGGTGGATAAATATGCTCTAACAAATTCTGTTTTTAATATGGATAATGCTTATAAAAAATTTTTTACTGAAAATAGAGGATATCCCAAATTTAAGAATAAGAAAAATTGTAGAAAATCGTACAAAACTAACAATAGTGTAAATAATGGTAGCCATACAGTTCGTATTGAAGGCAATAAATTAAGAGTTCCTAAAGTAGGGATGCTGAAAATGGCATATAGCCGCAAGATCATTGGAAGAATTAGTTCTGCAACAATTTCACAAGATCCATCTGGCAAATATTATGCTTCAATATTATTTGAAACAGAATACGAATATCTACCAAAGAGTGATAATTCAATTGGTATTGATTTAGGCATTAAAGATTTACTTATCACTTCTGATGGTGAAAAATTTAATAATATTCTCACTACTAAAAGATACGAAGATAAGTTAGCAAAAGAGCAAAGAAGACTTGCTAAGAAACAAAAAGGTAGTGCTAACTATGAAAAACAGAGAATAAAAGTAGCAAAGGTATATGAGAAAATTCGTAATATCAGACTTTATAATTTACATCAGATTTCTCACAAACTTATAAACGAAAACCAAGTGATAGTGAGTGAGAATTTGAATATAGAAGGTATGCGGCAAAATCATAATCTTGCAAAATCGGTATCTGATTGTAGTTGGTATGAATTAACCAGACAATTATCTTATAAAGCCGAATGGTATGGCAGAGAATATATAAAAGTAGATAGATTTTTTGCAAGTTCTCAAATATGTAGTTGTTGTGGTTATCAGAATAAAGGTGTTAAGGATTTATCAGTTAGAGAATGGATTTGTCCTCAATGCGGATCAAAACACGATAGAGATATTAACGCAGCAGAGAATATATTAATAGAAGGTTTGAGATTGCGAGAAGCATCTTAAATATAAAATGTACGGCAGTATGTGTCGGATGTTAAGCCTGTGGAGATAGTAGGCTACGAGATCTGTGAAGCAGGAAGGTTTGTAAAAACCACATAAAATTTCGATTTCTTGCGAACAGAAGGAGAGAAAATATAAAATATAAAGGAGAAATGAATTATTTTAAAAGAAAAATGTATATACTATAATCCTGCAAAAGATGCTTTTTATTTAGTTTTATCTGTGTCTGATATGGTTTACGGAAGATATGGAGACATAGAAAAACCAAGTTATTTAGATGCTTATATGGATCAAGGTCATACGGATTTAAGATTCAAAATTGATAATATAATAATAAATAGGAATTCTTACAGAAATTATGGTCTTGATGATTCTCAAATTAACGACTTTAAACTTGTAAAAGAGCTTACAGATGAAGAATTTTATCCTATGCAGCTTCTTATTTATTCAAATTATAAATTCCCTCATTGCATCATTGATATTGAAAAAGTTAAAAACAATGTTACTGAATTAGTAAATTTATTAAGGAATAAAAAAGAAGAAGTAAGGAACTTAAAGAAAGAAATTGGAACTTTAGAAAAAAGTTTATATAAAGCAATGAAACAGAAGTAGTAACTGATTAAGAGAATATTAAAGTGGAGGTAATTATAATGACAAGTTACGAATTTGAAAAAGCTGCAAAGAATGCAGTAATTCAGACATTGAGTGAAAATATCAGTATTGACCAGTTGGATCTTGTGTGGTTTGCACATGAATTAGGTTATAAGAAGTGTACTATTTGGGGACAGCCAATGGGCAACAAATATGCAGAAGTTACTTATAACAGAGATAAAGATGAGATGTATATAGACATTTATCAGAAGATTATTAACAATAAGATTTCATCTGATGAGTTCAATTTTGAAGCGTAAAGGAGAATATACATATTGAAAGAGAGGTACATATATGCCAGTACATGATGATTTAGTGGTGTGAGTGTTCACTGGAACTTATAATAATCCGAATGATGCTTTTTATGCATATAAAGACTATAAGGAAGATTTGATTAAGAAAATAGCAGAACAAGAATATAAAAATGGGGCAATAATAAAAAAATGTTATGAAGCAATGATGAGTTACAATGTTGAGATTACAGATTAGGAGGTATAAATCATGGACATATCGGACTTAGCAGAAAGAATGAAAGGTTATGAAAAAAGGAATAGATATTATCTTCAGCGAAGAATGCCAGTGATTTTGAGGCTAGACATGAGAGCTGGGCATAGCTTCACAAGAGGATTTGAAAGACCATTTGATGAAGTATTTATAAAATCAATGCAGGATACCACTAAATATTTATGCGAAAATATTCAGAATTGCAAATTATCTTATCAACAGAGCGATGAAATCACATTACTTCTCATTGATTATGATAAGTTAAATACAGATTGTTTCTTTGATTATAGAGTTGATAAGTTATGTAGTATTGCGGCAAGTATGGCTACGATGGCTTTTAATAAATTCTTCAGAGATAATGTTGGTGACTATTTATATGAGAATTATGACGATCAGTATTTAGCTGATTATATTAAAATTTTACAGAATGCAGTTGACAAAGGTGCAATGTTTGATGCTCGTTGTTTCAATATTCCAAAAGAAGAAGTAACAAATCTCGTATATTGGCGACAACTTGATGCTTCTCGTAACTCAATTCAGATGGTAGGTCAAGCCAATTTTTCACACAAGGAATTACAGAATAAGTCGTGTAATGATATTCAAGATATGCTTATGACTCAGAAAGGTATCAACTGGAATGATTTACCTACTTATCAGAAGAGAGGAAGTTGCTGTGTAAGAAATAAGATTGTTATTGAAACTGATAGTGTTATGGCAACTGCACAGTTAAGAGATTCTTCTAAATCAGAAAATGAGTGGATTATTGATACAGATATTCCTATTTTCAAGGGCGAAGGTAGAGAATATATTGATAGGTTGGTGTTTATTGGTGAAGAGTAAATATAAAGGAGAATATACATATGAGTAATTTAAAGCAAAAATTAACAAAAGGTGGCGCAACAGCAGTTATTGTCATTACAATTTTGGCATTATGTTATGGACTTAGTTGGATTGTTACATGTGGAATAATCAAGCTTATTACAATGTGCTTTGGTTTGACATTTAAATGGTCTATTGCGACTGGTATTTGGTTGATTATCTGCATTTTAAGGTCAGTTTTCAATGTAACAGTGAAGAAATAGAGTCGAAGGAAACTGACATTTCTTGGTTGTGGAGGTAAAGAATATGAGATTTGAAAAAGAGACAGAGAATAAAATTAGAGAAGCATTTCGTCAGGAAGATTTTCAGAACTTTATGTTTGAGGCAGTTTTTGGTGAATCAAAAGACGAAGATAATGAATTATATAAAAATGTATACAAATTTGAACTTGAAGAGGTGGAAGATAGATTGGTCTATTTAGTAAAATCTCATATTCATCACAATGTTCCTATCAATAGAAATGCCATTGTCACTTTTATTATTGAAAATATAGCAGAAGATCTTGGTGGTGATGATTTGGATTGCAAAAATATAAAATTCTTTGCTTTCTGTAACCATCTCTACTACATAATTTTTGATATTGTTACTAAGCCATATTTTATGAAAGATGTAATGGATAAGGACAAAAAGGACAAAAGACAGAATTGAGATAAAACAGAGAATATATAGTTGGAGGTGAGATTATTAAAGCTTATATAAAAAATACGATATTTGTTGTAGTGATAATTGCAGCAATATTCTTCGGAGTATATAAAATTGTATCTTATGGAGAATATACAGAAAAATATTCGTATGGATTACAGGAAATAAAAGATGGCACTTATGCAATTTATCACTCAGTATCGTCTAATGTACCATCTCATAATTATGATGTGATTACTGTTTGTTATAATGATCAGATTCATATGTTTCAAGGAACGGTAAATATTCAACAGACAAATGATAAACCTTATATTGAAATAACTGCTAAGCCACATATAAATTATGGTGACGAAATTACAGTGTTTGTTCCAAAAGGTACAGTTGAATTTGTAGATAATGTAGGATTGAGATAAGAGAATATATAGTTGGAGGTGAGAGTGAAATAATGATTTATATTGGAGTGGATCCAGGAAAGAATGGTGGAATAGCTTGCATAAGTGATGATAAGAATAGTTGTGAAGCATTTCCATATTCTGATGATGTTTTAATAAATTATCTTGGATTTGTATATACACAAGGTTGGCAAGGTAGTGTAATCTGTTATCTTGAACACGTTCATGCAATGCCTAAGCAAGGGGTGTCTAGCACTTTCAATTTTGGAATGAATTTTGGATTTATTCAAGGTGTATTAAAAGCATATGGAATACCTTATGAACTTGTTACACCTCAAAAGTGGAAAAAAGAATTTAGTGTAACAAGTGATAAAAATACATCTATCGAAGTATGCAAGAGACTATTTCCTTCTGTAAATTTGAAGGCTACAGAACGATGCAGAAAAGACACGACGGAATTGCAGAGGCATTGTTGATTGCAGAGTATGGAAGGAGGCATTATAATGGGAGAGAATAAGCAAGTGAAAGGAAAATATATGAGTAAGAAAATTATTGTAAAGATTACAAGATTATTATGTAAGCTAACACATAATGAATTTCTCATTATATTAGATGGAATCAGTTATTGGTCTGTATCTAAAAATACACACATAAGAGATGTGGCTTATTATCATAGAAAAACAGAAAGTTGATTGTAAATCACTGTTTCCTGTGGATTTTGAGGAGGTAAAATGAGATGAAAAAAGATGGCAGAGATGTGGAAATGATTTTAACATATAAGCTAATGGATGGTTCTAAATATGGATTATCAACTGGCACAAAACGAGGCTTTTGCACAAAGGAATTTTATGAATTCGATAGTGTAGAAGAAATTGAAACACTTATGCTTGGATTAGCCGACATGCTTAATAAAATCAGATTAGAACATAATGGAAAATTCCCAAGATGGTAAGAGAGAATATATAAGTGAGGTAAGAAAGTGGCAAAAGTAAATTACAGAACTTGCGATATTTGTGGCGACATTCTTAAAACAGATATCCGATGTCGTGGTTTTACAAATGGATATAGAATCTGGAATAGATTATTTAACAAATTAGATATTTGTAACAAATGTATGGAAAAAATTCGGTTGCTTTCAATAGACAAGAAGGATGAGCAGGAATATGTTAATAAACTAATTGGTAATATGAAAAATTATTCTAACTACGATTGTCAATCAGCTTATTGCGAAGGTCTTGATGATGCTTTAAGCGTGTTAAGTCATCGAAGATTACATTGGATTAAAATTAACAGAGTGAAATAAATACTAAGAACAAATCAGTTCAAAAATTCCAAAACAAAATGTCACGAATAATATATAAAATCCGTGACAAACAAGAGAATAAATAAATGTGGAAAGCATTTGTATGGGTGGAAGAACAGCATACCCTTGGGTTTTTATACTCAAAAATCACTGTTGAAGATAGATTTTTACATAAATTTATTTTCTGTGTTCCGTCCTTTTTGGGCGTTTAGATAGATTGTTTTATTAACAATATTTATATATTTTTTTAATTTTAAGGAGGACAAGTAATTTGGCAAAGACAAAAGAAAGAAAAGCATTAAAAAAAGGTAAGGCAGTATTCAATCTTATTGGTCGTGTAAAAGTAACAGACAAGACATTTAATCTTGACAATAGTTATGATTCTGGTTGGACAGATAACAGTATGTATGTAGGTGTTGATTGTGGGAATGGCAACACAGTATATGCAGAGATGAGAAGTGGTTTCTTCCCTGATAAGGATAATGTAATTCGTGCTTACAGCAAGGATGAGAAGGACGATACAGGAAAGAGTAAGTCAGTAGAGATTGCGTGGGAGGATCGTCTTGATGAATCTCTGTATGATAGCATTTCAGATTCTTCATTCTTAACAGTTGGTGTTGAGAAAGATGTAAAGGATAAGACTGTATATAAGAAGTTCCTCACAGCTTATGATGCAGTAGAGTATCTGAATGAGCATCTTGAGGACGGAATGATTGTAAATGTAAAGGGTACAATCGGTTACAGTGAGTATGAAGGTAATGTTTCTACAAAGAAAGAGATTACATCTATTGTACTTTCAAAAATTGACGATGAGGCAGATTTCAAGGCTACATTCTCACAGACAATTCTTGTTGATTCAAAGAGTATCGGAAAGAAAAATGATGATAAGGGTACTATGGAACTGGCAGCATATGTTGTTGACTATGTTGGAAAGCCTAAGATTGACGGAGAGAAGATTGAAGTTAAGAAGAATGTTACATACCCTAAGACATTTGAAGTCGCTATCAATGAGAATCCAGAGATTACAGCTAAGATGCTTCAGAGATTTTTTAAACCTAAGAAGGGTAAAATTACTGAGATTACAGTTACAGGTAATTTAGTAGAAGGTGGATCTACTGTGAATATTACAGAAGATGATATTCCTGATGATATCAAGGAACTTATTGAAATGGGACTGTATTCAGAAGAAGAAGCAGAGAAGAAGATTGCAGTAGGTAATGGCAATCGTGAGAGAAGAATGATTATTGTAAAGCCTGACATTACATATGTGGGAACTGGTGACGATAGAAAGCCTACTGTAGCATTTGAAGATGGCAAATATGATGAAGACGACCTTTATTTCTACGAGCAAGCATTACTTGATGCTGGTGCAGAACCAAGTTCAGATGATGATACAGATTTAGAGAATGAGGAAACTTCGTCAGAAGATGATGACCTTCTTGCAATGCTTGAAGGCATGAACTAAAAAAAATACGCTTGCCCTGTTTAATACAGGGTGAGCATTTTATCAAAAGAATATAATTTATGAAATTTAAGGAGGACACTAAATGTTTAGAAAAGCAAGAGAAGCAAAGATTGGTGGAAAGTTTTTAGCATATGGTTATGAGGGTTCTGGTAAGTCATGGTTTGCTCTTACATTCCCAAAGGTTGCATGTATCGACTCAGAGACAGGTATTGCTCACTATGAGGGTAAGGATATTACATTGGCAAATGGCAAGACTTACAACAATCTTATTTTAGTAGACGATACATCAGATCTTGATGATTTAGAGGATGATATTGACGAAGCAGTAGATTCGGATGAGATTCAGACACTTGACATCGACTCAGAGACTAAGTTCTATGCAACAATGCAGGTTGGAGCTACAGAAGTTGAAGAGAAGAAAGCTCGTAGAAAGGGTGGAGATGTTGATGATACAGTAGTTTCTCAGAGACAGTGGGGACGTATCAAGATTATTAACATGAAGCTTCAGCAGGCTAAGATTGATCTTTCTGCAAAGGGTAAGCATGTTGTGTCAGTTGCACAGGCAACAGAAGTATATGAAGGAACAGGTGATAACCGTAAGTTAGTTGGCATTAAGCCTGATATGCACAAGTCAGTTAAATTTGATTATGATACAATCCTTGAGTTCTATAAGGAAGAGAACGGTGAGGATGTTCGTTACTTTGCAAAGGTTAAAAAGGATAGAACAAATGTAACTAAGGTTGGACAGATTATTGAGAATCCATCTTATGATATTTGGAAGGATTATTTTGAGTCAATGCATGATCTTGAGACAAATGAGACATCATACAAGAATGACTTAAAGACTTCTACAGATTCTATGGTTGACAAGGCTGAGAAGGCAGAAGAGTTAGCTGCTGAATTTAAAGATGTATTAAAGTCACTCAAGGATAATAAAGATGCTTTGCCCAAAGTAAACAAGCAGATGAAGGATAAGGATGTTTCATTAAAGAATCTTGAAATGCAGTCACCAGATACTCTTACAGAGTTAATTGATTTTGCCAAGTTACAGTTAGCCTAATTAAAATTATGCTCCGACAGGTTAATTGCCTGTTGGAGTTTTTAAGAAAGGATGATTTGGTAAATGAGAAATATAAAAAAGAAAGATAACGAGCAGTGGATTGAACTATGTGAGTATGTAAAGAAAGAGATTCTTGAATACGATGATAATATGAAATTTCCACAGTATCTCGCATTAAAGCTACAAGGTATTAAACGTGGCGAACATATAGCGAATAATAATCATGAAGCAAAAGCTAATTATGATGATTACACCATTTTATGTACTTTTAAGTTATGTAAGAAAAAAATTGTTACATATTTACATGAAAATGAAAAGAAAATCAAAGATGAAAAACATAAAATCAATCTTATTATGAAAATGATTGAACCTGAAATAAACGATGTATATTTGAGATTGCAGGATGTTAAAAAGACTGAGGAGAGAGTTAAATCTAAAGACTTTAATAATCAGAGTAATGAGAATGCTGGATATGTAAAAAAGACTAAAGAGACAAGTGACAGAATGAAGAAACTGTTTTGAGGAGGTACTAATTGGCTGAGAAAAAAGAGAATAAAAAATTAACTCCTTATCAGGAAGAAGTATTAAAATGTGCAAAACAGATTCGAGAATACAAAATAATAGCAGAAGCTAATATAGTTGCTATTTTATATAAACAACCAGAATTAATTTTTGATTATACATTGCAGCTTGAAGATTTTAGTGAAAATACATGGCGAGTCTATTGGCAGATTGCAAATGACATTATTGTAGTAGAAAAGAAATCAGTATTGGATGATATGACTGTTGGTTTATATCTTGAAAAGCATCAAAAACTCAAAAAGGAATATGAGGATTATGGTGGATATGAAACGATTGATAAAGCCAAAGAGTATGTAAACATCAACAATATGGATGGGTATGTCAAAGAGCTATACAAGTGGAAAACAGTTTTGGAGATGTTAAAAAATGGATTCCCTGTAAATAATCGTATCAATGAATTCTGTGATATGTCTTTAGATGAAATATATGAAGAATATGAAGCAATGTTAAATCATATTTTCATCAATGCAGATGATGATGTACAGTCATATTCATTAGCTGATGGCATTTATGATTTAATTGATGAATTAGATGCTGGTGCAGCAGTTGGACTTCCATACAATAATATGGATATTCTTAATAAAGAAACTGGTGGTCAGTTACCTGGTAATATTACATTGATTGGTGGATTATCTAATATGGGCAAAACTACACTAACAAGATCAATGTTGATTCCAAGCACAATAAAATATGAAGAAAGACTTGTTATTTGTGTCAACGAAGAGGGGAAAAAGAAATGGCAGAGAGAATTGTTGGTGTGGACTGCGAATAATATTTACAAACAAGATTTGCAAAAATTCGTTGTTAGAGATGGTAAATATTCTAGCGAAGTTAAAGATTTGTTAAGAAAGTGTGCAGATTGGATTACTGAAAAGGCTGAGAATAACATGCTTATAATAGTTCCATTCAAAAGATACAAAACTCAGAAATTCATAAAAGTTCTAAAGAAATATGCAAACCTTGGTGTTAAGTATTTCATTCTTGATACATATAAAGCCGATTCAGGTAGTCGTTCCGACAAGATGTGGTTAGATATGCAACAGAATATGGTTGATATTTACGATACTGTGAAGTGTAAAGAAGAGGGTGGCTTGGAAATTCATGTAACTATTACATTCCAGTTGGCAAAATCTTCAGCACGTCAGAGATTTTATAGTCAAGATAATATTGGTATGGCAAAAAGTATTGTCGACCCTGCAAGTACATGTTTAATGCTGAGAGATGTATTTGAAGATGAGTACACAGGTGAGAAAAATGCTTTAAAGGTATATAGATTTGATGGAAAAAACAATAAATCAAAAATACCTGTCAAACTGGACAAAGACAAACATTATCAGCTTATATTCATTTGTAAAAACCGTGAGGGTGCTGCAAGTAGTATACAGATTGTATGTGAGCATGATATGAGTAGAAACATACTGAAAGAAGTTGGTTTTACTTCTGTCCCAGTTGATTTTTAAATTTGTGATGGAGGCGGTGAGCGTGTATTAATGCAGATGAACTAAAAGAATACATTATAGAGAATAATTGTATAGAACAGATTTTATTATCGTTGGAGTGTCATGGACTACACGAATATCTTCATGAGTGGAGAGCCGCCTTGCCACAAGGCAATAATAAAACTGCTATATGTGTAAAGAAAGATACATTATCAGTGGCGATTAGAAGTTCGGAAGAAAATAAGCGTGGAGATATTTTTACATTGGTTATGACAATAAAAGGTATATCTTTTGGAAAAGCTAATAAATATCTCCACAATATTTTAGGTTTGAAATATTCATATAGTAAGAGTGAAAACAAAGATAATAAGAAAGATCCATTGGCAATCTTCAAAAAGGTGAAACGCCAAAGATACACAATTGATAAAGATATTCCAGTGTATGATGATTCATGTATGAAAGAATATACTGATTTGCCTTATATTGGGTGGATTCGAGAAGGTGTACTTCCGTTCGCTTGTAAAAGATTTAATATTGGATATTCATATGATAGAAAAAGAATTGTTATTCCTGAACGTAAGTGGGATGGGGATGACAATGAATATATAGGTATTAGTGGAAGAACTACTGTACCGAATTATGAGATGTTTGATATTCCTAAATTTTTTAAACTATCCAAAACATATCCAAAAGGAATGAATGTATATGGATTAAATGAGAATTATCAAACAATTCAAGAGGCTGGTTATGCAGTCGTTTTGGAAGCGCAGAAATCGGTGCTTAAAAGGTATTCACGAAAAGATGGTACGGCTGTTGCAATAGGAAATTGTGAACTTACAGAAGAACAAGTTAGGATACTGATTAGTTTAAATGTAGAAATTGTAGTGGCTTTAGATGAAGGAATTGATATAAACCATATTAGACAGGAATGTGATAAATTTTATCCTATTAGAAAAGTAAGTTACATATATGATCGTTGGGATTTGATTAAGAAAGGTAGTAAAGATAGTCCTGCTGATATGCCAAATAAAGTATATAACTTCCTTCTCAAGCATCGTGTTTTATATGATGAGTCAGAAAGGAGAAAGTTAAGAGATTGGCAAGAAAGACAAGTAAAGAATTAACAGAAATTTGTAACAAATTTGGTATTGATACTTTATGGTCATGGAGTAGATACCATTGTTACAAACAAGATAGGTGGGAATATTTTTTGAAATATATCCTACACAAGAAAGAAGATAGAACAAATAGTATTTATTGTGTATCTGGTGGTAATGTACATGATATTATTGAGCAGCTATATACTGGAAAAATTAAATATGAGGATATGCCAGATTTGTATGAAGATAGCTTATTTACAATGAATTGTGCAGAACTCAAATACAATCGCAGTGATTCTGATAAAAATGATGCAATAGCAAATAAATATGAAAATTGCATTAGACATTTCTTTAAAAATCATAATCTGATTACTTTTCCACATAAAGTTGAGCATTTTATTACGATTAAAATTTCTGATGATATTTATATGCAAGGATATATTGATATGCTTTATGTCGAGTCATACAAAGACGAAAATGGCAATGAGAAAAAACGTGTACATATTGTAGATTGGAAGACATCTACACGTTATCAAGGCGCAAAAATTGACGCTGAATGTGGTCAGTTGGTTATTTATGCTGAAGGCATTAGACAAGCATTAAATATTCCATTGGAAGATATTGTATGCGAATGGAATTTCTTAAAATATGTCACAGTTACCATTGAACAGAAAAATGGTAAGAAAAAAGATAGATATATAGAAAGAAATTCTATAGGCGAAAGTCTTATTAATACGGCAAAGATGTGGTTGAAAAATTTCGGATATGAAGATGATATTGATAAATATGTTGATGAGATGGTGTTAAACAACAATATTGATTGCTTACCAGATGAGGTTAGAGAAAAATTTGAAATCCATGATTGTTATGTACAAGTGTCTCTAACAGAAGAAAAGATTAATGATTTAAAAAAAGACATTATCAATACAGTCGAAGAAATTAACTCTAAAGAGAGAGAATATAAGGATAGTGAAGATGAAAATATCTTTTGGCAAGAAGTAACAGATGCCGATGAATTTAGATTACAGAATTTATGTGGGTATTCAAGAAAATTACACAAACCTTTAGATAAATTCTTAAAAGATAAAGAGTTATTTAAAGAACAAGAAGCAGATGAGAATGATGATGATGATTTATTAGCATTCGTGAATAGCTTATAAAAAAGAGCCAGGAATTATTTTTCCTGACTCTCAACAAAATCATTTAAGACTTTAATTACAAGGTTATTGAATGACCTACCATCTTTCTTAGCAATCTCTTCCAATTCTGATTTAAGTTCTTTTGGAAAAGTAATGCTAGTTCTTACTTTATCTTCACCAACTGCCATAGATATCACCTCCGATAAGAGAATAATATCATAGAAGCATAATGGATTGATAATAGATAAAATATTGAAAAGGTATAAAAAATATGAAGAGATATGAAAATTATCATAAACACGATCACGAATCAAATATTATGACATTGGATTGTGTAGTTAAAAATACAGATTATATTGCAAGAAGTCTTGAATTGGGTTGTAAGAATTATTTTACAACCCAACACGGATGGACTGGAAAGTTCCTTGAAGCATATGATTTATGTAAAAAAAATGGATTAAAAATGATATATGGTGCCGAATTATATATGGTAAAAGATAGAACTCTTAAAGATAATTCAAATTATCATATTGTAATTATTGCAAAAAATCAAGATGGTTTTTACGAATTAAATGAGATTATGTCTGAAAGTAATAGAAGTGGTTTCTATTATAAGCCAAGAATTGATATTGAATTGATTAAGAGATTAAACCCAAATAATTTCTTTATTACATCTGCTTGTGTTGGTGGAATTTTAAGACCAAGCGATGATATGAAAACATTATTTGAAGCAGTATATAGTCATTTTGGTAACAACTTTTATTTAGAAGTACAGAATCATCCATTTGATATTCAGATAAATCATAACAGAAATATGTTGATGTTAAAACAACACTATAATATGCAGATTATTCATGCAAACGATAGTCATTATATTTATCCAGAACAAGCAAAGGATAGAGTGAAATTCTTAAAGGGTAAAGGCATTAACTATGGTGATGAAGACAGTTTTGTTCTTGATTTTCCTGATTATGATACTGTCGTTGAAAGATATAAAAAACAAGGGTTATTATCCGATTGGCAAATCAAAGAAGCAATGGATAACACATTAATCTTTGATGAATGTGAGGAATTACATTTTAATAAAGAGATTAAAATGCCAACAATCTATCCTAATTATACGCAAGAAGAAAAGGATAAAGAACTTGCAAAACACTTATCAGAAAAATGGAACAAGGAGAAAGTAAACGTAGATAAGTCACGTTGGCAAGAGTATCAGAATGGTATTGCTTTTGAATATAAGATTGTAAAAGATACTCAGATGGCAGATTACTTCTTGTTTAATGAGAAAATGGTTGAGTTAGCAAAAGAAAAATACGGTGGTGTTTTATCAAGAACAGGTAGAGGTTCAGCAGTTTCCTTCTATATTAATAAGTTGCTTGGTTTTACCGAAATAGATAGATTTGAAGCACCTGTTCCATTATATCCAACACGATTTATGAGTACGGCAAGAATTCTTGAAACACGATCATTACCAGATATTGACCAAAACTGGGCTGATGTTTCCGCACCAATTGCAGCTTCAAAAGAATTGTTAGGTGAAGATGGTATTTATTATATGTATGCTCTTGGAACTATGAAAGAATCATCTGCATTCAGAAATCTATGTAGAGCTTATGAAATTCCAATGGACGAATATAATGAAGTTGGAAAAAATCTGGATGCATTTAGAACAGATAAAAAATGGAAACCTATTATTGATGAAGCACAAAAATATATTGGAACAATCGAAAGTGTTTCACCATCACCTTGTAGTTTTGTTCTTTCCAACAAGCCATTATCAAGAGAATTAGGCTTAATTCGAGTAGGTAATGAACTGTGTGCTTGTATTGATGGTTATACGTCTGATGTGTGGAAGTTTTTGAAGAATGACTACTTAACTGTAAAGGTGTGGAAGATAATTTCTGATTTCTACAAGATGATTGGTCAACCTATTCCAAATATCCGAGAGTTACTGCAAAAGGTAGATAATAGGACTTGGAAATTATACGAAGATGGTATGACAGCAACATTAAATCAGGCAGATACAGATATTTCAACATCAATGCTAAAGCGTTATAAACCACAAACGGATGCAGAGATGAGTGCATTTGTGGCTGCGATTAGACCAGGATTTGCAAGTTTGGTAAATACATTTCTTGATAGAGAACCTTATAGTACAGGCGTTACAGAAATTGATGAGATTCTACAACCAAGTTATCACTTTATGTTGTATCAAGAATCTATTATGGCTTTCTTAGTTTGGTGTGGTATGAAAGAAGATCATACATATGACATTATCAAGAAAATCAGTAAAAAGAAGTTTACACCTGAAGCTAAAGAAGAATTGAGACAAGAACTGTTACTAGGTTATAAAGCAAAACTTGGTACAGAAGAAGGCTTTGATGAAGTATGGCAAGTTGTAGATGACGCTGCACGATACAGTTTCAATGCAGCTCATGCCGTTTCAGTAGCTTATGACAGTATATATGGAGCAGAAGCAAAAGAGCATCATCCATTAGAATACTTCACAACTGTTTTGAATGAATATCAGTCTGACAATGAAAAGACAAGTCGTATTATTGCAGAGTTAGATTATTTCGGTATTCATTTAGAGAATATTAAGTTTGGTAAATCTAAGAGTGAATACACCTTTGATAAAAATACCAACACGATTTATAAGTCAATTTCTTCTATTAAATATTGTAATGAAGTTATTGCGAATGAACTGTATGAATTGGGTAAAAACAATACATATAAAAATTTCGTAGATGTTATCAAAGATATTAAAACAAAAACATCTGTAAATTCAAGACAGTTACAGATACTTACTATATTAAATTTCTTTTCAGATTATGGTTCTAACAAAAAACTACTTCAAATTATTGAAATGTTTGAAAAGTTCTATGACAGAAAACAAATCAAGAAAGCAGATGTTGAAGTATTAGGTATAGATTTGAATGAGTTTGAAGGATGTTATGATAACGAAACACAAAAAATGTATAAAGATTTACACATGGATAGGTATGTTGAAAAGATGTCTAAGAAGATTGAAGACAAGCCATTATCCATTAAGGAACAGATTAAGTATGAACAAGAATATCTTGAATACATTATATATTCAAATCCAAAAGCACCAAAAGATATGTATTATGTGCTTGAATGTAAATTCTATAAGGATAAAACAAAACCATACCTTATGCTTTATAACATGAGAGATGGTGAGTATCTTAAAACAAAAATCACTTCTGGAAAGTCATTCATTGAATCTCCATTTATAGCAGGTAATGTCATCAATGTAAAAGAATTTGGTGAGAGAAATAAAATGAAGAAGGTTGGTGGCGATTGGATTAAAACAGATGAAAAAGAGAGAATAGTAAAGAAGTGGGACGTATATTAAAAGGAGATGTAAAGTTGGACAAAGTATTTGAATTTACATGTGTACCTGAAAAACCTGTGTATAATTCAGCAGAATTTAAAATATATGGATGTTCTATTAATAGTTTTAAATATCCTGATGTCAAAATCAACAAATACAATAATGTAACTATTAAAGGTAATATTTCAGAACTCAATCTTGGAGTTGATTACATTGTAAAAGCAAAGGAGGTATCCGATTCTCATGGAGTCGGATACGATGTAATCAATATTAAAAGAGAGAAACCTACTACATTAGCTGCGACACGAAATTTCTTATATGAAATTCTTACACCAAATCAGACAGATGTGTTATTAGAAGCATATCCAGACATTGTAGATAGAATAATGAATAACAGATTAGATGACATTGATTTATCAAGAACAAAAGGTATCAAAGATTATACATTCAATGTTATTAAGAATAAAGTCATAGAGAATTTTAAATTGGCTGAAATTGTAGAAGAATTCAGAGGATTATTTAATCTTTCAACAGTAAAAAAACTATATGACAAATATACTTCTGTTGACAAAATCAAGGAAGTTATTAGAGAAGAACCATATCAGTGTCTTTGTAGGTTAGGAGGGATTGGTTTTAAAACTGCTGATTCCCTATTGTTGACATTGGATAAGGATGGTAAAGAATGTCAAAAGAATGGGAAAAAGCCAGTTTTATTCTTTGGATTTGATCTTATAACATCATATCAGAGAGCAAAAGCTTGTGTAGATTATCTACTTGATGAGAATGAAAATAATGGTAATACATATATGCATGTTGGTGATTTAAAGAAACAGTTTGATGTATTAGTACCAGAAGCAAAAAGCAATTTGCCACTTATTCTTAAAGGTGATAATGATGTAATATTCGATAGAGAATTATTAAGTGTATGTAAGAAAGAAACATATGAAACAGAGAAATATATAGCAGAGAGAATAAAAGAAGGGTTACAGATACATACAAAATGGGAGTATGATTGTTCAAAGTTTCAGGAACTTGATGGTTTTAAACTAACTGAGAATCAGTGTAAAACATCACAATATATGTGTGAAAATAACATTGTTCTTCTTGTTGGATATGGTGGTAGTGGTAAATCTTCAAGTACACAGGCATTTGTAAATATGTTAAATGCTTATAACAAAAGACATTTACTTTTAGCACCAACTGGTAGAGCTGCAAAGGTACTGTCAGGTTTTACAAATGAAAATGCTATGACAATTCATAGAGGTCTTATGTATATGCCACCTGCTGATTGGGGATTTAATGAAGAGAATAAATTACCATACGATGTAGTAATTGTGGATGAGTTTTCAATGGTAGATATTTTTCTTTTCAGAAAATTGCTTGAAGCTATAGATTTTGAAAAAACAAAATTACTTCTTATTGGTGATGATGCACAGATTCCTTCTGTTGGTGCTGGTAATGTACTTTATGATTTGTTGAAATGCGAGGATATTCCTACTATCACGCTTGATAAGGTATTTCGTTATGGTAAAGGTGGTTTATCTACTGTTGCTACAGATACACGAACTGGTACTGAATATTTAGATAAGACCAAAACAGGTATGCAAGTGTTTGGCGAAGATCAGTCATATATATTTATGCCGATTCTTCAAGATAAACTTGTTGGATATACTGTAAAACTTTATCAGACATTATTATCAAAAGGATATTCTGTTGATGATATCGCAGTATTATCTTGCTATAACGTAGGCGATTATGGAACAGTAGCATTAAATAAGAAGATACAAAACGCAGTTAATTCTAATCCAAAGGCGAAAATTACATTTGGAGATACAGAATTCAGATTGAATGACATTGTAATGAACTATGCTAATGATTACAAAGCAATTATCTATAATGAGGAATATATTGATGATAAAAATACAACATTTATTGCTAATGGTGAATCTGGTAGAGTTGTAAAAATTCTAAAAGATGCAATGGTTGTTGATTATGATGGAACACTTATCTATATCCCAAAAAGTTCTATGAAAAATATTCGATTGGCTTATGCCATCAGTACACACAAATCTCAGGGTGGTCAGTTCAAGGTGGTTGTTTTAATTACACCCAAGGCTCATAGCTATATGCTTAATTCCAATTTGTTATATGTAGGAGAAAGTAGAGCAAAAGAAAAATGTTATCACCTTGGAGAGATTCGTACAGTAAATAATTCACTTAAAAAGAAGGAAAATTTCGATAGAAAAACAATGCTTCAGATGTTTATGAAAGCCGAATAGGAGAATATATGAATAGAGAGCCAATTAAGAGTTTATTAGCTCAACTGTAGAGAATAGGTAGAGGATTCCTGGAATGCCCATAAATAGGGCGTTTCAGAGACTCAAAAAGCCAAGGAAAGACGGATTTCTTGTGAAAATTAAGGAGGTACAAATGAGTTCAAACAGAAATAGTAGTAGTTCAGGTATTGGAATTTGCGGAGTGTTAACAATTGTATTTGTTGTACTCAAATTAGTAGGTGTTATTAATTGGTCTTGGTTATGGGTATTGTGCCCATTATGGATTGATATTTTACTTACGGTTATTGTGTTGATAATTATCGCCATTATTGACAACAAGACAAGAAAGAAAACATGGAAGAGTGGGAGAATAAAATGGTAGATTTAATGATGTATCAAAGAGATTGTGTAGACGCATTTAGAATGGAATTTTCTAAAGAAGATATTAAACACAATTCAGAAGTAAAGAAACTTGCTAAATTTATTAATCGTCAAGGAAGGAAAATTGACAGAATCAATAAAATGAGAAGAAGTGTTTTAGGATACAAGTAAGGAGAATAATATAGCATGAAGATTTTAGCTTTAACAATTTTATTTATTTTGATGTTTTTTAGAATTAAAGGTACGCCAAGTGCATTAAGTAAAACACTATGGCGAAAGAGAATGATTAAACAGCTCGCAAAAAGTAAAGAGAATAATAATGGAAAACCATTAAGCGATGCAATGCAAGGTGGTACAATATTGATTGTATTCTTCATGGAACTATTCTTAATCATCTTTTACATAGTGTTAGGAAACAAAATTGGAACAACTGAATTTATTGTAATGTCTGCATTACAGGTATTCACTTGCTTATGGTCATTTGGTGTAAGCTTATCAGAAGTAAAAACAGCTTTTAGTTACAATATTGAAGATTTTAAGTTCCACAGATTCCAATTGCTTTTTAATGTGGTGTTAGATTATATCTATTATCCGTGGGCGATTTACATGTTATTGAAGTAACAAGAGGAGGATCGTTATATGAGTTGTCCAAGACCAGGAAAAGAATGCAATGAATTTATGTGTGGTTCATCGGTAAATGGTGTTTGTATAGAAAAAAATTGAAAATAAAATAGGCTCGCAATCCCATTAGCTTTAGCTGATGGGTAAAGAGCCGTACAAAACATAGAATATACATTAGAGGAGGTGATAAGTAAATGTTAAAAGCCTATAAATACAGATTATATCCAAATAAACAGCAAGAAGAACAAATTCAGAAAACATTTGGATGTTGTAGGTTTGTATATAATCAAACGCTATCTCATAGAAAAGAAATGTATGAAACACAAAAAGAATCTATGAATAAAACTTCTTGTAATAATTATTGTAATCAAATTCTCAAAAAGGAGTACGAATGGTTAAAAGAAGTAGATAAATTTGCTCTCACGAATGCAATTTACAATATGGATTCTGCATATCAGAAGTTCTTCAAAGAACATTCTGGATATCCCAAATTTAAAAGTAAACATAATAATAAAAAGTCATACTCAACTAATTTTACAAATGGAAACATCGAAATATCTTTTGAGAATAATGAAATTAAATTACCAAAACTCAAATGGGTTAAAGCAAAAATACATCGTGAGTTCATAGGTAAGATTAAATCTGCTACTATCTCACAAGTTCCATCTGGAAAATATTTTGTATCTGTTTTAGTAGAAATAGAACATATTTCAATGGAATCTACTGGCAGAATGGTTGGTATTGATTTAGGCATTAAAGATTTACTTATCACCTCTGATGGAGAAAAGTTTGACAATATACATACTACCAAGAAATATCAAGATAAATTAGCAAAGGAACAACGAAAATTGTTTCATAAAGTAAAAGGTAGTAAGAATTGGAATAAACAGAGAATAAAAGTAGCAAGAATACATGAAAAGATTCATAATACCAGAATTGATAATCTACATAAAATCTCTCATAAGTTGATTAGCGAAAACCAAGTAATCGTAAGTGAGGATTTGGCAGTATCTAATATGGTAAAGAATCATAATCTTGCCAAGGCAATTTCAGATTGTGGATGGTATGAATTAACAAGACAATTAAGTTATAAAGCAGAATGGAATAATCGTCAATATATTAAAGTTGATAGATTCTATGCTTCATCTCAGACTTGTAACTGTTGTGGTTATGTTAATTCAGGCACAAAGGATTTATCCGTAAGAGAATGGATTTGTCCTCAATGTGGTACTGTTCATGACAGAGATGTTAATGCTGCAAAGAATATTCTCAATGAAGGTTTAAGAATATTGTAAGAATCGGCATAAATAATATTTAGTACGGCAGGAACTGTCGGAATTTACGCTTGTGGAGTTAGTAGGAAATGCTTTTACATTTGTAAAAGATACGAGGACGATGAAGCAAGAAGCCAACGAGCTTTAGCTCGTGGGTAGTTCACGGTATTGGATATGGTTGGTTGTGGGCTAGTAATAGAATTCGTAAAAAATTCAAAATGTTGCAGCGTATAGCAGTTAGAAAGTTTGCGATAGAAATTATGAAAGCTCAAAATAATGATACTGAAGTTATTACGTTTTCACACAATGGTGCATTTATTATTGGTTTTGTGAGCGATGATTGTTATATACAAATAACATTGGCTAACGAAGAATTTTTATAAAAAGATTGGAGAAAGATAAATAATGAGAGAAGATAGATTAGGATACATAGAAAACGAAATAAGTAAAACTCCGTTATATTCATTATTGGGTGCAGATGGGATAGATGAATTAAAAAGTAAAATTATAGATATAATTGTAAGGCAAGTAGAGGCAGATTTGAGAAATTCACATTATTATTTAATTTCACCAGATGATATAAACGACACTCTACAAGAGAATATTATAGAAGAAGCCGTTCAAGAAATAAAAGTAGAATGGAAAGATAGAGTAAAGGAATATATGGGTAGTAAATTATCAGATTTATTAAAGTAAGAAAGTTATGGAATTAAATAGAATAAATAAAAAGAAATTGAATTTTCATTTGTTTATAAAATAGGAGGAATAAAATTGAAGTTTGAGAATACAGAAGTTTGGGGATTTGAACATAGTCTCCGTGGGATGAGAAATCCGAAGAATAGCTGGCATAAGAGTGATAGTTTTAATTGTCTAAAAACACCATCTGGCAAACACTGTTCAGAATTTTGTAAAAATTTTGATACAGATAAATGTTATATGTATGGAGATGATGGCGGTGAACCTTTTATTATAGGTGATAATGACATGAAACTTGCACAGACTCTCATTAAAACTGGTTCAGAACATTGCAAATTTATGAGAATGATTCATGTTGCTGTAGATGTAGATATGCCTAGATACTGGTGGTCTGAAGGTGATACTTATCATTTTAATACAAAAAATAGTTGTTCAACCATGCACAAATTACTTAATAATGATAATCCAATTACTTTGGATATGTTTGTTTTCTGTGAGGAAGATATTGATTGGTGGACTTATACAGTAAGCAAACTTGAATCTCTTCGTTTGGAATATAAGGAAATACAGAAAACAACAAAAGATAATGAAAAAATGAACCGTCTTCTTGTTAGGGCAAAGCGTATGTTACCAGAAGGGTTTGAACAGATGAGAACATGGGACACAAATTATGCGGAAATTCGTAATATGTATTTTCAGCGTAGACATCATAGACTCAAAGAGGAGTGGGTGGATACATTTTGTAAATGGGTAGAGTCTCTTCCATATGCAAAAGAACTGATTATGTATGAAGGATAGTAAATGTTCATTTCTTAGGAAAGGAAAATAAATGGAAAAAGTAATTAAAATATTTAAACAAATTCAAAATACAAGTAGCATAAACGATAAAAAATCTATCATTGAAGCCAATAAAAATAACGAATTATTCAAAAAATGTTTAGTGTTCTTGCTCGATTCGAACATTATAACTGGCATTAGTGATAAAAAATTAAATAAATTCGTTGGTATGTCAGGAACAGAATTGAACTCTTTTGAAGAAGTAATGAAATACTTATTAGAGTTTAATTCAGGTAGTGATATGGATATTGGAACAGTACAAGGATTTATCGAAAATCAGCCCGAAGAATATCAAGAGTTTTATAAACAAATGGTGACAAAAAAGTTCCGTTTGGGTTGTGATAAAAAGGTTGTCAATAAAGTAATTCCTGGTCTTATACCAACATTTGACGTAATGTTAGGTACACCAATTGAGAAGTGCAAAATAAAACCAAATGAATCAATCTCAATTAGTCGCAAATTAAATGGAACACGCACAGCATTTGTTGGCAACAAGTGTATGACACGACAAGGAAAGGAGTACACAGGTCTTGAGCATATTATTTCTGATTTAAAGAATATGGGATATGAAAACATGTTCGTAGATGGTGAACTTCTATATAAGAATAAGGAAGGACTATCTGATTCAGAAGCATTTCAAAAAGGTACTGGGATTGCAATGAGTAAGAGTGATGACAAATCCAATCTCAAACTTGTGGTATTTGATATTTTCCCATTAGAAGAATTTCGGCAAGGAAAATCTAAATTATCTTATTCTGACAGAAAAAATACATATCTAAAGCAATTCGCTGAAAATCTCAAAAATAATCCAACAGAAAATCTTGAACTTGTGACAATGGTATATGAAGGAACTGATCATTCTCAAATTTGGAAGTGGTTAGATTATGCCGAAGAGAATGATTGGGAAGGTTGTATGATAAATCTTGATACACCATATGAATGCAAACGAGTAAAAACACTTATCAAGGTCAAGAAATTTTTTGATACTTCACTTAGAGTTGTTGGTATTGAAGAAGGAACTGGTCGTAACAAAGGTCGATTAGGTGCAATTGTTTGTAAATATTATGATAATACAGTTAATGTAGGTAGCGGATTCACAGATGAACAGAGAGTTTATTATTGGTCACATAAAGATGAAATTCTAAATCACATCGTAGATGTTAAATACAAGGAAGTCACAACAGATAAGAAAACAAATCTAAAATCTTTACAATTCCCAATCTATCTTGGTGTTCGTTTTGACAAATCAATTCCAGATGATGAAGAGAAGGAGAATAAATAAATATGAGTAATGGTCTTTCAATAACAGGAAGAAAGAAAAATGATGTATATGATTTTTATGAAACTCCAACATGGGCTACAGAAAAAGCTTTAGACGCAATGTTGAGAGATGGATACATAACTAAACAAGATGATATTCTTGAGCCTTGTAGTGGAGCAGGTGCTATATCAAACGTTCTTGAAAAATATGGGTTTGAAAATGTAAAGAATTCTGACATTCAAACTGCTGATTTTGTAAGAGGAGAAAAGGGAATAAATGTATATGACATAGAAGATAATTCATGTGACGTTATAGTCACAAATCCACCATACAATTTAATGACCTTAAAAGAATGTAAAGGTGGCAGTCTTTTAAAAGAATTTCTGAGGATTTCAAGACAAAAGGTTATATTGCTTGTAAATATTTTCTTCCTATCTAGTAAGGATAGAAAGGAATTGTTAGAAAACAGTCATATACAGCATATGTATATTCATTCTGATAGAGTAACTATGTTTCCTTATGGAGAGGAAAAACCAAAAAATGGTGGTACAAAAATGTTTGTTTGGGTTATTTGGAATAAGCAATATAATGACAAGCCAACTTTTAGCTGGATATAAAGAGAGAATAAATAATTGTAACTAATGACAACACTCAATTAGGAGGCATGTATGATTAAAAGAAAATTATTCTTAACTATGGCTATAGCGTTAGCTATTCAACAGCCCTTGCCAGTAGTGGCAGGGAATATGACAACAACTGGAAGTGCAATAACTGACAAAAACGATTTAATTACTGTACAACCACAACAACCAACAAAGAAAAAGAAATTTAAAATAAGATATGTAAAAGCAGATGTACTTAATGTGCGTGTAAGACCAACTACAAAATCGAAGGCTGTTGCAAAATTACATTTTAACAACAAAATTAAGGTAATCAGTGATAATAAGAAATGGCTGTCAATTATGTATAAAGGTAAAAAACGATATGTGTGTAAAAAATACACAAGCAAAAAGAAAAATAAGAGAAAAAGATATATAGAATATCCATCACCTAGTAACAATTCGTTTAAAAGCTATGAAAGTGGTTCTTGTATAACAAATAGTACAAGCATTCCACAAGGTCGTTTGAAGCGTAGTTGGCGACTTGATTATAATACTGGCGTATACATGGTGGGAGATAGATATTGCGTAGCAGTTGGTAGCTATTACACTACGAAAATTGGTACAAAAATTGACCTTGTGTTGAGCAAAAATGGTAAAACACACGTATTAAAATGTATTCTAGCCGACTGTAAGGCTGATAAAGACACAGTAAGCAATCATCGAATACATAGTGATGGTTCTATAACAGAATTTGTAGTAAATACATCATATTTACCAAGACAAGCAAGAAGAATGGGTGATGTGAGTTATGCTTCAAGTGCTTTTGCTGGTAAGATTGTAAAAATAAGAGTATATAAATAGGAAGGAGTTTGTATTATGGATTATAATAAAATTGCAGAACTGGATATGATAACCATTTATGATTGCGATGCTTTATATAATGAAGGTTATCATTTAGAAATCAACGATGGAAAAATTATCAATTTAATTTTAGAGGAGGAAAAATAAATGGTTATCATTTTATGTGGAGAATCTGGTAGTGGGAAAGATACAATAAAGGATTGGTTAGTTAAAAATGGATATGAGAACATCGTTTCATATACAACTCGTTTTCCAAGAGAAGGTGAAAAAGATGGCGTTGATTATCATTTTATCTCAAATAGTTGCTTTGAATTTATGAAAAATAACGGGTTGATGGCTGAAAATGAAGAATATTCTCAAGATAGATTATATGGTACATTAACAGCAGATTACATAACCAATCCAGCAAATGACAAGGTTGTTATTCTTACACCTAATGGAGTGAGACAAGCCAAAAAAACATTAGATGTTAATAACATTCAGTATAAAGTTATTTATATAACCTGCCCATTAGGCGTAAGAATGAAACGTTACATAGATAGAATTGGAGATAAAGATTTTACATTTTCTGACAAGGATGAATTAGCATCTAGGGTTGAAAGAGATTTTGGTATGTTTATGGGAATGAAGCAGATTGCTGATTTAACAATTGTAAATGATAATGATACTTCTATCGCTGAACACACAAGTAACATTATTAAATTTTGCAAAGAAAGTGTGGTGGAAGCATAGGGTGATTAGCACAAGTAGAATGTTGATAAGGGAGTTAAGTAAATTAGAGGATGATTTCATTATTGTTCACGACAAGAAAGAAGATAGAGAATATATAGTTGAGAGTATTCAAGTTAATGGTTATCCAACCCCTAAAATAAATTTGAATATTCGTGAAAATAAAGGAATCAATACGTTAAGATAGATGGGTGGTGAAAAAAATGTGTCTGGTGTTAGTAAGGATGAAAAGAAGATGCTTATAGAACTTATTTGTAATGAGCAAACACATATGATCATAAAAGATCATACCAAATATGACTCTGAAAAGTACAAGAAACTAGAATCGTTAAAAGTAAAGATAAAAGATTTGGAGACAGAATAAATATGAGTGATATTGTTGTAGTTAGTGTATTTCTTGTGTGCCTTATTATTTTTGTACCTATCTATTATATGATAGAAGAATTGGATGATATGATTTGGCAACACAAGAATAAGAATAATAAAAAGAAGCCATGATGAAAGGTTGATTTCTTGTGGAATTAAGGAAGGAGATAAAAGTGGATAAAAAAGTATTTGAAATCGCAGACAAACTTGGAAAAGAAGAGATTCTATGCCAGTTATCAGAAGAATGTGCAGAACTTATACAGTCATGTTTAAAATACCGTAGAACAACAAAAGGTTTAACTCCAAAATCAGAAGAAGAAGTTAGAGAAAATCTTTTTGAAGAATTATCTGATGTTATAATGAACATTGAGCAGATTAAATACTTATTTAACAAAGAATTAAGTGATACTACAGTTGAAAATGTCATTGAAAAATGGCATTCGTATAAAGCTGATAGATGGTATAGAAGGACATTTATTTCACAGGAGGAAAATTAATGACGATAATTAAGAGAGATTGTTCAGAAGTTGATTTTGACAAATCAAAAATCTCAACTGCAATTCTTAAAGCTATGAAAAATGGTTCAGGTATTGTAAAACCAAAGATTGCTGAAGACATTGCAGATGAAATCGAAAATGAATGTAAGGATAAAGAAGAAGTAAGCATCTCTGATATTGAATCAATGGTTTATGATAAATTGATTACTAAGAAGCAGAGACTTACAGCAAAAGCATACGAGGGGTATAGAAGTATTCGTGAGTTTCAGAGAGATAACGAGAATACAACAGACATAGAGATCCATGATCTTGTAGAAGATAAAGACGAATATTGGAAGGATGAAAATGCAAATAAAAATCCAGTATTAAATCCTACCAAAAGAGATTATATTGCTGGATCTGTTAGCACAGATATAACAAAAAGATATTTATTATCTCCTGAAATTATTCAGGCTCATAATGATGGACTAATTCATTTTCATGATGCTGATTATTTCTTGCAGCACATGCATAACTGTGGGTTGGTCAATTCTGAAGATATGCTTCAAAATAATACTGTAATTAGCGAAACTCTTATTGAAACGCCACATAGTTTTTCAACTGCTTGCAATATCGAAACGCAGGCTATTGCTCAGATTGCCAGTAATCAGTATGGTGGGCAGAGTATTTCTCTAGCACACTTAGCCCCATTTGTTGATGTAAGTAGAAAATCAATTAGAAAAAAAGTAACAGAAGAGTTATTTAATAATGGATTGATTAGTGAGTATAATGAAGAACTCGCAGAAGTTGTTCATATCACCAATAAACGATTAAAAGAAGAAATAGAAAAAGGTGTTCAAACAATCCAGTATCAGTTGGTCACGCTTATGACAACAAATGGACAAGCACCTTTTATCACAATTTTTATGTATTTAAACGAAGCAAAAAATGAATGTGAGAAAGCTGACTTGGCAATGTTAATTGAAGAAATGCTTCACCAGAGAATTCAAGGGGTGAAGAATGAAAAAGGTGTTTATATTGCTCCTGCATTTCCAAAGCTTATTTATGTATTAGAAGAAGATAACATTACAGAAGATTCTAAATATTGGTATCTTACAGAATTAGCTGCTGAATGTTCATCTAAGAGACTTGTCCCTGATTACATATCCGAAAAAATGATGCTTGAATTAAAGGGTGATGTTTATACATGTATGGGATGCGTTGACGGAAAAGAACTTATTACATATAAGATTAAGAATAATTTATATGTAGAATCATTCGAAAGAATGTGGAGGAGGTTGTCTGATTCATTTGAAATCAAACACCAGTATTCCGAAGATAATCCTAATTTATATATGGATTTATCAGAAGTAACGATTTATGATACAAAAAAAGGATTTGTTGATACAAAAAGAATTATTCGTAATGTATCAAGTGAATGGTTGGATGTGGACTTTTCTAATGGTAGAAGATTATTATGTACAACGGATCATCCATTAACATTAAGAGATGGCAGAAATGTACACGCATCAGAATTGAAACTTGGAGACAAAATCTTAATCAACTCAAATCAATATAAGGAAGAATCAATTCTGTTCAATGCTGATAAAGCATGGCTATTGGGATTTATGTTATGTGATGGATGTTATCAAAATAATCATGTATTTGCGTCTATTGCTGCAACAGGAGAAGATGAAATTGAAGAAAAATTTAGCAATACATTTACTAAGTATTTCGGACTGAATGTTAAAACAGTTCTACAAGAACGTGGTAAAAAAGGAACATACAAAGATTTATGTGCAATTTCAGATAATAACGGTGGAATTCAATATGTGACAAATTATTTTACATCAAAATTTGGTGGTATCAATAAAGTAAATAGACAAATTCCGAATGAAGTATTCTCATGGAATTATGAAGCGAAGCTTGCCTTTTTTGCAGGAATGATTGATGCTGACGGATATATCAATTCACATCAAAATGAAAATAACTTTTCTACTGTTCAAATCGGTTCTACTAATAAAGAATTGGCACTTCAGCAAATGGCGTTAGCACAATCTATTGGAATCCCAGCTAAAATTTATCATAATCATTACACAAAGAAAAATCCAGAATTGATTAGATATAGGGTTGAATTTTACCCAACTGATGAATTAGTTAATTACATTGTATGCAAAAAGAAATGTGATAACTATATTGAATCAAATGTATCAGGATATGCTATTGAATCAGAGGTTATCAAGATTAATCCGATTCACAAAGAAATGTATAGTTATGATGTGACAACATCTAGTGAACATTTTGAAGTTAGTGGTATTTATAGCCACAATTGCCGAAGTTTCCTTACTGTAGATAGATTTACGGATAAAGTGGGAAATATTGCAAATGCAAAGAACTTTGATCCGAATAAACATAAATATTATGGACGATTCAATCAGGGTGTTGTAACGATTTCACTTCCAGATATTGCTTTCTCATCTGACGGAGATTTTGATAAGTTTTGGGAAATCTTTAAGGAAAGAACTGAGTTGTGTCATAAAGCACTTAGGGCAAGACACGAGAGATTGCTTGGTACATCTTCTGATGTAGCACCTATTTTATGGCAACATGGAGCATATGCAAGATTAAAGAAACATGAAAAAATTGACAGACTTCTTTATGATGGTTATTCTACAATCTCGCTTGGTTATGCTGGTTTATATGAATGTGTAAAATTTATGACTGGTCATTCTCATTCCGATGAAGGGATTGGCGAAGAATTTGGATTAAAGGTTATGCAGGCGTTAAATGATAAATGTAATCAGTGGAAACAAGCTGAAAACATTGACTATAGTTTGTACGGAACACCATTAGAGTCCACAACTTACAAATTTGCAAAGTGTCTAAAATCTCGTTTCGGTAGCGACATCTTTGAAAAATTAGATGGTTTTGATAGAAATTATATTACTAATTCTTACCATATTCCTGTCTTTGAACATATCACGGCATTTGAAAAGTTAAGAATCGAATCAAAATTCCAGAAATTAAGTCCAGGAGGAGCAATTTCATATATCGAAGTACCAAGTATGAGTCATAATATTCCTGCTATATTAGAAGTTATTAAATTTATTTATAACAACATCATGTATGCAGAGATTAACACAAAGAGTTGTTATTGTGAAAAATGTGGCTTTGATGGTGATATTCCTCTTGTATCAGATGAAAACAATAGACTTAAATGGGAATGTCCTAGCTGTGGGAATACTGACAATACAACAATGGATATAGCATTTAGAGTTTGTGGTTATATTGGTACTGCAAAAAATGGTGGTAATCAGGGTAGGTATGGTGATATTCATGATCGTGTTTATCATTTGGACGACATGGAATATATGGAGGATTAAATATGAGGTATGCGAGTATACGTAACCTTGATATTAGCAACGGGGCGAATATTGGAGTCGCCCTGTTTGTTCAAGGATGTGACAGAAATCCACACTGTAAAAACTGCTTTAATACAGAAACATGGGATTTTAATGGTGGTAAAGAATGGACAGAAGAAACAAAAAATAAATTTATAACGCTTATTGATAGACCATATATTAATCGAATTTCTATTCTAGGGGGCGAACCTTTAGCGGAACGAAACCTCGATGAAGTCTTGTCTCTAATTAAAGAAATCCGTATTTCTTTTCCTGAAAAAACAATCTGGCTATATACAGGATATTCTTTTTCAGAAATCTTTCGAGGACAAGCATCAACTATATCACAAGATGGAATGGACAATTTCAAGCGTAGAGAAATTATTAAATCATGTGATGTAGTTGTAGATGGAAGATATATAGATGAGCAAAGAGATGTAACATTGAAGTGGCGGGGCAGCAAGAATCAACGAGTTATTTCGATTCCAGAAACTCTCAAACAAGGAAAGGTGGTCTTATATTGTGACTAAAGATGATTTACATAAAGGAGATAAAGTATATTATGCACGTATAATGCCTAATCTTGGCTTATATGAAGTATGTGAATTAAAAATTCGCACAGTAGAAGATGATTATTACGTTGGATTAGAGGACAAAACAAAACGAGCACACCTGTTTTCTTATAAAAGTTTCGACAAAGGAACTGTCTTTAAAGATAGGAAAGAATGTCTTGCCAAAGTAAAAGAAGCTGAAAAACATAAAAAGAAAAATGTGAGCCAAGAAACCTATTATGAAGAATATTAAAGAGGTGATATGAACGAGTTATTTAGTAGATAAATTTAAAGGGAAATATCGCTTGAAAGCACCTTACGACCTAACTACAAACGATTTTCCTAGAAAACTAAATGGTACATTAGAAGATGTAGATGTTTATATAGACTGCCAATACGGAAATAAAATATTCCATTATGGTCGAGATATTCTACAAGCTTATATTCCTTCACTTGGAAGAGGTCATAATGTTCTAAAAGCAATTCAACAAACTAATCCGTCAACCATATTTAATATAGAAGAAACTGATACAGAAGTTTTATTCAAATTCAAGTATGGTAATTCAAGCAAGATTATTCCACTATTAAAACCAAAAACATCTGGTGCTGGCATTAGTCCTTTTTCATCTAAAAACCTACCAAAATGCACTTATATTATTCCAGACAAAGATTTAGATATGTATAAACAAATAGTCGCTAAAATTCCACAGGAACGCATTTTAACCCTAACACATAGCACAAACAATTTTATCAAATTATTAGCAACTAAGAAGAACCCAATAGAGAATATTAAAGCAGATATGAAAAAGAAATGTCTGAAATCAAAAGAGTATATTCACTCGATTGGTAAATGGAACGAATACATTAACTATTTACACAAAGAGATTGAGAAAGGATGATACATTATGGGCGATGTAAGTTTTTTGCAGCTAGAAAAAGAGATAGAAGAAGTCATGAAAAGATGTGAGAATTATCATGAAATCTGTTTGCGTGAATTTCAGATAAAGATTATTCTTGCGGATATAGCAAATCAATATAAAAACAAGAAGGAAGATTGCTAAATGGGTGATTTGCGTAAAATACAGATGAACAATTATAAAAATAGATTGGAGAATATAAAAATGAAGACAATTAAAATTAAATATTTTGACAATGAGATTGATAAAGTAGAAAAATTCACCCAGGGAGATTTAATTGACCTTAGAAGTGCCGAAACAGTAGAACTGAAGAAAGGTGAATTTCATTTAATTCCGTTGGGAGTTGGAATGAAGTTACCAGATGGATATAAAGCTAATGTATATCCACGTAGCAGCACATATAAGAACTTTGGTATCATTATGGCGAACTCAGTTGGTCAGGTAGACAATTCGTACAGTGGTGATTCAGATCAGTGGATGTTCCCTGCAATAGCATTAAAAGACACAGTCGTTCATAAGAATGATAGAATTTGTCAGTTTGAAATTCAAAAAATTCAGCCAGATATTGAATTCGTAGAGGTGGAACATTTGGATGAAGAAAGTCGTGGTGGAATTGGAAGTACAGGGATATAAAAATAAAACAAATAATCTCGAAACAATGCTAACAGTAGAAGATGTTATGGAAAATTTACACATAGAGAGTAAGACGACTGCATATAAACTATTCAAATTAGAAAGTTTTCCTTCTATTAAAATAGGTAGAAAATATATTGTACCCTTATCTGCCTACAACAAATGGATTAAAAATGTAACAAATTCTGAAATATATTTATAATAAGAAAGAGATTGCCATAAAGTCATTATTACTTATGGTAATCTCTTTTATTTTATATTGTAGTAAAATTGTAGTAAGTTTTTATAACATTTATTCAAATTGTAGTAAACTGTAGTAAACCATTTGCAACTCTTGATTACATGTGCAGAAGAGCAGGATTACCACATGTAACATCACACGAATTAAGACATTCATTTGCATCTGTGTTAGTGAACGAAGATGAGCAAAATTTATACACTGTCTCTAAACTTTTGGGGCATTCATCTTCAGACGTAACATGGAAGAGATATATTCATGTGTTCGAAAAGAATAAAGCAAATACAGTAAATATATTCAATAATCTCAATAAATAAAAAATCGTAAAAAATAGGGATAGAAGAGTAATTAAACTCAACTATCCCTATAATATATTCTTTATTGTTTATTAGGTTATTTGTACATTTATTTATTCAATTGTTCTTTCAGTGATTTCAGTTCACTCACTAAATCCTGAACCGTATCTTCAAGCTTACTAATTCTTTCTTTGTTTTCTTTGTCACGTTTAGTTAATTCCTGCACAGCACCAACAAGTGGAGCGATAAATTCCTCGTATTTTAAACTCCAATTCAACTCCTTGTCAGGGGCTTCAGCGGAATAATATTTCTCATTTCCATCCTTATTCCATACAGCAGAATACAAAGACATATTACCTAATTCTAAGTTATCGGCAGTTTGTTTTACATCCTGTGCATAAAATCCCATATGTTTCCTTCCGTTAGCATTATCCTTTAAGGTATATTCCACAGGCTTTAAATCATTTACGAATTCTAAAGATTTATCTGTGTTCATATATCCAATATGATTTTTAATCTTTTTATCAGAGGATGTATTTACACCATTCTTTGAGTACAATTCCATGAAATATCCTTGATACCATCTAAACGTATCAGAACCTAAAATGCTAGGTACGGTAGGGTTAGAAGAAGTGTCAGAAACAGTGTTTCCGACAGGAGAAGAAGTAGTATCAAAAGTATTACTTCTGAAAATAATACGTCCTAACTGTTCCTCTCCAAACAATGCGACAGAATATTGTGCATTAACTGTTTGATCTGTTCCAAGTAATTTACCTGTAACCTTTAACCTTACATCCAAAGGTCTGTTTCTATATCCTTGCTTTGGACTATGCAGGACTAAAGCAGGTGCATCATATCCACCCACGCTATCATAATAGCTATTTGTAATCGTAAGAGCTGGGCTTGTCTTAGAACTGTTTGTAATATTAACCGTATCGTTTAATGTGTTCACCTCGAACAGATAACGTGTATCTTTATTTTGGATTGCTTCTTTTGAGCACATATAAATGCCATTTACAGAAATATCAGAATAAGGAGTTTCAGAAGGAGGAATAAATGGATCAGATTGTGTACTGTCATAATAGCCAAATATCCATTTACCACTAAGTAACCTAGCAAACCATCCTTCCGAACCATCATTGTCGAGAGAAGAGTACAATGAACCCTTTGAACGAATTTCTCCGTTTGAATCTAACCTAATACCATTCGTATTAGAAGCGTCATCAAACAGTTCCGATTTTAGACCATTTTTACCAATATCCCAACCACCGAATTTACCTGCGTTGGCATAAACTGTACCACTAATTTTAGCATTTAAAGCTTCAAGTAACCCATCTTTGCTAATGATTGTATAACTTCCGTTTTCCTTTTCCTTATCACCCAGACCAACATCAGTCAAAACGTAGTTACCGTCTGCACTTGTATAAGTTACACTATCCTCATACGTTACATTGCCATCTGCATCAACGCCAGTAGGTACACGACTTGTTGTTTTGATTACACCATTATCTAATTTTTCTGTCGTAGTAACAATGTCACCCTTGTATACGACGTTTTTTAAATCATCTGTGACACCATTGAAATCACTCTTAATGTCATTTAATTTATCATCAAGACCTGTAATTTTAGATGTATCTATTGATACATCAGAACCTAATGTAAGGCTTCTAGCATATATATCACCTCTGAATATTCCATCTTTAGCATATACATTTCCGTACAAATATGCGTCACCCTTATTTGTTATGTAGAATATTTTGTCTGTAGGATTAGGAATGTTTGGTAAATCTGGATTATCAGGTTCAGTAGTTTTTTCTGTATAGACATAATGTTTGTAACCACCGTTGTTATATTCATCACCAAGAAAAAATGGATAACCAACGAAAATGTGAACGCCATTATTTTCCGTAGGTATCATAGGCAAGAAAATTGTACGCTTACCAGATGAGATACCAGAGGAAATGTTATATGATGTATCAATAATATACAAACCAAAATCTTGAAATACATCTGAATATTTATCTAGTTTACTAGTTACTAGATTATAAACATATCTATCTTTAGATAAAACACCTCGATATGAGTGAAATACTTGTATTTTGTCATTATACAAAAAGATACTAAAACCAAACTCTTTATTATAATCATTTCCAACTATAACTTCTGTAAGCTTTTGTTCTGTACCGTCTAAGTCTAATTTATATAATGAGTATTGTTCTGAATTCACCTCTGCTAAATAATAGAAAGCATTATTCTTGAAAACTACGTTAGAAACAACGTTGTAGTTGAGTTGTTTTTGGTAAACAAATTTATCAGACACGCATCCATTTACAATTTTATATGCTCTATAATAAGAACCTTTGGATATACCATATACCATTTGTTCATCATCGTCTATATATCCGAAGCCCCCCCACCAGCTTATATCATTAGGTGTATACGCCTGACTTTTATCATCAATATATGTACCATCTTCTTTTAAATACATTATTTTATTTGTGTTAACGTCATAATAAGCTAAATAAACAAGATCATGATTACTTTGTGGGTTATAACAGAAATAAACCTTATCCTTAGCATTAGATTGAATAAGATAATTGATTTTAGAACTTGAATTTTCATAGACAGTTTCCCATTCTGCATTTTCTTTTGAAGTATCTAAACATAAAATTTTATTTGTGGTATTACCATAAACATTGAAACAGTTTGTTGAATTACATGAATATATTTTATCTCCAATTGTAATATATCCACATTGCAGAGTATTTATGAAATTTTTACCATTCGTTTCTTCTTTAAAACTTTTGGCTACAGAAGCTTTATTATTTTCATTATAAACATAATGAAATAGACAGTATCTATTTTCATTTATTCCACTTTCGTAAAAATAAACGTTAGTATCATTATACAGATGGATATTTTCACCATCTGAGAATGCAAGACATCCATTAAACGACACCCTATAACTGCTACTATTGTGATAATCTCCACACTCTAAAGGAGGTAGGTTTGTTTTTGTAATTATTTCGTTTTTTGAAAAATCATATATATAATAGTTTTTATTTTTATTTTTTACAAAAGGTATAATAAATAATTTCTCTTTATGTATAAAACAAGAAAAATTATTAAAATACCAATAATTCCTATCAGTATACGGGTTTCTTATTGAACATATGTCACTTACTAAAATTTTTACCTTTTGTGTTTCTATGTCTATAACCTTACACAAATCTGCCATATATGATGAAAAATTAAATCTCATACAATATATCTCATTATTATAAAATACAAAGTTACTAAGGGTATAGGTGCTACTGATATAATTGCTTTTTACGGCTTCAGTAGAAACATCTGTGTATATACCATCTTGTGAATAAGGGATAGCTACTTTTATCGGAGCAGTATCAGTAGTTTTTGAATTAGAAAAAGTATAGAATGTATTGTTTATTATAATAGCTGAGGAAATTTTAGAACGGGTAGCTGTAGAATTAGTGTGATTTTTCCATATTTCATATAACTTATTGCTTTCTAAATTATAAGCATATAATGAATAACATAAAGCACTTCCATTGTGCTTAAAAATATACAAACAATTATCATCTCTATCATTTTCAACAAAAATTGGAGTAAAACTTCCGTCATTGTCAACTTCATCTATAAAATTCCATGTATTTTTATCCTTATCAAATTTTCTAATTGTACCATCATGTATCATGTATACTACGCCATTCTTTATTGTTACGTTGTTGTTTCCAAAATACATATTCTTGTAATAATTATAATAATCGAAATCACTTGCGCTTGAATAATTTCCACCGCTATCCCATGCATAATTCAGCATATTCAAAGCATCGGAGCTTCTATACCATTCTTGTGTTACATATTCTATGTCAGGTTTGTCAATCTCACCATCATTGCCTGTATCCTCAATTTCTCCATAACCAACTTCAATAATGTTTTCATCATCCAAATCAGCTTTAAGATAAGTGTTCCCATTGTTTATATAGAGATTCCCCTTCATAGTGACATTGCCATTCGCATCAATAAAGAATACCTGCTTGTCCTCGTTGTAAATATTAAACATGGATTTTAAATTTGGATCAATTAGAAGTCTGTGTTTTTTATCTGCACTATACATATCTAACTTCATGTTATTTACAATAATGCCATCTTTGTCCACAATAAAAGTTTTCGAGCCATTGGAAATCATTAGTGTTTCAGACGCAACAATATCCCCCACGAGAACGTCGCACCATACTCCATATTTTTCCTGTCCATTAAACAATCCTCTTCCAATAGCAAGTCTAGCACTATTCCAATCATCATCCGTCATGACAATATTTTTTCCTGTAATTCTTAGCTGGCATTGGTCATAATCATCATTTATGTCCTTACTTCTACAGTTAATTCCACGCCCATCAACTGTTACCTCTTCGTTGTTAGAGTTTTTAATGTTCATTAGAGCAGAGTTTAGACCTTCTTCTTTTAATGTTTTGAAATCAGAGTAGCTTTCAGCACCTTGGCTGGCTTGTTTAGCAGTAGAAGAGTAGCTTGTAGCCATTGACTTAGCTTGATTTAGAATACTCTCCAAATCTGTAATTCCGTTTGCGTTTCTAACCTGTTCCGAAAACTCAACTTCAATCTTGTCTGGATTTGCATAGTCGTAAGTTATGCCAATTAAACGCAATGAAATCACTCTTTCATCGACTTCGGCTCTTATCCAATTAAAGAGTGCAAAGTGTTCCCAGAAAGGCTTAAATATGCTATTATTGAATAAATTATTAAGATTAGCGGTATAAGTGTATTGGAATAAACTCGCTTTATATAACTCCTTTGTAGCCACTTCAACAAGTGTTTTAGCCTTTTCTATAGCTTCCTTATCAGATAACCCATCTGAAATGTAATTGCTATTTTCATACACATCTTCTCTACGATAACAGCAAAACTCTTTGTATAATTTATCACCCAAATATTTTACAAAATCCAATTCGTTATGATATGCATTTACTTGCTTTGCCTTTTCTTCCTTTACCTTTTCAAGGCTTTCTATATAATTTGTCATATTCAAATAAGCTGTAGACAAAATCTGTTCTTTTTGATGATATTCACTATATAATGAATAAAACTTATTATCATCTTTTTTAACTGCATATCCCTTTTCTAGTAGAACGTTTGCACATTCAGCATAAACTTTCCACATTTCTTGTAATCGTTCTTGACAATAATCATAATCTTTCGGATCTTTGTCTATATATTTTTCCTTTAATTCATCAACAGTAGCATCTTCAAAATCACCATCACCAATCAACTTGTCAATCTGATTTTGCAAAGATGTTTTTTCGTCCTCAAGAATTGAAATAGTAACGTCATCTGTTCCCACAACAACGTCTTCACTATTGCTTTCATTAACAACCTTAAATTTACCTGTCCATACAGAATTAACTTCATCATAAGTATCTTCGTCCTGAATTGTAACTGTATATCTGTAATCTACTGTAATCTGTGCAAGAGTAAGGATTGCCTTTTCTACACCTTTTTGCAACAAATTTTTCTTAGACTGAACATATACGCTTGTAATGTTTTTTAATTTATTGTATTCATCGAGAGCAGTGGTATCAGCATCTGTTCTTTGAGGCGCAAGGGTGTTTGTGTATTTTTGAATATTATCAATCGCAGCAAACATTTCTGCACAGGCATTTTCATATCCTGTTTTTTTGCTTTCGTATAATGTGTCATATGCATCCAATTTGGCAACTAGTTCATCGGACATATCCTCACGCTGATCTTTTGAAATATAATAAATATATTCTGAACCATTTGGATTTACAGAACGTACATAGGAGTTGATTAAATCATCTCCACCTGTTACCTTAAAACAGTTTTTAATGCTGTCTTTATTACTAGAACATGTAAAGCTATTTGCTAAATTTTCCTTGTTCACAAAAACAGTAGTATCTTCACCAACTGTATTGAGATCATACATATTAACACTTCTTGTTTTTGAATCAAATGTAAACACAACATCTAATTCTTTGGCAACTTCCTGTAATGCATCATATACATTTGTATTCGAAAATTCAAAAGTTCTAACAACGCTAGAAGTCTCAACTAATTGATTTGTGTTTGAATCTGTTACGTGGCTATCTACGTGTCCAATTTTCCAATGTGGAGCATAACTTAAAATTCTATGTAATAAACTGTGTTTTGTATCGCTTGCTTTATATACAACTGTAGAAATATATGTATTATTTTCCCAATTACTATCATTATCTCTATCCGTTTCACCATTTACAGAAAGTGTACCTATAGAGATTTGTGCCAATTCGCCCTCCATTGAAATACCTGTAATATTTTTTACAGTGCTTTCTTCATCTGAAACATCAACAGCAATTTCAAAATATTTTTCTTCATCTGCATTCTTTACCTTTACAACTTTCAAGGATTTTAATTTATCCCAATATTCAAACTCAACACCATTGTTCACTTTATTAAATGAAAAGGTAATCTCATCATAGCTATTTGCGGCTTCATATATTTTTAAATCTGTAATTGGTGTCAAAGGACAAATGACATCATAATTTCTATGACATAAGAATATATCTGGTTGAGTAATAGTATTTGTAAAATTGTCAAAATTATTTTTCATTTAAACTGACACCATCCTTCTAAATCTGTATTCTAAAGTTACTTCTCCGTGAATAGCCCTCACATAGTTGTCCCTACTTGTATAATCATTAGCCAAAGTAGGATATACATAATTGAAATCCTTTGCCAATGTTGCTTGATGATTTGTGTAACTCGTAGTGATTATTTTGTTCTCACAATCTACAGTTATCTTCTCATTAGCAGTGCAATTATTTATTCTCATTCTTTCGCCTGTACTTGTGTTTAAAAACTGAAATTCGTTAGTATCGGTTATTTGAATTGTAAATTTTGGATATATACGTCCAACAAGACTAGAATTGTCTAATATATTCGTTAATTCCTCTTTTGGTTCAATGATAGTTTTTCGTAAACTAGAATATCCAAAAGCACTATCGTTTTTCATCGTTATGTCAAACCCTACCAAATCATCACCGATTGTTATGTTGTTTACTGTAATCGCAACATTGAAATATAAATCTGTGTCATTATTAAAATTTATATAATTGTATGTTGGTCTTACCAACCATCTTTTAATTGTTTCTTCCTCTACAAAAGAAATTGGAGATGTATCCTGAGTGCTACAGTTAAATTTAAAGATTTGTAACTTTATTTCCAATGCATCTCCATATTTAATTCCATATTGAATATCTTTTATAGAAGATGGATTTCTATTTGACAGTATTTCTATGTTGTTCCCTGTTATTGTTTCTGTGCTATTATTCTCAATAGTGGCAATTATGTATCCTTTTTCAGATAACTTTTCACCACAAAATTCAAAATCTGTAGCATTTATAACCATTCCATCTCACATTCCTTTCTAAAAAAATAAGCACTCAGCCTTTTACAACTGAATGCCTCTATCTAATATGTCTTGTACTAATTTCTTTTTAATATCTTCAACTTCACGAATAAGCTGTTTATACCTTTCCTTACATTCACGCACTGAATCAGAATTTTCTTTCAATTCTTCATATAAACTTTCAATTTTTTGTGAATATTTTTTTGCTTCATCCAACTCACTTTGAAGCCTTTCATTTTCTTTTTCTAATATTTCAATCTTTTCACTTTTCTTCAAATTGTTCACATCCTTATACAAAAATAAGACGTATGGTTTTGTCCACACGCCTTATATATTTTTATAATCTGTTTACTTTAAATCTACTAGAACCATTCAACTGACCTACGGTAGCATTTTGCAATGTTTTCTGCACTCTCGTGTCCCTTTGAATTGTTTTAATAAGAGTTTCACTATCCACAACATTAGGCAAGTTAAACTCAAAACTAACGTCACCAATAGTGGTAGTAGCAGTAGTAGCTCTTTGTATATTTGGAACATTTGTTTTAATTGCACTCATGAAATTATTTAATGGTACTAAATTCTTTCTCAATGCGACTAAAGCATCTGTTTGTGCAGGAGTCAATACAGCTTCACCCGTTTTAAGAGTTGCTATACCATCGTCTCCATTTACACGAATAGCCTTTCCTACAATACCACCTTGAGAGTATCCACAAGCTTTCAAAGCATCATATATTTTCTTGGAATCATAAGATACATTTAAAATACCTGCAAGCTTCTTTAAATTCTTCTCACTTAATATCTTACCACCAGTCTTATCATATATGTGTCTGTTTGCCTTACTATATTCATCTCTCTTTTTCTTACCAACAATAGCGTTTTTAGATATGAATTCATTTGCTTTAACATATTTTAAGGATTTTGTAATCAGGTCTTTGTTTGCAGTAGCATTCTTATCCTTATTTCCGTCAAGTTGGTCTTTTGTTGTAATTTTGCTCAGTGCAGTACGATCATCGCCATTCATACCACTAACATAATCAGAATTTAGAATACCATTAACTAAATCCAACATTCCTTCATAACTCTTTGTTTTATAACCTTGGCTCGCTAAATATTTAGTAATAGAACTTTTACCTTTTGTGTCTTGTGATTTGTTTTTCGCATCATATTTACCAAGAACTTTATCTAAATCAGTTGTAGTTTTTACAGTACCGTTGCCGTTTCCAACATCCTCTTTACTATCTTTGATTACAGCTTCTACAATTTTATCTAATTTTGTATTAACATCATCTACCTTTGTCTCAATGTTTGTTCCTGCTGTAATAAGAGAATTGGCTGTCTTGTCAAATACCTGTAATCCGTTCTCACCTAATATTTCCTTATTACCACTTTCAGCACGACTAGAATTATTATCCTCAACATCTGTCTTAATATTTTCAGTAGTAGTTGACACATCTTCCTTTTTCATTTCTTCAATAAGCTTATCGAATCTGTCTTCTAAATCAGAAAAAGCATCTTCAAGTCGGTCTAGATATTTATCATATTGAGTATCCTTTAAATCATCCTTTGCATCAGATAATTCTTTTTGTAATTTCTGACGTTCAGCCATAGCTTCCTCACTATTGTTTCCTTCTAACATAGCAAGTTGTTTTTGCAAGTTGGCAATATTCTTTGTCTTTTCAGCAACACTCTTTTGATAGTCATATTCAGATTTATCAGCATCCAAACTCTTTTTCTTCAAGTCTATGATGTCTTTAAGCTTATCAGACTGTTGTTCAAGTTGTTTATTTCTAATATCAGCTAATTCTTTTTCCTGATTGTAAATATCAGTTTGTGTCTGCTGATAACTCTTATTTAATTCATTACGCTGTTTTAACCATTCTGCTTCAGATAATTTACTATTTTTTGAATAGTATAATTTATCTAAATCACTTATGGATTTCTCATAATTTTCACTTTCTTGTTTCTTTATCTCAATTTGAGCAAGCTTATTATGCATTACAGCATAACCCTTATCCGTATAATTACCATCGTCATCATAGTAATCATCTTCATCGGCAAAACTATTTATCCAATCCAAAGTGTCGTATGTTGAATTCAGATAATCATTTTTTGCATCAGCCAAATTTTTCAATGCTTCTGCTTGCTTATTGATATTATCAACAGCATTTTTAGTTTCATCTGCAATTGACTGATCTACAGAAATAATATTCGCCTGTAAAGTGTACCATAAATCAGAATATTTTCTAACTCCCTGCATTTGTGCTTCAAGCTTATCTTTTTCGGCATTTAATATTTTCAACTTCTGATTAGAATTATTGGCAATTAACTTATAATATGAGCCTGAAACAACTTGTCCATTTGCCTCAGCTAATGATGCTTTACTTTCTAATTCCTGTCGTTTCGCATCAACCAAAGATATTCTGTTATCATAATCTGTTTTAATATTTTCCGCAGCGGTTTGTTTGGCGTTAATAATAGTATTATAATAATCCTCTTGCGCCTGTTTTAATTCAACAAGATTAGTTTTCTGTTGTTTTAAATAAGCGTTATATGTCTTAATATAAGATAATTGCTTTTTGTTTGTAACACCAGTTGTCTTAATTGTGCCATCAGAATTTTTATTCTTTTTATTTTTGGCAGAAATTTTCTTATAATAAGAATTAGCATCCTTTTGATTTGCTTTATATGCTTCTTGTTGTTTATCCACAATCTTTTTCTGCAATGATAATTGTTCATTTAACACCTTATTTTTTGCAACATATCCACTTACATTAGACATACGAGTATCTAAAATGCTAATTTGATTATTTAACTTTTCAACCTTTGTAGTTACATTTTCCCATCTGAGAGAAGCTAAAGACTCTCTATATTCAGCCAACTTTTGCTTTTCATTCTCGCTGCTTGTAGATGCTTCTAAATAATTATCCCTTGCGGTCAAAGCTTTTTGAATATTATTGTATCTTTTTTCAGCACCAGATTTCTTACCAGATTTAGCCTTACCTTTAAAATGTTCAATTGTATAAGAACCATCTCTAACTTTTTTCTGGTCTGATTTTGACAACTTTTTCAAAGCATTTTTATACACTTTGTTGTATTTATTTTCTGTTTTTTCATAACTTTGAGCAAGTTCGTTTTGAGATTTTACAAGTTTTTTATAATAAGAAATCTGCTTCGATAGGGCAGAAGTGTTATTTAATTTTGCTTGTACATTGTCTATCTGTGCAGACAGTTTCTTTAATGTTTGAGCGCACCAGTCGATTGTTTGAGAGAATTTTTGATAGGTAGCTTTTGCTTTCTTAGATTTATTATTTCCTCCACTACTGCTAACATTTGTAGATACACCTGGATTCTTTATAATTGAGTTAAAACCCTTTATCGCTTCATTGTATGCTTTCGCTGCTTTCAAAGCAGAGTTCTTTTGTTTATTTTGTTCCTTTACCATCATACTGACAGCTTTACCATAATCCCCGTTGGCTTTTTCTAAATATTCACTTGGGACAGTTTTGCTATCGTTATGGACTTCTGCTAATCCAGTTTGTGCATTTACCTGTACTTTGTAAAATTTGCTCCACGCACTAGCAAGATTTGTTATTAAATTCTTTTCTAATGTAGCTTTCGCCTTAGCAATTGAAGCGTAGTTGCTTAAATCGACTTTATAGTAACCACCTAAAGCTTTCACAAGACCAGCGTTACCATTAACTATTTTGTTTATTGTATTGCTTGTTGTTTTTAATCTTTCTGCTTCTTTCCGTTTTAATGTCGAATAATAAGATTCACTATTTTCAACCATATGCATATATGCATTGTTGGCAACATCTTCTTGTTCCTTTTGTAATTCATTTAACTGTTCTTGCATTCCCTTTTGATCACCAAGATAACCAATTAACTGTGGGAATTTTTCAAGAATAGTATCCATAAAATCAGAACTCTCACCGTTCTTTTTTAATTCCTTTTTTAGATTTTTAATTTCAGCAATTTGAGAACGTGCATTTGTAAGTGTAGTTTTCCAATCAGCTTCACTCATATCTGATTGTGCAATTTTCATTATCTTTTTATATGCCTTTTCAGCAGATAATCCAGTATCTTCTAATAAAGCATTATATTCTTTTGTAGAAGATATTGTATACGGTGTTAGTTGTCCTGCCTTAGCAAGTTCAAGAAGCTTTTCTTTTACATCTTTAAAGTCACCATCATTAAATGCTACAGAGAATTTTACTTTCTCCTCTTTTTTATTTGCCTCTGGCTGTAATTCGTTTTTAATGAAATCTTTTAAATCTTTTACAGATGTATCTTTATCTGGTTCAAGCTTATAGTGCATAACTGTGTCTAATTCTTCTTTATTTAATCCTGTAATATAATCTTTTGCACCTTTTACATTTTTAAACTTATCCTGTACGGAACTTATATATTTATTTCCAGATACATTACCATCCGAATCTACATCGCCAACGCCAAATTGTGTTTTCATCGTATTTATTTGTTTATCGTTATAGATTACATTGCCATTTTTATCCTTCATCTTACTCAAAGAATTTATAATAGCTAATACAGCATTTACATAATCCTGATAACTTTTATAATCCTTTTGATCGAGAGAGAATAGTGTTTGAATTTTTACAGCTAATTCATCACTATTTACACCATTTTTTAAAGGCTCAACGACATTCTGGCGTATCCATGTTTCCATGTCGTTATCAGTTTTAAAATTCTCGAAGAAAGAATTATCTACGTTTTGAATGAATGATTGGACAGCAGTTTGGGCTTCAGCGTCTAATTCATCATATCCAGATGTATCACCTTGTAAATATGCTTGTAGAATAGGACGCACTTTTTCCGATTCTGTATCTATTGTATCATTTAATTTTGAATATATATCTTTGATTTTTTGTTGGAGTTCTGGTGATAAATCTTCAAATGAAGCATCAAATTTACCTATTGGCATTTTCTTCAATTCTTCATAAAGTTTATTGTATAAGTCTTTACCTAAAGCATTTTGTATTTCAGCAGAAGATATACCTTTGTTGTTATCAATGTCTATGAGTTGTCCTTCCTCTTTGCCAAGTATGTTCCTAATTGACCTGGAAGATAAATTCCCACTCATTAACTCTTCAATAGTATTTTTCTTCTTAACATCACCTTTAGTTTCTGTCTTATAATCCTCAAAAGTTTTAGTAGATTTAGAACGGATATTAGCATAATAAGCATCTTGATTTTCTTGATATGCTTTTGTAAGTTCTTCAATACTACCTTTATTTTTTAATATTGCCCTGCCTTGTTCATTATATCCAGTAATCATAGTAGGGAACATTTCAGCAATTTGACTTGTTAGATTTTTATATTCCGAAAACTCGTCAGATGTCAATGATATATTATGACCATATTTGTCTACACCTTTTGATAATTCCTCAAATTGTTTTCCATTTTCAGAAATCCATGACTCCTGTGACGAAATATCTTTCTGTTGTTCTTTTACCGAAGAATTAAATTCATCAAGAGCATTTTTGGCATTTTCTACTCGATGAATATAGTTATCCAATCCTTCAACAGCTTTAGATATTACAAATCCTACTAGAATTTCAGCAACTATATTGCCAGCCATAGCAAGACCTCTAAGTGCTACTTGTCCCGCTTTAGAAACTTTTGGAATTTGTTCTAAATTAACAACCATTCCATTGGCAGATGCCGCCATATTTTGTGCTTCTACAGAAGCATTTTGCATTGTTCTATAAAATGCAGTTTGAGATGTAACCCCCCTGTTTATTTCTGCATTATACGCTTGTATCGCAGAAATATCGTCATCGCTTAATATACTTTTTTTCTTAAAAAAATCTCCGCTAAATAATCCTTTAAATCTGTTATTGATTGATAATTTTGTATTTCCTAATTCATCTGTTATTGTTTTGAATATCATACTATGATATAATGTGTTGTGGATACACAATAATAATGTAATTGTAGATTTATATAAAAGGAGGCATACAAAATGGTATCATATAAATGTCCGAATTGTGGTAGGATATATAATATAAAATAAAATAAATGTGCTATCCATCCCACCCCTAAAGGAGTGGGCTTGCGTGGCTATTTTAGTGTCATCACGACTGTCCTCTATTTTATTATTCTCCATAAAGTAAAACAAACGTTTAGACTTTACAGAAACTTTACTCGTGATATAATATTCATTGAGGTGGATGCACTGAAAACAGTGCGATATGTGGAGCTAGACAATATCTACACGGCTGTCTTTACTGAGGCTTAAGAACAAAGCTTTACTTCTCCTTATATATGTAATGTATGTTAGGAGGGATTTTTATGAAGTTTACTATTAAGTTTAATGGTACTAGCGGATTTGTGATTGCAGTCACAATTTTCGTTATTGTTCTCAAATTTATGTAGTGAGTCTAGTGAGGGAATATTATATCATTTTCATATATAAGAGAGTAGAGTATTCTACTCTCTATTTTATTATTCTCTGTTTATTCGACAGAAAATCGAGATTTCTTGGTTTTGTTCCATCTTATCAATACACATAGGAACGATATGTTCAAACAACAGAAGATAAGTTTCTGCATTTTACAATCCATCACAGATTGTCCTGTTGTGTCAGGTAGTATCGAGCGCATATTCATCAAGCATCGTTGCATATAACTTGATGTGGAAGTTGTCGCTACAGTGAGGGCTTATCTCAGAGAGATCTGTCCCATCGGATTCCTTGAGCGTCACGCTTTTACGAACCTAATTATGTCGCCATAATAGGAGAGTGGTGATACGTCTGCATTACCAGACCGTTGTACGCAGTTCCCGATTATTGTTCCAATTATTTATTTATCACCGTGTATCTCACGGATAACATACTTTAAACCTCTGTATCCAGAGTAAATTATGCATGTTGTCGGCATATTCAAAAACTAAGGGAATACATTTTATCCCTACCGACATTTTTAATTCCTGCAAATATCCCTGCTCCTAATCCAATAGATCCAAGAATACCCAATTTATCAATTACAAAAGTGATTCCTTCTGAAACCTTTGTAAGACCAGTTACAATTGTACCCAAGCCTCCTCGATCTATCATATCCTGTACACAACCAACCCAAGTTTCCTTGAGTGCGTTGATTTTATAGGAAAGAGAGGATTCTACGGCTTCCATTTCTTTATCTGAACTCAATTTATTATCTATGCTCGCAAAACATAGAAAGTTATTGCTTAAATATTTATTTTATTTTTTCGATTGCTTTATACTTTACCAAACTATCAAATAAAAAAGAAATCTAATGCTTTTTGTAATTCATCAGATTTCTTAAATAACCAATATTCATTATTGTTTTTATCAAACTTTGATTGTTTATCAAAACCTAAACTATATAAATATCTACATAGTCTTATAGATTTACACTTAAAATTTTCCATTCAATCCACCATCTTTATTAAGCAATAACTTCTTATACTTTCGTATAACGTTTAGACTATTTCTTCATCCTTTCTATTAAATAGAAGAGGAGTATACTTTTTCGATTTAAGGGGATTTCACCCACGCCATTTGCGATTGCGCCCTACGATTTTTGTTACCGATATTCGGGATTTCCACCCTTATTCTCAAGTCGGTAACTCGACATGAATCTAGTCGTTGAACCTTTATCCTCGACTCAAGTACCGTATGGTCTACGGAATACGTTAGGATACTTGGCTGCATGAACAGCGATTCCTAATTTATATAAAATTAATAAAATTGATACTTAGGCTTTTAACCTTATATCATCCTTGCGTTGTTTCTACTTTCGTCCCATCATAATCTAGTTTCCTGATTATTGTGGTGCAAGGCTTTACGCATTACCTGCAATTAAATATATTCTATATATACATTACTGTATATTCTGGTAGTAAATTTACCAGCACTTTCATCCATTTCACCAAGAGCTTTATCAACAGCTTTAAAGTTCTGAATAAGAGCAGCACCTGCTTGAGCCTGATTACGACCAAAAGCTTTGATTAGGAAATCATTTTGCTGTTTCTGTGACATCTCATCCCAGATACCTGCAATCTCTCTGAAATAATCAGTTAAATCTTTGAACTCTGTGGTTGAACCAGGTTTAAAAATAGAAACACCTTCAGCGTGTTCAGCAGTTTTAGTTAAATCTATTAATTCTCCCGTGATATTTGCCAAATCTTCAGAATATTCTCCTGTTGTTTCGTCAAAAGAGCGCAGTCGTAGAGCAACGCTCTTGAGGGACGTACCACTTTTTTCTGCATTTTGCAAAACTTCTTGTATACCTGAAAATAAAGCAAAAGCATCTTTTGTGGAAGTTCCAACAGCAGCGAGAGCAGCGGCAGAACGTTCCATACCTTCAACGATATCAAGGTTAGATTCAGCCATTGTATTTCCAAGCTTATTTATGGGATCCATAATCTCAGACTTTACTTGGTCTGGATTTATTGACCATGCTTTCATGATTGAGACTAAGCCAGACTGTGCCTCGTCAACTTCCATACCAGGAGAAATAGAAGCAAACTGAGAACTAAGTTTTGCCATTTCTGTAGAAGCTTCAGCAGTATTGTATCCAAGTCTACTCCAAGCCGAACTTTGGTTAATAATCTCTTCTGTAGTTACACCCATCTGTTTCGCAACATCATTAGCATCATAATAGTATTGCTCAAGCTGAGTTTCGTTCATTGCTGTAGTTTTCTTCAAATCAACTAAAGCATCGTCAAGACTTACAATGGTACTAATCGCTTCTTTACCCAGATTAATAGCATCATAAACACCAAACATTCCTGCAATCTGTGCAGCGATCTGATGGAATCCACTATTCTTCAAAGTGTCCCATAATGTTCTGCCAGCACGACCAGCTTCGACTTCAGCATTATAAATCTTTAAGATTTCACCATGAATCTTGTCAAGACTCATACTAGGATTACCGCTTTCAATTTCCGCATAGTAAGCTTTAATTTTAGCCTTTGCTTCAGAAGACATCTTACTATTTTCATTGAGAAGCTTATGAATCTTGTCTAATTCTTTCTGACCTGAAACAAAGTTATATCCCTTCTCAGCAGCCGACATATTGGTAACAGCAGCTATAGTATCTTTGATTTTCTTTTCGTATTTGTCTAAGTTCTGAATATCCTCATCACTAGCGATACCATTTTGATTAGTCTTTATATTGTCGAGAAGAGTTGCGTACTGCTTAACAGCATCACGTACAGCCTGTACATTTTTTAAATATGTATCACTTGTCCAGCCACCATCGTTAAATCTTGCAATAGTAGCATCATATCCACCTGTCTTATTTAAATAAGAAGAAAGTTTATTCTCATATTTATCAAGAGATGGAACTTTTATATTGTTTAATGCATCTTTGAGTTTTGCGGCTGATTCAGCAGAACCTTTAGAAGCCTGATCGAATAGTTCCATCATATCAACCCATTGTTTCCATGCGATGATATCAGGATTTTCTGCTTGCATAGAAGACAAGTTCTTTCTTGCATCCCATGCAGCCTGTTTTAATTCCTCAACATTCTGTGTCTGTAACGCAATCTGATTTGCTTCGCTACCAGTGCCTTTGTCCTTAGCTTTAAGATTATTGAGCTTTGTAACAGCATCCATATAATCTTGGATTGCTTTTAGATTTTTGTCCCATTCAGCTTTAATATTTTTAGCATTTTCAAGATTGGCTTTTGCATTAGCTTTAACATCATATCCAACAATATTCTGACGAAGGATCTGACCTTTATCAGTTTTGGAATTCACACCATAAATTTCAGTAGAACCACGACTGTCTTTTAAAGTGTACGAATCGTGAAATTTTCCATCAGCATCAGAAACCGACTGTTTAGTAATTTTAACAATATCAACTAATTCAGATTTGGTTCTATCAAGCTTTTCTAACACTTTATCAAAGCTGTCAGTAGGTATATCTACCTGCTCAAGAGTTTTATCTAATTCTTTTGCTGATGTAACAGCTTCATCCAACTTCGTATCAGTATTAGGAAATGCGTCATTCATTGGATTTTGAGATGTGGTAGAAGATTGTATATTCTTTAATATACGTTCCATTTCCTCAGCATTCGTAATAGCTTTATCATCTATTGGAAGAATTTTTGCTGAAGCGATGTGATCTTTTTCATTTATTTGAATTGCGTCTAAATGATATCCAATCTTTTGTAATTCTTGATCCACTGCTTTAAAATAGTCCGTGTCAATACCTTGCATTATATTACTAGGATCAATAAATTTACTAATCTGACGCATAATACCTTTAGAAGCATTTTCTTCTTCTGTTAATTGTCGTACAATTGTATCGTATGTAACATTAGATTTATTTGTTATATAACTATCTCTGTTAGAAGTTCCATATTTCTTCCAATAATCACGAATAGGTGAATTACTATTAGAAATAGAATTTACTGAATTTGCTGTTTGTTCAGCCTGTCTCTGAGTTTCTTTTAACTCTTCTTGAAATTTATTTTGTTGTTCAATAGCAGAATCAGAACCAGATGAAATATTCGTTTTCTGTCCAATTTTACTCTGTGCATCAGCCAACTTCTCAGCTTCTTTAGCAGCATTTTGATATGCATTACTAATATTCTCCACTTGTTTGACAGCACCACTCGTATTGCCACCCATATTGCTCATGTTTTTATTAACATTGAGAATATTCTGACTCAGTTCAGAAAGTGACTTATCAATGTTCTTGATAGAAGAGAGTAGTGTTTTAGCACCAGAATCATCTACTTTACCAAAGGCTTTACTTAAACTCTGTACTTCTGATACAATACTTGACAGTTCCTTTGATAAATTCTCAAACTGTTTGAAGTCACCTGTTCCTTTACCAAGAGAGTCAAGCATTTTTTCGAGATTAGAAATTACATTAGATAATTTCTTCTCATCGACATTTAATTTGATTTTATATTCTTTTCCTTCAACAGTATCTAATCTGTCTTGGACTTGTTTCATATCTGAAAGTAGTTTTGCTACATTCGATTTGATTTCTACATCATATTGATATGTACCTGGCATTTTCTACCTCACTTCCTTAAAATTTGATCTATTCTATTATTTATAATTTTGTCTAAGCGACCACCAAATCCACTTTCAATGTCTCGTTCAACATACATATATGGAGGTAATGATTGATGCATCATCCATTTTCCATGACCATGTTCTCCATCCATAAACATATAATCGAAAGCTGTACTTGGCTGTAAACTTTGACCAAACCAACCGACATATGAATCCATTGCACCTGAATCAACCGAAAAACGAATAACATTTCCTTTTCCTCGTGTTCTTGTAGAATCAAGAATTTTCATGAAGTTATATGTTCTTTCATAAGACTGTGGAGTATAGTCGTCGTACCAATCTATCAATGAATATCTAACAGATTCTTTTAATAATTCATTTACCTGTGGTGCAACTTCCTCAGCCATATGATTTTCAATTCTGTCTAACTTCTTTTTAAAATCTGCATATATATTTTTTGCCATCCCAATCACCTCCCAAATTTCACTATAATTTCATTATTTTTTCACTAAAATAAGAGAGTAGTAGTAACCACTCTCCATAAGAAAAGCCCTATACGCTGTGACGCGTATAGAGCCTAAATATTTCACAAGAAATTTGAATTTACTTATACTTCTTTGAAATTACCTTTCTTAGCAAACTCAACAACCTTATCTAAATCTTCTTTTGGAATCTCATCAAGCTTCTTACTTACAACGTCCATAAGTGGTGTGAGAGTAGCATTTGCCAAATCAGAAATCCTTCCAATCTGTTTACTAATAAACGCCTGAGTGGTTGTCTCATTAAACTGAGTGTCTGACTGTTTCATTGTTAAAATTGTTTTAAATTCACTTAATTCACTCATAGGAATAAGTGGATCAGATTTATCAGAACCAACCATTAAAATATCAAGTAAACCAGATGATTTGAGTGCATCATATCCATTAATAAAGCCTTTATCATCCTCATCAATCTCAAGGTCTGTATATAATTCAATCACAGCACGACAAAACTGTACATACTGAGCAACAGAATTAATTCTAATCTTATCTGTTTTACGATACTTTGTTACTCCGTTATCATCATAAGATTCCTGCTCAAACATGGTTCTATTTACAATTAGCTGTGCGTAAGCATCTTTCTTAATGATTGAAACATATGGGGTGATTTTTATTTTACTTAATAGCTGTTCCTTTAATGTGTTATTTGCTGTGTTGTTATACTTTTCTACAAACTCTAAAAGTTTCATATTCCTTTTTCTCCTTTACAAATGTGACTCGTTGACAAAGTTCTGAATGTCATATGTATATCTAGTTCGTTTCTTTTTGCTATTTATTTGAATAGCATTATTATTTTTCAAGTCGTTAATATTGAACGACTTCTTATTTATATTCTCCATCATCTTTACGAAATCGCAGATTTCTATAAAGAACGTGTCGTTATTTTCATTTCTAAAATTACAAATAAATCCTGCAACAAGATTATGTTCACTTGCTTCTTGCAGAGATTTAATCTGATTATCTCTAATCATTGATAATGGCAGACTTGTTGATTGAGTTGATTTTAATTCGAGCAAATACAACGTCCTTGAATCATCATCAAATAGAAGATAATCACAAATATTACTACTAGCAAATCTAGTATTATTTCCATTCCCAAACGATGCTGCATTATCCCTGAAACGATAAATCCAACATGTATTTGGGACAGAATCTTTAATCGACTGTTCAAAAATCTTTCCTGGATTCTGTGCTATTTCCTTTCTCTCCTTTACATAACAAAAGAGCGAATCCAAATGAATCCGCTCTTTCATAATCTAATACTATTTAATTACCGCTTTTAATTTTTTGTAAGTATTCGTTCCATAAATACCATCCGCACTAATTTTATATACTTTCTGAAAGTTTACAACGGCTTTATAAGTATCATCACCAAAAACTCCATCTACTGTTAATCCTGCTTTAATGGCTTTATTCAAACATTTCTGCAACGTTTTCACAGAAGCACCACTAACACCTTTTTTTAATGTAGGTTTTGGTGCAGTTAATTTTGCAGATGCAGAATTTGTTGAAGTAATAGAAGATGAAACATCTTTGTCATAAGACGGTTTACCATAACCAAGGATTTTTCCATAACCAATAAGATAACTTTTGTACGCTACACCACCACCATTATCAACGACTGTCGATCCACCTGATGTATTACCTTCAATTGTATAAATTCGTCCACCCTCAACCTTATATACAAGACCTATATGATTTGCTCCATTATGGCGAGAACCTACAAAGAAAATAATATATCCTTTTTTGGGGGTAGTTTTACCGCCTGTATATTTGCCTGCTTTAATAAACTGTTGCCTAAGAGTTTCACAACTTGCAGAAAATCCACCACATAATAATTCTTTTGCTTTTGTTTTTCCAAATGCTTTATTAAAAATCCAACTTACAAATATAGCACACCAATACACACCATTCATACCAAACCACTTACCATATTTTGTGTAATTGTTTGAGCCTGCATTTTTAGTTTTGCTGCCAAGCCATGCATTTGTTTTCTTTTCTAGGTAACCAACTTCCTTTGCAGCCACATTTATTACCTTATTTGCTGTATTAGCCATTTATTATCACCTCAACTAAATCTTCCGTATTTCAAGTTATCATGATATTTTTCTCTTATATAAGCAATACTTTGCTCTATAAGACCATTCGTAAGACCGTTATCTATAAGAACCTTTTCGTATTTATCATATAACTTAAATACATAATCATAACATTCTCTTGAAAACTCCTTACCATTTGATAAATCTGCACAAAAGTTTAAAATATTCCAGCGAATGTCTTGAATTTCCATGTCTATGAACATTTTTGAGAGATTTTGCAATTCATTTTTTATCATGTCATTATGTCTTATAGATTGCCTTACATCTTCCATTTGTTTATTCTGTAGAAGTTCTAAATTCTTAACAGTAGTAATTAGTAATTCATGTTCTTCTCGTTTTTGTCGCATCTTTTTAGTTTCCAATCCCAAATAAGAAACGAACCATGAGAAAAAATTACATACTATTTTAAATGATCCTGCAACTACTGCAATACCTATAATAAGTGTTTTATAATCTAATTCTGTTAATTGTTTAATTGTGTCCATTGCACTACCGTTACTGAAAACTTATAAAAAGTTATAAACTTTTATGTTTCATTCCTACTTCAAAGTGTATGCTTTTGATTTGTATTTCTACAATATCTACTAACAGGTTCTTGTACACTCCATAGGCGTAAATTCCGAACTAACGTATCCGTACATATCTGTATTAACTTGAAAGTGTTATGCTACAGATTGTTTCATCACATTTTCTCCATATCTTTTTAGATTTAAAGCTGCTTGATAATCTCTGTCAATTACATTTCCACACTCACATTTGTAAATACGGTCTGATAACTTCAAATCTTTCTTAATATTCCCACAACAACTACATAATTTAGAACTTGGAAAGAATCTGTCTGCAATAATTACTTTAATATTATTCCACGCAGATTTATATTCAATTTGTCGTCTAAATTCTCCAAAACATTGTTGCTGAACAGCTTTAGATAAATGTCTGTTCTTCATCATTCCTTTTACATTCAAATCTTCTAATACTATATAAGATGGCTTGGTTTTCACTATCTCAGTAGTAGTCTGATGTAAATAATTCTGACGAATATTCGTTAGTCTGTGATTTAATTTTAAAAGTTCTTTTTCACTTTTTATAATGTTACTTGTTTTACAGTAACTTCCCCCTTTCCTGTTTTTCTCATATTTTCTTGATATAGAACGCTGCAACTTGCATTTTCTTTTCTCTAATTTCTTTACCTTTTGAGACTTATTTATGTTCTTATATGTGTTTCCATTAGAACATATTGCTAGGTCTTTGATTCCTAAATCAATTCCAACACCTTCATTTGATGGAAGAGTAGTGTAATCTTCGTATTCAATTCCAACTGTTATCCACCAGTTTAATCCATCATACTTGAAACGAGGATTGCAATATTTACAATCTGTAGGGATTCTACCATGCTCAGCAAGTCTTATCCAATTTAATTTTTGCTTATTCTTCTTTTTAGAAGTAGCAAATCCTTCAACTTTTACATGAGTGTCTGTAAATTGAATTTTTACATTATCCTGATAAAATTTTGGAACTGAATACTTCTTACTTTTGAAACGAGGGAATTTCGTATATCCTTTGAAGAAATCTCTATATGCTTCACAAGCATCCTTGATGGCTTGTTTGGTTACATTGTTAGAAACATTATTCAGCCAAGTATATTCATCAGCTTTCTTTAATTGTGTAAACTCTTTTCGTAAATCTCCGTCAGATATAAATTTTTCACCATTTTTATAATTCTCTTGTTCTCTACCTAATGCCCAATTATAAGCAAATCGAGCAGTATTAGCATATTGGAATAGTTTAGTCTTTTGTTTGTTATTTGAGAGTAACATTACTCGAATTGTTTTTATCATTATCTTCACCACCTTCTTATATAAGTTCTTTAACAAGTTTTCTTGCTTTATTTGCTCGTTTTCCTTGTAATTTACAACTGAATACAGTTATTATTTGTACTAAATCTTCAACAAGTTCTTGTTGTTCTGATTTTTCAGTATTGTCAATTATTTCTATATCACAATTATATAAACTTGCGATATATTCAACCAATTCAAAACCAAATCTCAATAATCTATCTTTATATAAAACTACAACCTTTTCGACCTTGTTCTGAGATATTCGTTTAATCAATTCTTTTAATCCTTTTTTCTTATAATTGATTCCAGAACCGATATCACTAATAATCTCAAAAGGCTTTCCTTGTGCAGTTAAGTACAATTTCATATTCTCTATTTGACATTCCAAATCGTCTTTTTGTTTATTACTTGAAACTCTGCAATAACCAATGGTAATCCTATCAAGATTTGGTTTTATATTCATAACTTGATTTAATTGTTCGTGAGAATAATATCTATATCCATTGCTAGAAGTATGATGTGGATGAAGTTTTCCATTCTTATCCCAATTCCGTAATGTTTGTGCTGAAACTCCTAAAATTTTTGAAAACTCATTGATAGAATAGTATTTACTCATAATTAAAATCTCCTTATAATGTTTATACTTTATTCTATCAATAAAAATTATAAAAGTCAACAACTATTTATAACTTTTTATAAGTTTATTTTATCTGTTTTAACCCTCAGTTCTATTTAGGCTTGGTATAAGATAATGCAGACGTAGAATCCTTTATTCCTTTAGTAGTAGGATCAGTAATCGCATTAAATAAAGATACTAACGCCATTACAACGACATATGGATTACTTACTGCCTGTATAAACGTTTCCCATACTTTTGTCCAAGTGGTTAAATCTGATGCTTGTAATCCAAAATATGTAAGAATTGGAATTACTACAGAAATAATAACCTGTCCAATAAATAAAACATTTTCTTTGTTAAAACGAACTTTCCAGTTAATTTTGTTCATAAATTTTCCTTTCCATAGGATAGCAGTAGCGACCTGACTATTGATTCCGTAATCGTTCACTCACAGGTATGACATCTACTTTTATACTCATTGTCTTGAGCAACCTATTCATTTAATTAGTCCTATGCTAATTCATGATTACACCATTTCTTATAAACGTCTGTTGTTTCTTCTTTAAGAAATACAACTGCCAAAATGATGTTATTTGTATCATCGTCAATACTTGTGTACATATCTATTGGATATACGCCATTTTTGATATACAACAAATATTGCTTTGGATTAACTATTCTCACAACTTCGTGTATCGAATAGTTTCTCGGTTTTAAATTTGTTTTTATCATTCCTTTTATTCCTCACGTAAATAGCGTAAAAAATAGGGATTACAACATTGAATAGTGGTATGTTATAATCCCTTATTTAAAAATCACTATTCAACATTACTTTCCGCCTTATTTTCGACTTTTGTAATAATACCATTTTTGATATGTTTGGTTTCTGTCTTTTTATTTTCTTTCTTACCAACTTGTGCTTTTGCTTTCATAATAGAAGCAATAGAATTTTTATAGCTTTCGCCAAAATATTCTTTTCTGCTTAAATCTAATTTTTCTAATTTTTCTTTAGCTTTTATATCAGTCATTCGACCATCTTCAAAAGCAGAAGTAACTTTATCAATCTCATGACAATTATCTGAACACCAACAAAAATACCATGTTGGTTTCAAACTGTCTTCTGGATTACAAACAGGACAGAATGAGTAAGTTTTACCACAAAGTACACAAGTTCTCAATTCTTTCTTTGCCATTGTTCCTCCTTGTAAGAAGAGGGCAGTAGTTAAACTGCCCTAAATGTTCTTATAATTCAATATTGTCATCTTCCTCGTCAATGTAGTAAATAGAGAAAAGTTCTCCATCTGTAGAGCAAGCATTTAACATCATAGAACCCTTATAATCCATCGTCTGAGAATCACCACCCTGTAATGCAAGTGAGAATTCAGGACTTGGCATAAATGAAGGGATATGAATGATAGCTGCTTTTAACACATCAGTTTCACACTTATCTACTACAAGTGCCTTGAAGAACAACTCATGAGACTTAGGGAACTTTTTACCAGAGTTGGTAATCTTTGCTCCGCTCTTAATTGTCTTCTTATACTTGACAATATACTGAGTTTCACCATCTGCGGTAGGTGGTACTAATACATCACTCGCAGGTGTATTATCTGGATCACCCGAAGCATCGGTATGGTTAATTGCATATTCAGTAGCAGAAGCAGCAGATCCTTTCTTAAATTCGTCCTTACCCATAGAACCCTTTGTAGAAAGAGCATTTACATGAATAGAACCTTCAACATACCCAGTGATATCAAGTGTGTCACCAGCTTTTACAATTTGAATCATTGGCATAACAACGCCTTTATCCGTGGTTGCGATTTCAGCATCAGTAGCAGAAATAGTTTCTACAACGGCAAGGTTAAGGAATGCATTAGTTGCAGTAACCTCACCTTTCTTACCTGTATACTTACGGTATACAAGGTTTCCATCCTTATCATTAATATCTGTTGACTCAGCAGTAATATCAATATTTGCCTGTGTAAGCTGTGTTAAAGCATACAAAGGTGTACCATTGGTTTTTGCACCGTAACCAAACTGAAGTCTATCTACGATTACGTCACCTAATTTAAATGCCATAATTATTTTCCTCCTTTAAAATTGTTATTTTTATGCAATAAAAATGAGCGATTAAATATCGCCCATAAAATTGATTAAATCTTCAGGAATGTCTTTGGCTGACACCATACCACCGTAAATTCCGTGTAGAGCAGCCGTTCCCTGTTCATATTTTTGAATTCTGTTTACAGAATCCATGAATTGACATATGTTCACTTGTTTTAATTCTTCCAACTTATATTTAAAACCAGGATGATTTATACAACTCGAAACAAGTGGTAAAAGAGTTGATGTACCTTTCTTTTTATCATCCTGTTCAGCTTTCATTCTATCTTCCTGTAAAATCCATTGTTTTGTTGTTCTGCCTTTTGCTTTTTCCACCTTTGGATGAACATTCATCATTGCTCGAATAAATTCAGCAATTTCCATGTATTCATCATCATAAATAATCATATTTTTATCTTGATTAAAAAGTGCAAGATGATTGTATTCTGGATCGTCAACATTTTTTCTTGCTTGAATTAGTTCAAATCCATCAAAACTAAAATCTTTGAATAGTAGCTTTAGCGGTTCTTTATCTTCAAGCAATTGATATAAGATATAAAACACTTCAATATCTTTTGTTTTATTCCAGTCTTTTTTGAATACATCATATAGAAGAACTCGAATGGAGGTAGAATTACTAAGAAAAGGAGATATTGCTTGATAAAATTTGGACTCACCAATATTCAAAATATCTCCTATGGTTGGAATTGAAATAGTTATACCATTTATTGTATAATCCTCACCAAAATACATTTTAAGTTTGTCGAAATGGTATTCTGGTTTACGACTTTTTTCTTGTTTCTTTTTAACATCTTCTTCGGCAGCAGATTGAAGACTATCCAATGTTTCTAATACATCCAAGCAATCACCGCCTTACACCGTAATTTACAATAGAAGGCTTTCCATCTGTTGTTCTATGAATTCCATTAGTATCAACAACTTGGAATACAAGAGTACGAACAAGATAATTATTATCTGTAGCAGATTCCCTAGAAGAGATAAGATGTGTCTGCATTCCAAATATATTCGACCAATTAAATCTCTCTCTTATAATAGAAGCAATAAGATCATGTCTTGGAATGCCAGTTAATTTATCATCTCTATCGTTACCATGCACAAAAATAGTAAATGTAATATTCGTATACTTTAATGTATCCTGATAACGAGGCATCTCATCAAAAGATACTTGATAACAGATATAATGTTTTACCTCAGTCTGAGTATCTGGAATAAATAAATAAGGACGGATGTTAGATGTTCCACCAAAATATCTATCCCATTCACCAATAGGTTCATATTCTTTTGTATCTTCGTTCCATTCCCAGTTAATATTACCATCATCATCAAAAAGTTCAGATTCTAATGATTTTTCATTAAGTGCATATAAAAGACATGGATTAAGCATAAGTGCTTTTTCAATCTTTTTCTTATACTGAATATTTTCATCATCAGGAGTGTTGTTATATACACGAAGCTTATTCAACAAGTCATTTTTTGTAACTAATTTTTCTGCCATATAAAAACACCTCCTTACTCAGTTAGTTCCAATGGTAAAATTTCAGATTCAATCGGCAAGTTATCCTTAACAATTTCACACTTAATCGACAGTATTTTGCCGATAACGGAACTGTCGTTAGGAAACTTTACTTTCTTTTGGTTATACTCTGTACCAACTCGCCATGTTACTTTATCAGTCCAGTCTTCATTATCAATAGAGCAAGTCCATGTAAAAGTTGCATCAGCATATTCAGTTGTAATATCTTCATTGGAATCATTAAATAGATTTACTGTGAGATTTTTATAAGAGCCACCAACTTTAATTGTTGAAGTGGATGCTGAAATTCTTGCTGTGATAGAAGATGGGGGAGTGGTTGGAGTAGATGGATCTGTTGGGGCAATTTCTGAATCGAAATAGTTCGCATACATTTCGCCTGTTTCAAGATTGACATAATCAGTACGCTCGTTCCAAAATGCCGTATATATAGTAAGTTTTTGAATACCAAGTGGCATTGAATTTTCAACCTTAGTCACTGTCCATACAGTAGGATGTTCTGTTAAAGCACTTACTACAACACGCATATTTTTAGAATCTTCAGAAGTGTACCAAAACTTCTCTGTAATAGAGTTCATTGGCAACCATATCTTATCCTGATTATCAGTATGTGTAAAATATCGGTCGGTGTAAGTGCCTATAGTGTAGGAATTCTGTTGTCTTAAACAACACCACATACGTCTCTTGATGCGCTTATCATTAGATTTTTCAATCCATGTAAGTTCGTAATTTACTGGTAAAATCAGATATTTTGGAAACTGATTTGCAGGTTCATTACGACAGACAATCCACTTATGATAAATTCCTCTATCATCTGGAACGTCCACGAAAAGCCCTATCGGAAATGTCGCTCCATAGCGTTTCCTAAAATCAGTCTCATAATAATAAAGGTCATCACCTTCATTGAATCTTACAGGCTGGCTTGGACGAAACATAAGATAGTATTCCACTTGATCTTTATCCATTGACTGATAAGATTTAATAATAAACTTTGCGTCTATTTTTGTCTTATTGGTATTTTCGTATGTCATACCTTCAGCAAGTGAACGTGTGATTCCATGTTCATCTGTGAAGAAGTCATCATGAAAATGGTCGTAGATATAACAAGTCCTAGTAGCGATGTCGTTTTCAAATGTCTGTTCCATCGCCCAATCAGACTGTTCCTTATAAATCTGACCAATCGTTTTAGCTCCGTTGTTCTTGGCGTTTGCGACACGCCTAGCTGTCTGTAGACTCGGCATCGCAATCCACCTCCTCAAACATTGCTTTAATATATCCGTGAGAATCTAAGATTGCTCTACGGAATTTTTTGTAACTAAAATGGTCACTCTTGAAATTATCCATAGCACCTTGTAAAGTTGCCATAAGAGTTACCATAAGTCCATTATCATTAAATAAGGTTTTTGTACCACCTAATTTAAACATAACATTCTCAAAGAAGACGAGAAATGCTTCGTCATCTTCAAATATTTTCTCTTCAATTGTCTTGTCTTTATAAAGTAGTAGTTTGTGAATGTCACCATGCATTGCACGAACTGCTTCATTGATTTGCTTGTCTGTGAAGTTGCCATATATGTATTGCATATTATGACTCCGTGTTGATATAAGAATTGTACATATATCCGTAATCACGAATACGTTTATTCAATTCAGTTTTCATGGAATCCAGACGGTCAATCATATTTTTATGATTATCAAGTAGCTTCTTTTCTTCCTTGCCACCTATCATTACTGATGTGTGCATAATAGAATCAACCTGTGGTTGTAACCACTCAATCGTCATTCCAAGTACAAGAATTCCTACGACAAAATTCATATCAGCCGTTTCGTCTACTGAATTATTCAGTGTAAAATCCAACTGTTGAATTTCATCATCGAGTGTGAGAGAAGAGAATAATCTACGCACTCTTGGATTAGAAATTACATTGCTTAATCGTTCTGTATATATCTCAAGCAAATCATTTTCATCAAGAGAGAGTTCCTTCGGATCTGAAATTCGTCCTCTTGTTCGTGAAAAAATTGTTTCGTATGGAAGCGTCATTGTGAGCCTCCTTTACTATTCCTGAACTAATGTAAGTAACATTTTTGTACCAAAAATTTCATCAAGAGCCTTAATTTTGTGAACTGAATCAAGTGCATGAGATTCAATCATTGTAGAAGCAATACCTTTAAGAGCTTCCTTTGCTCCCTTTGGAAGCTTTTTAATTGTTTCTGACATCTGAGGAACAGGAAGATTTAAAATCTCATTTAAGTCACTTGTTTCATACATGGACTCATATAAGTCTTTTACAGACTTATTCTGTTCAACAAAATCTTCATCCTCAATAATAATTCTTGGTGAATAAATGTTTACATCTTCACGAGTTCTAACGAGATAAATTAAATCTCTGTATTCAACATCAACTACATCTCCACAATCAGCCCAACTATAAAGGATGTGTGAACGTGCTCCCTCGATATAAAGTCCACCACTTACTAATGAACGACATGGAACAGTATCTTCGGGTGAAAATGTTTTTACATCTTCTTTAACTTCTGTAGTTTTTGTTACCTTTTCTGTACTACTAGTAGTAGCAGTTTTCTTTGTATATGCCATTTCCTTTCAATTCCTTTCAAAAATAGGAGAGTGGTAATCCACCCTCCGTATAATCAATCTATAAGTAAATCTTACAGATCCCACTCACCATGATAACGAGTCATAAGAGTTGCGACACCCATACGTCTCTGTACCTCATAAGACTGCATATCATCCTTAGTAGCACCTTTTTCGTTTACTTCAAGTTCAGTCTCTCCATAGTCAACAAACTTGATAAATCTATCATCAACTGCTGGCATAATATAGAGCTTCTTATTATCAACGATAGGAGTAGCAAGAGACTTATCAGTAAACTTCTGTGGGATCTCCATAAGAGGTGTTCCTTCGTAGCCACCGATAATACCTGTGTTTGCTACAGACTCCTTAATTGAATTAGCAGGATCAGCCCAATCAACCTTTGTAAGAGCATTAAGAGACTTTAATGCTGTCTTAGTACCCATGATTACAACACCGCTTTCGTTAGCAGCACCAACCTTTTCGATAATTGCATCAAACTGAGCCTTTGTAGAAGCGGCTAAAGCACCAGTACCCTTGAGAGTAGCAGGAACAGGAATAAGGTTTACACCATTTGCAAACTGAGAAGAAATGAGTGTCTGAACCTTCTGGATATAAGCCTTAACAACCGCATCCACGAAAGCACCCCAATCCTTACGACCAGTTAAGAAGAGACGAATATCTCCACCAACCTTGATACCATATACTGCTGTATCAACATGATAAGACTGACCAGAACCTAAACGCTGAATGGATAAGTCATGTGCGTCACCGCTGATCTTGCTTACAGTAAGTAATACTTCATCATCAGCCCAGAATTCATTTACATCTCCATCTTTCATGTTTTTAGACTCAACATAGTTATTGAAGAACTCATTCTCAGAAAGTCCATGAGCAATCTGAGTATCAATAATCTCTTCAATTACCTCGAAGAACTGTGTTCCTCTCTCAGAGTTTAAAGCTCTCTTAATCTGCTTATTTGTAGAATCCTTAGTAAGTCCAAGGAAATCGAAACAAGCCTTTCTAATTGTGTCACTAGCTTCTGCCTTAGAAATTACACGATTAGAATCAGTATCATAAATTTCACGACCTGCACCGAGGTCAAACATAAGATTTTTTACACTTGTATCTAACATTTATTTATTTCTCCTTTCTCAAAAATTAGGCTTTCTTTGTAAGCTGCATAGCGGCAGTTACACCAGAAATTGCTTTGAGTTCAACACCGTCTTTAACAGCGATGTCACCAGAAAATCCATCTGCTGAAATTTCAACTACATCACCAACTGCGAGTTCATAAGCTCTAACTACCTGAGTAGGAGCGTTTGTATAGTTGCTTTCTTTCTTAAATGTGTTGCTATATGTCTCCTCGATCATTGGTACCTGGTATACAAACAGGGCATCTCCAGGAGTTACTACTTCTACATAGAAATTTCCATTATTTGCCTTACCAACGACCTTTCCTTCAAATGAAGTAGGTGCTGCTGCTTTATAAAGATCTAACTCAATAAAATCGCCCTTGCCAACGAACCAGCCATTATCCACATAAGCACTAGCTGCTTCTGCTAACTGAATGTTATAAATATGCTTTCCACCATCTCTTGCGAGAACCTTAGAAGGGAAAGCTACTGCATGTTTTGCAATACTAACCTGAATCATGTTTTATCCTCCTTAAATTTTTGCATTAAAAAAGACACTCAATTTGAGTGCCATTACAATGATTTATATTTCTTGTTTTATTTACTAAAAAGATTTCCGTAACGGTTATCTTTCTTAGACTTGTTTACATTGGCGAATACTTTTACAGTTGACTTTTTCTGAGTTTTATCAGTGGTAGCTGCAAAAGTCTTCATGTTAGAATCTGCATAGATAAGTTTTGCTTCCTTCTCTAAATCTTCGAGAGAGTAGTTATCCATATTTGTATACAGTTTCTCAAAATCCTTATTAATGAATTTTCCTTCTTCATCTTTTTCAGAGATAGAAGCGAAGTTTTCATTTGCAAGAATTTCCTCACGCTTTGCATGAAGTTCATTCTTTTCTGCTGTCTCCTTAAACTCTTTGAGTGCAGCGTAGTTTGAACGCATATCATTTAATGAATCTAATTCTTCCTGAGTAACAAACTCTGCAAATACAGGAATTCTATCGCCAGTAAGAGTAAATACTTCACCTTCCTCTTTATAAGTCTGTTTAAAATATTTTCCTGACCACCAATCCTGCATAATTACATAATCTTCATAAGCAATTACGCCATACCATGTATTATCAGAATCCGCATATGTTGCGTTTACTAAATCTGAAAGTGCATAAATCTTTTCCTGTAATGAGATAGAAAACTCTTTATCAGCATATTTAACTGAAATAGAATAATCTTTTTTCTCTTCCTCGACAGTTTCTTCGTTCTTAGACTCTGTTTCAGTATCTTCTTCGGAAGTTTCTTCCTCAGTAGTTTCCTTGGAGGTTTCATCGACTGTCTCTTCAGATTCATTCTTCGTTACAGTTACTTCCTCCTCGGTGGTTTCTTCTGTCTCAGTTACCTCTTCAGTTTCAGTAACTTCCTCAAAATCCTTGTTGACCACTCGTGTTTCCTCCTTTCTTGGATTATTTTTTATATCAAAGCTTTCGAGAATATTTGTTAATTTCTCTAAAGTTTCAACCAATTGATTATCTGTATTAAATGTTGCAGTTTCTGTGGTTACTGCAAAATCTTCAATTTTGAAATTGCTTCCTGCCATTCCTGGTGATACATCCTTCGATAGCAAAGTTAGACCTGATACATAAAAATCATCTAATAAAAGAGTCTTGTTTTCATTATTAAAAGATAACTCTCTTATGCATAATTCCACCGAACAATCTACAGTTCCACGTCTATTCAGAATCTCAATTGCATCTTGACAATACTCATCGTATAAATAACCATGCAAAACTGCACGATTTACGCCAGCGTCTTCATCATATTCAATAGTAGTCTTTGTACCATCAATAACACCGATAGGCTGTTCTTCATATACAACTTTGTCATTACCATCTTTGTCAGTAGTCACATAATAATCATGGCTACCGAAGTCTAATTCATTGTCTGAGTTGGTAGTGATATGTGCTAAGATTGGGCGAAAGTTTGCTGATGGGACATTTTCATTGAAAGATTCTTCGGAGATTTCCGATTTATTGAGATTGACATGATCGTGAAATGCACGACTGACGAATGGAGTAAGAGACTCTTTATGTTTATCTTCATCCTTGGAAGTTTTTTCAAAATTACCATTCATTCGAACCATGAGTTCTTTACCGAATTCATTACTATCAAAATGAGCAAAATTATTCTTTAAACAGAACTCATATAGCTCATCAATAGACATAATTCGTCTTTTCTTCTTTTTGGGCATTATTTAACCTATTCCTCCTTTCTTTGTTGATATACCACTCAAGATAGGAGAGTGGTTAGAATGTAAGCATGTTGCTATACTGAATTTTATTGTTTGTATTTTCAAAAGTGAGAGAGTGATTATTTACAAATGTAGCCACGTTCCCATCTTGAGATACCAATTTAAAACCTTCTTTAAGAAGTTTTTCCTTTGTCTCCTTGTCGGAGGTTTTAATAAAATTGTATTTCATATTAAGATCCCCCTATTTAGCCTTTAGCTTTGTCTTTTTTATCACGACTAGCTTCGCCCTCATCTGAAATTTCAGTGTCAGTAAGAGTAGGTTTAACTCCCTCATTATCACCAGTATTTGATGTTGTATGTGAACTTTGAACTGGAACAAAATTGAGATTTAAACATTCATTTTCCAAGAAATGAAGAGATAGCGTTTCTCTTTCTGAGAAACCATTTAAACTATTTACCAATAATTTTGGTGCAAGACCGTATGTATTATCTTTAAGAATACTATCCTTATAAGCATCTTTTGTATAAACAGATATTTCGATAAATTTAACAAAACTTGGATTATCAACATAATAAGATATAATTCTATTGACAATAGCTTGCGTTTGAGGTAAAAGCATAGAAATAGCGAACTCTGTATCGGCTCTAATCGCAGCGTTAAATGCCGTAGATCCTGAGATAGAACTAGAATTTAAAATTTGAGCACCGCCAGAAGTATTTAGAACTGTTTTTGTAGCATTTTCTACTTTATTTGTATCTGTTGCCTTATCACTATCAAAACTAATCTGATTGATTTTTCCAGGAATAATAGCAGCAGAAGTATAATCAGGCAAAGCTTCATTTACCATTCTTTGCCAATAAGGTAATACTAAGTCTGGATCAACTTTCCATTCATTTACGTCATCTGCGCCAGATAATGTTTCAAGTTCCATCCAAATCATTTTGTATATTTCCTGTTGGTCTGCAATGCTTTGAATATCTTCAAGATCCAATAAGTTTATTAATGAATTTAATAATCCGCTAAACACGGGAACGATAGTCTCCCAGTCTTCAGCATGGAATTTCAAACAGACACCTTGTTCTCCGATTGGTTGCCATTTACTTTCTCCGCTTTGCTGTGACTTATTATACATAGAAACAAACGGTTCACCCCAAAGATCCAGTAAGTCTTTGTTTCTTTTAAAATAATCCATATTCATTGTGAATGCGAAGTCACCTGTATCTGTATACACACCAGAAATTCTACAATAATCTGCTGGAAGTGGAAGAATAAAGAATGGTGTTTTCCCGTCTGATTCTGGATTAAAATAATAGCAACCATAAAATACATCTTCTCTAAAACATGTCATATATGCTTTAAGAAATTCATACTGTAAGTTCATCTTGTCAAGAACTTTTAGTGTGTCATTATATGATTTTTTCACTGCATCTTTATCATTATCTTCAACCAAATCATATTCAGGAATTACAGTTCTTGCATCCAAACAGAACATGTTGGCATTATATGCAATAAGTCTGAAATATACCTGAGAACGATAATAGAGATATCTTGACAGGTTTCGTAAATTGACCTCGTTAGAAGTAATATTTTGTAAATAACTTCTAAGGTCTTCTTTATTAAAGTTACTAATAGTAGTGTAGGTTGTTGATTTTGAAGTATCTCTAAAGTTAGTAAAAGCTTCATTCGCTGAATCAAAATTTTCAATCCTACGTTTATTTTTTTCATAAAATTCTTTCATCTCAGCAGCCGTAGGTTGTTTTGAATAAATAGAAGAGGACGTTGAGTTCGTCTTCTTAGTTGTATTTGTAGTAGCAGGTGCATTAGCATCCGCTTTCTTTGTTCTTGGCATTTTTCGTTAATGCACCTCCTTTAATTAAACATTGAAAATCGCTTACCTTGACGGATTGGAAGTTTGTTGATGAGATCTAAAGTATTATTATTTTTTGGTTTGTTTTTAGCAGATAAAATCTGACAGATGTTGTATCCATACATGCAACTTGAGACTCTATCCTTTCTCATTCCAGTTCTTTCCTTTACTTTTATAAGAACACCAGATGAATCACACTGTAAATTTATTAACTCATTTATCATCAATGTTGTTTGTAAATATGGTAATAACATTAACGCTTTTTGATTTGCAGATAATTTACTATATCCACGTATTTTACTTAAATGTTCTTCGATGTTAATATCACTAGCAAGCATATTAATATATCCATTTTGAAATCCTGCTCTAAGTGCCAAATACATATCATTATTTGATTTTGCATTTGCTTTAATAACATAAATAACCTTTGGGGCAGTTTTTACTTTACATCTATCTGATATTTCAGTATTATTAGCACAGTTAAGACAAGGATATGTGACATTATAAACTGGATCATATCTATCCGAATATATCAAATAATCTACTATAGGTTGTCCGACACCAGAACCATCAATCGCAATATAATCACAGTCATATTGATAAAATTCTCTTAAAATCAATAATCCCAAATCTTCTGCAAGTAGACCTTCTTGAGATTCAACATATACTATATTATCCATGTAATCATTAGAAGAAGTAGGAGTAGCAGAATGTATTGTTATACAAGTTGCATCGTTATCTCTTTTCTTTGAACCCATCAATGCAATATCTATTGATAATATTCTGATTTCGTCCTTTTTCTTTTCTGGAATTTTAAGTGAATTGACTCGATAATATTCAAGTGGAAACAGACAGTCTTGAAGTATTCGTCTTTCATTCAAAACTTTGTAATCGAAAAGTGCATCAGCGGCACTTCCATAGAATTTTCCCTCTCTTTCCATCATAAAGATAATGTCTGAAAATGTTGCTTCTGTCATTTCGTTCATTATCTGCTGACGCATTAAAAGTCCTTCTCGTATACTCACTTGATACGGCAAGTCTACTATGAAGTAGCTTAAATTTGGATCTAGCATGTTAGCCGCATAAGACTTAGCTTGTGAGTATAAATCTGACATGGCGTACCAACTACTGGTAAGGTACACCTCCTTTGGCATTTCTGCGAGAGAAGCATACTGTGGGTCTTTCATATATCCTGGTTGTCTTGGAGTGGCATTCATAGGTCTAAGAATAGAAGATACTACATTTGGTGGAATAAGCCGACTTTCATCCACAAGTATAATATGTGAGCGAAATCCACGACTGGATTCTGTAGCAGTAATTGCTTTAATAATAGAACCAGACTTAAATTGAATATAACAATCATTTTGTCCTGTACTGTATTTTAAAATTTCGCTTCTAAGCAAAGGCGATTTCAACATAAAATCATCAGTTATTTTCTGAATTAAATTTTTGGATTGCTTAAAGGTTGCCGATACTGAAAGAATCTGTTCCCCTGGGTACAGGATCGCCCTACAAACTGCGAACAAAGCGCAAATATAAGTTTTTCCCAATCCTCTACAAGCCAGTAGAAGTGTATTATCATGTTTATCCATAGCCCATAAAAGTATTTTTTGAAACCATTTTAAGTTGGTTATTTGGAGGTAATCCCTACAAAAAATGTCTAAATTTTCACGGTAAAATCCTGCACGTTCTGCAACTATGTTCATAATTTGTGCAGTTCTATCTTGTTCAATCTGAGCGTTTGTTTTATTACTTGTAGCCATAACAATTACTCCTCAGAACCATACATTTTTTGATATATTGCAGAACTACCTTCTTTTTCTTCTACACTAGGTTTTGTTACCGTATATTTTTCGACTTCTTCAATGTACTCTTGTGACTGTGGAACATCTAATCCCAAAGCATTTGCCAACCAACCACCAAACCACACTCTTATTTTTTTACCAATTCCTGATACATCACATAATTCTGGATCAGGTGTAGGCACAGGCTTCTCCAATTCCCATTTGCTTATCAATTGTGAAAATGTCAGTGTATCAGTAGAAGCATTTCCTACATTTTGACGGGGCTGAAGGTTTGCCGCTGCTAATAAATCATTCAATGATTTATCAAGTTTTTCTGTATCTTTACCTGCTTTTTGGGCTTTATATATGTCTAATAGTTTAAAACAGATTCTAACTATATAAGTCTGCTGACTCTTGCTATCAACCTCTGTTCTCGCACACCAATCGTCATACTGATCTTGTAAATATAAGTAATCCTCTGATGTAAAACCAGATCCAAACAATTTAATAATTTCTTTACGTGGTTTTCTTTTTGAAGTAAGTTGCAATGTTTGTTCATCTTCATCTAAAAATACGGAATCAGCAAACTTCTTTGAACGATAGTCATTGAGACTAGCTCTCATCACGATCCACTGTTGAGCAGCAGTGCCACGAACTTTTTCACCAACACCATCAGCTAAGATTTTTAATTGGTCGTTATATACCTTTTCATCAAAATACCAATCAAGACGTTTAAATGTCTCAATAGTTTTATCTTTATTATCAATTCTTGTATCAGAAGATTTATCATAATCTGTACAATCATTAAGGATACACTCACGACACCCATAATGTTCTACGCCATCAGGACTCGTATTTGACTGATAAAAATTTATCTTTGTGGATTTCCATTGACCGCATTTAGGACAAAGAGTAAGTTCCCCATTTATGATTCTTTGATAGAAATTGGATAGCTTACCATAATCTTTGCGCAGACTGACTAATGTAGCCTGCTTTAATTCTTGCTCTGATAAAGGCTGTATTAATTTAGCCATTCTGTCACTTCCTTCCTTTTATTCCAATAAAAAAGAAGAGTAGTAACGTTTCGTTACAAACTCTTCCATAGTCATATTGTTCTTTTCAACATAATCACTTAGGAACATCCATTTTAATCTTGTCCCATCTTGTAGAGAACCACTTGTATTCATTTCTCCTCTACAACATTTTCTAATTCCACATTGATTACCATCATAAGCTCTTTCAGCATCCATGATACTATCAAATATTTCATCTGTTGTTGTACAATACACCGCTTTGCCAGAAATATTTTCTGTATAACTTTTTACTTTCTTATCTATGAGATAGTGTATAATTTCCTTTTTACTTAATTTATTATAATCATCGGTATACATCCAAAATAATTTCTCACCAGTATTTAAGTCTTTTCCAGCAGAAAAATCATTTCCACGACAACAATCTAAAATCCCTTTATCACAAATATTATACAGTTTACCTGGTTCTGTAAGAGTAGAATATGAAATGCCAGTATTGACACATGTAACTTTTGTACCAGAAGATCTTATACTACTATTTTGTGCAGAATAATTGGCACATAAGCCATATTTTTGACCTTGCTTCAAATAAGAAGGTACTAACCATTTACCGATGTTTAATTCTGACATAATTTCATGTGCTGTGTATCCTTTATTCCATAAATCACATGCTTCAACCAATAATGATTTTTGCGACTTTATATTTGCTTCATCAAAATTAATGGATTCTAACGGAAGAATTTTGGTAAGATTAGAATTTAGAATGTTATTAAGAATGTATATGTATCTATCATGGTAATCATACGAGCAATCAATTCTTATCATTTCAATTCCATGATTGATTGCTAATTTATCTTTCATACTATCAATATATTTTATATCATCTAAAGTATATTGTTTTACTTTGCTATGAAGTTTTTCGTGAAAACCTCCGTCCATCTCAACTATGTATTGTTTGTTATTTATTCCAAAATATATATCATATATACCTGTACGAGTTTTACCTTTTAATTCAAATTTACACCATTTTGGTCGATATTCTCTTTCCAAAAAATCTAACTTATCTTTTATTTGTAAAAGTGAATTGAATATCAACTTATTTGGATATGATATACCATCCTTACAAACAGGACATCTTACATCCATATCTCTATTTACTTGATTAATAGATTTGTCTTTACAAATATATCCGCATGTTGGACATTTAAAATCTGTATGTTTATTACTATTTTGCATATATTTAAAACCATCTTCAGGATTTGCTAATAAATTTCCCAAATCTGGATTAGTAGTCCAAATATCATTTAACCCAACACATACTTGCATTCCAGAACATACAGGACATTTACATTTATAAATTCTATCTGGTTTAGAATATAATGTATGGGAACTACCATCTGGTAAATGGTGGGTAAAATACATTTTTTCATTATGCCCTAAATATTCATTATCATCATTTAATGTAAATTCATCACCACATGTTTTTCTTAATTTTTCTTTTACTTTATCAAGATTTTGTGTTAATCCTTGGCTTCTTTTTTCTGACGAACAATATTTACATCCATTGTGTCCTTCTGCCATTTGGCGAGTACGTGCTTTCCATTCATAGTTATGAATATTGCACCTATGTAAAATTTTTGTTCTTTGATTTACATATGGTTCTAATACAGTTATATCATTACCATACAATTTAAAAATTCTTTGTTTGTATTCTTCATCTGTCAATCTTTTTCTTGAATAATTTTGTTCCATTCATCATTTCTCCAATCTCTCCATATCAACAATAATAGAAGAGAAGAGTGACTGGATATGGAGTACAGTCATTCACGAAGATGATCAGTCCTCGTTATTCTTCTCTTGATTCCAACTACCTGCAATCGAAACAGTAACAATCCTCTCATAGTTGGCTATATATTTATTCTCTTTTTAAAAGAGCCTCGCAACCTACATCACGAGACTCTTGACAACTATTTACCTAATAAGAATTCATCATCTTTACTCACAGTACCATCGTCATTTAAAGTATATCCCTGTGCAACTAATTCAGTTTGTACCTTTTTATTCCACAACTTAGGCACATTAATCCATAGATTCATTCCATTTTTAACTCTTTCAACATAGAATATAACCATTATTCACCATTCCCTTCCACAACAATAGTTGCTAATTCGTCTATTGCGCTATCATGGGTAGATAACATTTCAGCAATATCATCAACGGCATTTGCATTTATATTTATTCTTTTATTTGTTTCATCGTTCAGTTTTAAGATAAGTTCATCTAATTTCAATGAAACATCGTTTACTTTTTTAGATACATCATTTATAGCTTTGTAGATTTCCATTTTTTCATTTTTTGTCATATTACTTTAACCTCCTTCCTTATATACATAAGCAGGAAGCGAGTCCAATAGCGTTGCTCGCATTGTCGTTGTCCTTACTGCCATTGTAGCTGACATAACAGAAGTAAGCCGAGTCGCTACTACCAGGAGAGCGTTGCCAATAGATATTACTATTAGAAGAAGAAGAACTTGACCATTTTGGATTCTTATATCTATTAGAAGTAGTTTTATAATAAGTATACTGACTTCCTTCACCAGCTACAGAATATTTGGTTTTACCATATATTTCAACCTCAGAAAGTAAAAATACTTTATCAACTGTTGTGTTTATGGTCGTAGATTTTGCACCAGCAGAAGTAAGTTTCTTTACTGGTTTTACCATTGACTTAAAAGAATCAGGCAATGCATTATAATAAACATCATTACACCATGTTCTTCTGGCGGAAGAAGTCCATCCACCACTATTAGTATTTGTACTGTTTATATATCCATTTTCTGTATTAGAACTTCCACTTGTAGGAGAATTAGCATTTACCTCATTCATTAAACAATCAACTTGTGTTAATGTTACAGCCGCTTCTGTGTGTCCGTTGATAGCAGTGGTTAAATCATCGTGGTCGAAATCTGCAATAGCAAATTGAACATCTTGCTCTCTATGACTTTCGCCTACTCCTGTAGCTGACATTGCAGATAAATGTACTGTACGTTTGTCACCCACCGCCCAATAATCTCTGATATTTATTTTATTTGCATAATGAGCGTCTATCATAGCTTTTATTTCTTCATCTGTACCGTTTGCAAAGGTAACTATTTTTAAATCATCGTTTCCGCCGTCACCACCGTCACCACCGTCACCACCGTCACCACCGTCACCGCCGTCACCGCCGTCACCTGTTTCAATATCAATCCAGTCATTATCCTCATTTTGAACTTGAAGTGTACCATTGAAGTAACGCATACCGTGCACACCAGTTTCACCATAAATATCTGTAAGAATATGAGTTTTAGTTTCCTCCGAATTAGAAGTGTCTGGTTTATTTATAAGACTATTGTAATCACCATCAAAATCACTTTTAGCATCCCATTCTTTTATCTTTTCGCTTGTAATTCCGTCCAAGACGGTTTTATTTATAAATATAGGAATTTCAGTATCTTCTGGTAATGCACCAACTTCCGCAGCAGTATAACTTGGTTTATTTTCTGTTTTTGCCCATGCAGGAACAGTCGGATCTGTTTCTGTAAATTCGGTCATATAACCCTTATCATTTGTAAAAGACGATATAAGAGTGGGTATCGTTGGAATTTCGGTCTTATCTGCCTTTTCTTCAAGTTTTTTATCCACCTCGCCTTTTGTATAAACATTCGATAAATCAATGGCTGTCGTACCAAGTGCAGCAAAAGAACCGTTAATATACATATACTGCATATACACATTTTTTTGATTCTCGACTTCAATAAGATAAATTGTATTTTCGCTTATATTTTCTGATGGAAGTTCTGTAACTATCTTAGAAGTTAATTTATTTATATTTGCCAATAATGTATTAACTTCTGTTTGAGAGTATGTTTCTGTTTTTTTATAATAATTCGTAAGATTTTCTGCTGTGTTTTTAATATAGTTTTCATCGTTATTTAATTCCGATAAATTAGTTGGAATTATAGGAATATCAGAAGTATTTGCTTTTAAATTTAGCTTCTCGTCAGTTTCATCTTTTGTATAATAATTTGCCATATCTTCTGGTGAGCCATCTTTAATAGTAATTGACTTAACTCCGTCTTTATCAGAAAATGAAATTGTATGTCTTCCAGTAGATTCTGTAATTGTTACAGTTGGTGAGACACCATCTTTACCTTTTAACTCCTCCAACTGTTCCTTTGTAAAATCATCATAAGTAAATGGATCACCGTCTTTTCCTGGTTTTCCGTCTGCACCTTTAACAGTAGGAATAACACCACTTGTAATTTCCGTTCCATCAGACATAGTAAATACAATCTGATTCTTGTCATTTACGTCAATATCTGTTACTGAACGACCATTGCTAGGAGTGGGGAATACCATTTTGAGGACTCCGCTATCCTTTGTATTGATCGTAAGTGTCTGTCCATCAACAGACATACTTTTAACGCCACTTACAGCAGAAGTAGCTACTTTCTTTGAGAGAGCATAAGCTGTAATTCCATCCATTTATATAGCCACTCCTTTCTTATAGATCTTGCCAGCCAGAACTGAATAACATCATTACCTTTGTTGCACCATTATTACCAATAATTACTGTCGAACCAATATTTGCATAATGGTTGAAATCTGAAAACGAACCGCTTCCTAGCTTTTTAGTTGTCGGCAAATCTTTTACCTCATCAACAGAGTCACATACGAAACTACAGATAATTGTATTTGGCTGACCGCCATATTCTGAACATAAAATCATTTTTTATTCCTCACTTTCTTTTTATTTAGTCGATTTTTTATATAACAAAACCGACCATAGAAAGTCGGTTAAAAAGTTTTAATATTTACCAATCAGTCGCCAAACTGATTATAACTGTATAGGGCGGTAGGATAGTGATGAGCCACCAGGGATAGAACCGTATGTACACCACAGCAAAATCCTTCGACATCAGGTTTACCGCACGAAATAGGGCATAACGGACTCGAACCGATACTCATGGAATGAAAATCCATTGTCTTACCTTTTGACTAATTCCCCATATTTAGGGTGGAAGAGTACCACCCATTATTTTTTACAGAGTATATTCTGTAGTTCCTTCAAAAGTATTATTCAATGCACGAATTTCAGCAAGCTTCTTACATTCATTTCTATTTATATATGTGTATTTGGAAATATCTTTTATATCGAAAGAATATTTCCATATTAATTTTTCACCTGTTTCTAATATACCAGCATATTCAAAAATTCCTTTACAACATTTTATTATAAAACTATTCCATACTCCAAAATACAATTGAGCATCTTTAGCAGAATCAAATAATAATTTATAGTTGATACATACAACACTTTTTATTCTAGTATTATGCATACAATTATTTATATATTGTTGAATTTGGTTATTGCTCATTTGTTTGTATATATCATACCATATGTATATTTTCTTTTTATACATAGGCTGTTTTTTATTACAACATCTGTATATATTAGAAGAATTTAAATTGTTCTTTTTTGCGTATTCTGGTATATTTTCTATTATTTTATTATCAGTTATACAATACGCCCATCTGGACTCTGGAAGATCTCCATCATATTGTCCATCTATTATTTTACTTTGTCCAATCCACTCATCAAATTGCTCTTTAGTATTATTGCCTTTTTGTTTTGCACCATATTTCATTAAATGCCAATTATGAAATGCGTTATGACATTTTGAACAAAGAGCTAAGGCATATTGTTGGTCTAATCTGTATTCTGGATAATTGGCATATCCATATAAATGATGTACATCCGTTGCCCTTTCACCACAACATTGACAAATATATTTATCTCTAGCCATTACATTTTTAGTAAATATATGATATTCTGGATACTTTCTTCCTATTTCTCTTTCTTTATCTGTTTTGTTAAAATTCCATAATGGATGGTTTTCTCGACTATTAAAAATTTTTAAAGCACAAGGCTTACAATATGTTTTGCCATTATGATTAATTTTTCTATATGTATACCATGTCATTTCTGTTTTAGTTTTGCATTCATCACATATACAATTTACAATGGCGTTACTTCCATTTGTTAAGTCTTCAACTTTCACCTTGATTTTTGTTCCGCTTTTTATAATATATTTACAACGTTTTTTTATTATAATACTTAGGAATTTCATATCCTTTATTTTCATACCATCTTATAGTTCTATTGTTCAATGTTATTTCAACTTCGTTAGTAATCAAACCCATAATTCTCTACTCCTTTATTCAAATATTTATTCTCTGTTTGAATAATAGTTACTTAATAAATCAAACAAAGCTTTACTTTTCTTAAACTTCCAAGTAGTTATTCCATTTTCATCGGTTTTTGCAAACAAAAAAGAGATGCCATTATCAATCAGATAAAACATCTCTTTTCTATCTTGAGTACCATATTCTCTATCAATTTTCTTTTTCAAAATTTAACACTACTCCTTAATAATATATTATAATACAACAGAAGTTTCTGCTTCAAAATCGTTAGCTAATGCTCTAATTTCTGTTAATTTTGTTGTGATTGCAGCTTTCACTTTTTCCAAGAAAAGAACTGCCATTGCCTGTCCTAACTTTTCAGGAGTATTAAACACTGTACCAAGAGAAGTAGTAGGAATTTTATTTATATCAATAGAAAGTGTAATAGATAAATTCTCATCGAGGATATATTTTTTATTTACTAAATCAGAGATTGTAACCTTTTCAATAGTAGAACCGTCTGGCTCATCAGTAACAATCACAGGAATTCCTGTATCTGAAAGTTTCAAATTCCCAGAGAAGTCAATCTGGTTATATTCGATATATCTTACGAAATTATGTAACTGATTTTTCTCTGTGTCAGCATCTCTTACGCTATCACCCAATTCTTCAACATTTAAACTTACTGTGATTACGTCTTCGTTAATTTCTGTTTTCTGTGCTAATTTCATTATTCTGTTGCCTCCTCACTTAATAAATTGTAAAATTCTTTTAATCCGCAAATCATATTTTTAATGGTAGACTTTGACAAATTACACTGTAATTGTGGTAAATTCATATCTGTGTCATTTACTTTAAAAACAAGACAATTGTTATCAAAATCAATACTCATACTTGCTTTTGTCTGATTTCCAATAAGCATCTGCAAGGCTTTTAAAGTTTTACCATTATCACTTGTAATACTTAATACATCACCAATTTCCAAGTCGTTTTCAGTAACCTGTAAATATGCCATTATATACACTCCTTTCTTTATTTTCGTTTCCTTTTAATCATAACTGAGGTAGTAGGATTTGAACCTACAAATACAGGAGTCAAATTCCTGTGCCTTACCACTTGGCGATACCCCAATGTTCAGCATAAAGCACTAACTAGCTGATATTGGACTGTACATACGCAGTTTTAAATTAGAAAACTTTCGCAATCCATTTATGCTTATTGATTATTATTTGTTCGCTACATTGTCGTCACCTCTCGGCTCGAATATCACGTTACTATGCTTTCTTGTTCAAATTTATACTTACTTGGAATATTTTGACAGAATGCGTCAGATGATATATAATAACATCAACACTATCTAAGACGGTAGAGCGGTTGTCTTCCACCAGAGAGTACAAGCTCTGTTTACATAGAAACCTTTCGAGGAATTTATGAAAGGAGGACACTTGCAAATGATAACAATTTCATTACAAACTGTTTATTATGCTTTAGGAATTGCTAGTATTTTATGTACATCAGCATATAAGATTGGATATGAGATTGGTGAGAACGCAAGAAAATAACCACCCTGGTCTGGTAAACTGATGGCGGTTAGATTCGTTCTTTCCAATATTTGATTTCAAGACAACCGTTCTGCTTTACGGATAGTGTCTTTTATTTGTTATCTTTAATTCCTTTGTATTGTAACACATATTCAAATGTGGTGCAAGAGGGAATTAGACGAAGTGTTAGACGTTAAGTATTAGACGAAAGCTTCATCGGCATCCTCAGTGTCTTCACGAATCACATACATCTGAGTGGTTTCGGAAGATTCGTGTCCCAAAAGTTTCTGTGCTGTTTCCAATGCACGATGGTCATAACATACAAGATTGGTCGCTCTACTCCGTCGGAAGTTATGTGGCGTACTACGCCTACCAACAATTTCAGAAAATTCATTTATACACCAATCATTGAATGCACTATATCCAATCTGTCGCACCTTTGAACCATCTTTAGTTTTTACAACAAACATATAAGGGCAATCATCATCTCCACGTACTTCAATCCATTTTTTAAGCCAATGCATTGCATCTTCCCCAAATTTAAGCTTTCTTTGTTTACCTTGAATCGAAGCACCCTTACATCTTATGGTATGTGTTTGATATTGTCTTGAAATAGCTTCTACCTCTTTGCCATCTTCATCGAGAATTTTAATTTTCTTTTCTTTGGCAGGATAATCAACAACTTCTTTAAGAAGCTGTCTAGCTTCAGCTCTTCGACATCCTGTACTATAAGAAAATACAACATATGCAAGTTTTTGCCATTCTTCACGTCTTTCTAATTCTTCGCATAATGCAACATATTCATCTGGCGTAAGAGGTACTTTTTCATGTACATATCCAGTTTTTACCACTTTTAACCCGATGGTGAAATTCCTGAAGGTTGGCATCTCATCCTCATACATCATCATTACATAATTACAAAATGCACTTACACATGATTTTTTAAATTTAATAGCAGAATCTGACAAGCCACGATTCGTTAGCCAATTCAGGTATTTCTGAAATTCTTTCTTTTTAATCTGTGTAAAATCCTTGTCCCCAAGATAATCATGTACATATTTGAAAAATATTCTCAAACCCGAACGATACGCTGGTCGAGTTTTTACAGAAAGATCGGATTGGTTGTCGAGATAGTCTTGAACCATATCTCTATTAGTTTTATTTATTTCCAACCATTCATCTTCCGTAATCTCATCAGTTCTATTTGCTATCTTTCCGTCCAATACAATCACTTCCTTTCAAACAAAAAGAAGTGAGATAACAATAGTAGTTACGCCACTTCTTTCAAATCTTCTATATAATTAAATAATGTTTCATAAATTTCTTGATTAGTTTTTGAATATATATCACTTTGATATAATTGAATTAATGGAATATTGTTTTCTTCGCAAATTTGAATCTTTTCCTGCTTTCGCTTTTCATATAACTCGTTACCTTCAATACCAAATAATTCAATATAATAATTTCGATTGTTTAACTCCACGACAAAATCAAATCTATATTTTCGCTTAAAATTGGGAATTACATCTTTATAAAGAACTTCGTTTTCAAATGATATATTATAAGATTCTAAGACTTGAGCTAATTTTAACTCATACGTAGAACGACATTTTGTACCGTTTTTTGTTTCATATATTTTTTGTTTTTTAAATCCTGCTTCATTAAGTGCTTTTCTGAAACTTCCGAACTCCTTAAAATATGCATTACCAGATGGCATTCTTTTATATAATTTTAAGTCAGATTCAAGTGGTCTACGACCTAAAACATCACCTAGCCATTGTAATTTCTCAATAAGTTCTTCTCTCGTTGCACCTCTACCTGGAATTGTTTTATCAAAACCACATAATTCTTGTAAGTTATGTAACGTACCAAAATGATTAAGATATGCTTCTGTTGAATAAATATAATTATTTGTAGCTTTGGATATTTTTGTTATCTCTCTGCTAGATAACACAGTCCCATATTCCTTACAAGCCCTCTTATATTTGAAAATCATGTCTTCTTCTAATACCTTATTATTGTATCCCTCATATCCAATAAGTTTATTCACATTATTAAACGAACCAAATCTACTGATATATACTGATGTACACTGAATTGATTGGCATTTATCTAAATCATCATTTGTTGGTAAAAACATATGTGTTTTCAAATGTTCTTCAACAAACTTCTTATAATTTTCCAACATTTCTTCATCCGATAATTGCTCTCTATTGAATAAGTTTGGATTAGTAGTTGATTGAATACCAGCTTTTTTTAATAGATTCTGTAATGTTCCAAAATGTTTCGTCACTTGACAAGAAGAGAAAAACCATCACGGTTCATTAAATATTCATATTGAGTACGACCTTTAGAATCTATATACTCATTTTTTATAAACATTTTTAATAGTTGGTCATGACCACCCATTAACAAACCATTATGTTTTACAACATTTTTACCCTTTGTCTTGTCCCATGCTACACGTCCTTCAATAGAATAAAGAACTTCAGCATGTTTCTTTCCAAACTTTTCAGCAACATCTCGACTACTTGCCAATACTTGACCATTTTCTTCTTTTAAAATAATTTCATCCATTTAAATTTCTCCTTTTCTAAAAATATTTTCTAGTAAAAGGAGAGGATTTACTGACGTTTCACAACGTGTACCTCTCCGCTAGTTAGTGCGATAGGAACATACCCTATACATGCGTTTCACTAACGAAGGTAGAGATAGGAGAGCAATGCCATTCTATAAAACTCTTCACTGAACTATCCGTTCAACCTATATTCACATTCTCTGTTTCCATTCACAGAAACATCAAAAATGGACGACTGTGGAATCGAACCACAACGAAGAACCTAATCTCGCCCATACAAAAAGAGTGTGCAATATACACCACACACTCCACACACTCTAAACAACTTAAATGATATCCCAGATTTTATTTACAAAACTAAGAAAGCCTGAAATATCCTCAACAGCCTTATCATATTCTTCTTTTGTTACTTCTTTGCCATTAACTTCGTAAGAAGTAGAAGAAGTAGTAGCCACATTATGACAATCGCAATTTTTACAATCACTATCACAATCATCATATTCATTGCCAATTTCTACTTCATATACCTCATCAGATTCAATCTTTGGAATAATCTTAGAATTACAATCGTCAAAAATATATACAACATCAGCTTCAACAAAGATATAACCGTCTTTTCGCTTTACAGGTTCACACCAAATTTCATCATCTAATAAGCTGACAACGAAAGCATCATCATAACCGTCCCATTCAGGATCGCCAAACCCATCAATAAATGCAATACCATAACCTATTCCAACAAGTTCACGAATAATCTCTTTTGCATCTTCATATTTAGCAACAACATCTACTGAATTATATTCATCATCAGATTTTACTCTGTCATATGCATCTGCAACAGCACAAGCAAAATTTTCATAGTCTTCAAAATGTAATGTTTTAATAATAATCACGACCTTTCAGATTATGCAAGTGTTTTAACTGACTTAGAAATCTTAAATACTAACTGATCCTCAGCATCTTTATGCCATGTAGAACCCTTGTTCTCCCCAAGCTGAACAATTCCAGACTTCTCATTCACATGCTTTGCAGTAAAGCTACCAATTCCAATCATGGGAACTTTCTCTGTCTTATCACTTGAAAGAGTCTCAATTACAAATTCAGCATAAGCCGAAAGAACAGCTTCAATATCCTTCTGCGAACATCCTTCTAATTTACCTGCTACATTTCTTAATACGTCGTTCTTTACCATTTTTAATTTTCTCCTTTATTTTCCTTAATATTTTTGTTCTTACCTTTTCGGTATATTTTTTAATCAGTAATATTTACACCAACAATACTTAATCCGCTATCTGCCTTTACAATTAAGTCGCCAATTCCGATATTGTCGTTAGGATTCTGATGATAGTTCAGTTTAATCTGTAAAACCGTAGAATCATTTCCACTAATCAGATTTCCATTAGAACCAACATATTCAACTGGCATATTGAAATTAATTGTTAAAATCTGCGACTCTTTAGTATGGTCAGCATTATGTATTCCGTTTATCTGAATACGATAATCGCCTCTACCAATTTCAGGTCTTTGATGGATAGTAGCAGTAGTTGTGTAACAACCGCTTGCCATGTAAATACCTTCTGATTGATTTTCAATAATAGTCATAATTGGCTTTTCATATTTTTTCATAAGAAAATTCCTTTCTTAGAAATTTACATAGTAAAAGAGGGTAGCATCCATATAAGGTACACTCCCGTTACTGAAAACTTATAAAAAGTTATAAACTTTTATGTTTCATTCCTACTTCAAAGTGTATGCTTTTGATTTGTATTTTTACAATATCTACTAACAGGTTCTTGTACACTCCATAGGCGTAAATTCCGAACTAACGTATCCGTACATATCTGTATTAACTTGAAAGTGTTATGCTACAGATTGTTTCATCACATTTTCTCCATATCTTTTTAGATTTAAAGCTGCTTGATAATCTCTGTCAATAATATTTCCACATTTACACATGTAAATACGATCTGACAACTTTAAATCTTTTTTGATGCTTCCACAACAACTACACAATTTAGAACTCGGAAAGAATCTGTCCGCAATGATTACTGAAATATTATTCCATGCTGATTTATATTCAATTTGTCGTCTAAATTCTCCAAAACATTGTTGCTGAACAGCTTTAGATAAATGTCTGTTCTTCATCATTCCTTTTACATTCAAATCTTCAATACAAATAAAACTTGGTTCTCGTTTTATAATCTCAGATGTTGTTTGATGTAAATAGTTCTGACGAATATTCGTTAGTCTATGATTTAATTTTAAAAGTTCTTTTTCACTTTTTATAATGTTACTTGTTTTACAGTAACTTCCCCCTTTCCTGTTTTTCTCATATTTTCTTGATATAGAACGCTGCAACTTGCGTTTTCTTTTTTCTAACTTTTTAACTTTTTGAGTTTTATTTATATTCTGATATTTGTTGCCATCAGAACATATTGCCAAATCCTTAATTCCTAGATCAATTCCAATACCTTCATTTGATGGAAGAGTAGCAGAATCTTCACATTCAATACCAATAGTAATATACCAGTTTATCCCATCATATTTGATACGAGGATTAGTGTATTTATGGTCAGTAGGAATGCGTCCATGCTCTGCCAATCTAATCCAATTCAATTTCTGTTTATTTTTCTTTTTAGAGGAAGAGAACCCTTCTATCTTGACATGTGTATCAGTGAATTGGATTTTTACATTATCTTGATAAAATGACGGAGTGGAACATTTACGACTTTTAAACTTCGGAAATTTTGAATATCCTTTAAAAAATCTCTTATATGCATTACAAGCATCCTTTATTGCTTGTTTTGTTACATTATTAGATATATTATTTAACCAAGAATATTCATCTTTTTTCTTTAACTGTGTAAATTCTTTTCTTAAATCACAATCAGAGATAAAATTCCCACCTGCCTTATAATTTTCTTTTTCTCTTCCTAAAGCCCAGTTATAAGCAAAACGAGCAGTATTAGCATATTGAAACAATTTAGTTTTCTGCTTATTGTTTGGTAGCAACATCACTCGAATTGTTTTTATCATGTTTTATTTTCACCTCCTACTTTTATATTCTCTTTATTTTGAAGTAGAAGATTGAAAGTACAGTTCAATCTAAAAAGACATAATCGAAACACAGTCGAAAGCCTTATAAGTTATATCAAACTGTTGAATACCTCAAATGTGGCTTCGTCAGCCAAAATAATATATTAATTGTAGCTGTGAATATCTGCTTCCACAATTACTCCAAACTGAGCCGAACAGTGGACTACAATTGTTATTTAATTTAGTCAAGTTGTATGTCATATAAGCAAATCAATCCATTATCGCCTATAACCGATACTGTTTGTTCTGGTTTATTTGTCTTGCGAATTGACATCGCATATGCATCCGCACCTGATACGCACCCTGACTGTATCACTTTTGTATCATATACTGTTTCCATAGCATTAGTATGCCTATGTCCAAGCAATACAATGTCTGGCTTAATATTGAACATCATTGTAAAATTCTGCACAACATTACTTGGTGAATCTTTATGACCATGAGCAGCAAATATATTGTTTCCACGAATATTAAACATTGCAATTTCTGGCTCAATTGTATTATCACAAATAGTGATATTTTTTACATTCTGCATTCTTGCCTTTAAATAAAAAGGTAGCAGTATGTCCATATTTTCGCCATCTAAAGCTTCTTCCTTCTTAGGGGAAATCCTAGAATGATTACCAGGCGTTGTATATACATAAATATGGTTAAAATGATTTGCTAATCTAATTAGCATAGCAGAAATCAGTTCTGAAATGTATTTAAACTGTTCCATTAAGTCCATATTGTTCTGTAATCGAAGATTATTATGAATAATTCCACTAAGAATTTCGCCAATTACAAGATAACAGTTTTCAGATTGATACATTCCACGGATGTCAAGAATATCAGAAGTGAATTTTTCAATTCGTTTCTTTAAAATATCTTCATCAAAATCATTCTTCCAATTATGTATCTCAATTCCAGTATGAATATCTGTTAAATGCACAAGTAAATCTGTTGAACTGTTAAATAACGTATAATGTACTGGAATATTCATTGGTTCAACATTTTCGCAAATGATTCTTTTAACCATATCAGCATATGATTCTTTACGAGCCTCCTGCCTAATGAGTTTATTATATTCAACTCTAGCATCAGATAGTTTTATTTTCTCTCGTCTTAGTTCTTGAATTTTTACATCCAATTCACTATTCTTAGACACATTCTGATTTAATCCAGCCTTATACTTTTCATACTCACTTCTCATCTTACCTCCAAATGGAGTAGAAGAGGACTTACGAATAGTGTCTGAGTTACAATTAATCCCATATTTATCCTTGATTTCTGACCAATCGTAGTCATTTTCACCATCAATTTTTGAATCAATATCTGTGATAATCTTGTCATATGTTTCAAGAGTTAGTCCATATTTTGAAAGTTCTTCTTTGAATTTTTCAATATTAAACAATCATTCACCAACTCTCTATTACTCTTCATTAGACGGAACATCCAGCTCCTCATCTGTCTTTAATGCAACAGTAAAATCAATTACCTGATTCTTAAATGAAGTAAGCAGATCAGTTACCTTTATTTCCTGCTCCATATCATTCTCATCTGTGTAGTTAATAGTAGTACAATCATCTGAGAGTGTACCTGCCTTTACTGTTAATTTGTCTGTAGTTGTTCTTGTGAACTTTAATTTACTAGCTGCCATTTCCTTTTTCCTCCAAAAATCAAAAATTCCCACCAGAATGTTTTCTGCTAGGATTATAATAATTATTTTTCTTTCCTTTTTGTTTTCGAGTATCTAATATTTCCTGAATTTTACTACAATATTTTTCATCATTGCTCAATCTATACATACTAATTAATGTATAATCTCGTGAATTTAGTGGAATTTTACCATAGCAAACATTATGAATAACAGTTTTAGCTAATTGCTTACTTTTCATATGTGTATGATAATCACCATCAATATCAGTTCTTGTTACTCGAAATGTTCCATCTTTTAATCTGTCTATTCTGAAATCATTTTCTTCCATAGGCTATACGATTTTTACTTTAGAACGATAATTTTTTAACATCTCTAAACATCTTTTCGATTCTGTTAGATAATACGTCCTACGATGTCTGGCTACTGTATGGAGAATACCATTTTCACCAAATCTTACACCGTTTTGTACAAGATATTCCATTTCAGATTTACTAATCTTAATTATTTTTATTCACTTCTTTCATAAATTGAACCTCGGCGGGAAACCCATTAGCTTTAGCTGATGGGAGGAACGCCGCCCTGCTTTCCGCACACCGCCTAAGCGGTGCGCTTTTCTACTATATAGTTACTTTGTGGTTCTATTAGTCTAAGTTTCTTGTAACTAATAGAGCCTTTGTTTACTTTTGTACCGTCTAAGGTACGTATATCAAAGAAACCGCTATTTCTGCGACCAAATATGATATAAGGCTTACCTTGATACGAAACTCTGTCGTACATTCGATAATCCATCACATAGTATGTAGCTTGATTACGTTTTCTGATACCGCCTTTTAAGACTTTGCACTTATGTATCTGTCTGTTGTGGCTACGGACTTTCTTGTAATAGAAAATTTCTCCGTTGCTAACAGCATTAGGATTACCACTAATACATCTTGCATCTATGTAGTGGTCTTTCGGTAAACCGTTTTCTATACGAGTATTTTTAGTGATATATCCATAAGTAAGTCTTACATTCGGATATATAGTTTTTAGTTTCTCGTACAAAGCCCACCGCATGACACCCATAAAAGTAGCATCCTTGAAAGACATTCCTCTGTGTATCGTTTTAGGAAGTTTTACAGTTCCATTGTGATACCCAGTATGGCAAGTCTCACATAGCGTAATAAGATTATTCGGAGCATCACCACCTGTCTTACGACTTTCTATATGGTGTACATTAAGGATTTTGTCCTTAGACTTACCTTTGCAACATTGACAGGTATGACCGTCACGGAACAATACATACTCACGTACATTCCAAAAGTCTAACTGCTCGCCATTTTGGTATTCTGTGCCGTTAATATCGGGATTTTTAATCTTCTGTATATCGAAAGATGCTACCTCTACTATAATATTTGATATTGGAAGTATCTTATGTACTTTTGCTATCATCGTAAGGTGCGAATCTACTTTTTGTCTTACAGAAGGTGCTAACCATCCATCTTTACGTCTACGATTATTGAACCGTGGCTTACGGTAACGAAGTTTGCGATTTCTGCGGGAACGTCGTAATTCCCTGCGAGTAGAAAGCAAATCCACTATATCGTTTCGTAATTCTACATCGGACTCGAAAAGAACCCTGTCTTTTGTAGTGGCTGAAATACCGATATGTTTACTTCCGCTATCTACACCTAATGTTACTTTTTGTGTATAGTTCGTGCTACTATACAACAGTTGTATTGTAAACGGACACTTATTTACCACCTTTGCTTTGCCTTGTTTTAAGAGAACACGCACTTTAGCATGGTTTTCCGTAGGCATTAAAGGTTGTCCGTTTTTGTTAAGTACGTAAACCATTACACATTCTCCTTTCCAAAACCGTAAAGGTTTTAATTACTCGCTCCGAAAAGCGGTTTGCATACCTTAGCCAATGTTATCCTTGGGTTTTGTATGACTACAACACTGCTCTTACCTCACAGAACTGTTTAATTGTAGTTCGTAGTGTTCGGAATTAGGTATTACGTTCCGAAGTACCTATATATTCCAAGGTAACGTAGTTCTCGAAGAACTTAGGCTATTCAACTTGGGATTGCTCCGTAGCATTGCTACTATACAATCCCACCGCCTAAAAGGCAGTGGGTAGTTGAATTATATTTTCCACGCAACAGTGGAAGAGTAGTCGGGATTACAAGATTTGAACTTGTGACAGACATGGTTTATAAGACCATCGCTCTAACCAAACTGAGCTAATTCCCAAAAAAACAATAAACACTTCACTATGACCACAAACACCCCTTCGGGTTGCCTCAAATATACGCAATAATATTCAGCCAATACAGAGATAAATCTGAGCTTACAGACCGTCATCTATAAACTTTTTATCCCACGAGTCTACATTAGTCTCATCATGTGTATAGGAGATTGATTACTCCTAACTTTCATCCATCATTCAGAAAATCGTTTAAGTATTTTTATATTTACTTACTTGCATTATACTATACTTTCATTGCCTTGGACTACTCGCTCATTGAACTTGTCTTATTGTACTCATTTCTGAATACTCACAGCAAACTGACTTATTGTGGTATTTCCTTACTTAACTCCTATAAGTTACCAAGTTATAGGCATCGGGATTATGCGTTGCAGTGCAACTCTCTATTGCGTCAGCGACAAGACATAGCCTTTTACTACATATATTCTCAGTACATACGCTTACATTTTAGGGTTTCCCTTTTATCTTATAAGCTTCACAGCATATAAGACCAAACCAATCATAAGTATCCCAATGATTGTTTCTGGCAGTATCCACGTATTCTCAGCATGGTGATTAACCAATCTACACTGAGTTGATTGTAACCATAGTGAAATGTTTATTGTTATGTTTGTTTTTAGCCTTTCGGCACAGCCCTCAATCAAGAGGGCTTTATTTTTTAATATAAACGATCGTTGCATATTTTTATTCCGCATTTGCATCTAAAGCGGAGAGGTACTTGGATAAATAAACCCTTTCTCCTCATTATGCAACTTAACGGAATTGTGAAAAATGCCCTAAAGACAAGGGTTTTAAGCGATAAAATTTGTTTAGGTGTCCCTAAAAATTGCCGTTTTTGAGTAAAAATTAACAATTATTCGAGAAACAATTTAGTAGATTTGCACTATTGATATCATATAAAGCTTTTATCAAAATTGAACGTCTTTTTTTAATTTTTGACTTTAATTTATATTGATTTTGTTTTTGTGCAAGAGAAATGCAAAAGGCTCTATCAATTAACCAACTGAATAATCCAATATAATTTTTTGATACATAAACTTTTGTAATATCGTTTATCATATTGTCAAAATCCATTTTTAAAAGAAAATATGAATCATCGTTATCTGACATATACATAGAAGAAAATTTGTTTATATACATTTCTATAATTTCCTCTACCTTTTTACAAGTCTTTCTGTTTTTTTCGAGTTCAAATTTCTTAAAAAAGTATTCAATTGGAATAGTTGATTGATTTGACCTGAACTGGTCAAGTTTAAGATTATATAGATAATTCATTGGACACACGAGATCGTAATTAATATTATTCTCTTTAAAATCTCTTCGGATGATTTTCCAAAATGCAGGATACTTGTTTTTATCAACATTCATATCCTTTTTTATTCTTCGTATTTCAGATGCTACATTAACATCAAATAATCGTTTCGCTGAATCTATGGCAATTTGCGCCAATACGCTTAGTACACAAATGTAATCTTTATATATTTGTTCATTAAATGTGCAATCATATGTTTGGGCAAGTTGAGCCAGATTACTTGACTCACCAATATCAGATTGTGATGCAGCTAATTTATTATCCAAAGTTGCAAAATCGTCCATTGTGTTGTCATATATATTTGAATCTTTAGGAATATTATTTACGATAGTAGGATAGTTGATATAGCAACACTTAGCATGATTTACTATTTTGGGTTGATTTGTAGTATAAATACTATCACTGTCCATGTCACTCCCATTGTTGCGGTCTTGAAAATCTGTACCATTCATATTGACTGCAATAATTTGGTCACAAAAGTTAAAATATTTTTTAAACCTTTCATCATATACGTTATGCAAATAACCAAGATTATATTTGCCATTGAAAGGACTTCTAAATTCTGCGAGATATTCATTATCATTAAATCTGCTTGTGTAACATTGAATAGCAGATCCTTCTGTTGTGAATGTATCATCTAAATCAACCATATCAGGATTACCAGTAGCACCATATAAAAGCATTGCATATGGCGAACCAACAATTACAAGATTGTCAGCATTTTGAATAATCTTTCCGCTTTTAAAGTTTAAAACATATGACATTATAATGGATTTCTTTCGCTCTCTAAAATATGAACTTCTCATAAAATCACGATTTTGTTCACACAGAGCGATTAATACTTCATAATCATTCGAAAAGTTAATATTTTTCTTTAAATACTCTAAGAAAAAACCATTATCTATTTTTAATTTATTTATATAATTAATACTTTCTTCACATACCTCGTCCATAATATCAATATTGAGAGAATTTACCATTTGATAACTCATTCTTTGGACATTGCCAAGTTTACTTGGATGTGCTGTTTTTACAATGCCAAACATACAGTCATTTTCATAAACTTTATTGCACCAATAATCATATGACACCTTGTATTTTATCCATTTCATAGCATTGTCTGTTGTGATTAATTCTATGTCTTTTACATAATGCTTATTACCCCACATATCCTCCACAGTAGCAGAATAGTAGTCGTCACCAAAATAATCACGGAAAAATAATTGAATATTGCTACAGAACGCAGCCATTTTGCAGAAGTGATGTCTTAGAAGAATATATCCATGTCCCCAACTTGGAAAAATAGATGAATCAATCAGGGCTTGTCCATCAAACATAGTGTTCTTTAATTTATAATTTTTAATAAGTTTTGCAATACAATGTTTTTCATTATCAGTTTCAACTGATATAACATTTGTATTTAAATATCTATCAACATCTTTCAAAACAAGAATGTTTTTTGGGTTGATTTTAACTTTTCCAACAATTCCACTACATATCAGAGAAGAGTAGGCACTAATTCCTACAATGTCAGCATTACGCTTTGGAAGTTTTATTCCCATTCTAAGGTAATTTAGTGCTTTATTATACAACTTATTCCTTATAAACATACATGTTCCTTTTTTTGCTTTTCCAGGGCTTCTATATAACATTTTATAATGGATAATTTCAGTTTTAAGGATTTCTCCATTTTTCTTTCTTGTTATGTATTCTACATTAACGCCATTGTTATAAAACTCTTTTCTTATATCATCAGCAGATAAAGAAAAATATTCAGTTTTATGAGATACTGCAAAATTATATAAGCTCATAATTTTTTTCTTTTTATTCTTTTGAACCTGTATAAGTTTTTTACTTTTAGAGCTTATTGCCTTTTTATAATCAATACGTGCAGACTTTGCAATTTTACGAATATGTTTTATTTCATCTTCATATGAACGTGTACCAAAATTAAATTCAAGACATATTAAATCTCTTGTAGATTCATTATTCCAGACTTTTAATTTATTTTCACACATAAAATCTTTAAATAAACTATTTACAAACAAAGCATCCTTATATTCATAATGATCACGCAATCCTTTATTATATTCATATAATGTTGCAGCTTCTATGTTCTTTATTTTAATTCCATATTCACTCATTTATTATAACATCACCGCCTTAATCAAATAAATGTAATCTGTAATTAAGTCAGCCATTGACTCTAATTCTTCTTTGTTGTATTCGCTCATATAAATTTACCTCCACTTATATATTCTCCAAATGAAATTTCTATTTTGTAACTTTTATTCCAGATCATACATAGTCTTAACATCTTGTCCGTAAAATTCAACTAACCCTCTTAAACTAGGAACGCATTCAAAATGCATACATTCACCATTGTCATTTTCAATATATTCATCACCATCTAATATTCCTTCACCACAATACGAACAACATTTATTTGCTTTCGGATAAATATAATTAGGGCAACGATAATCGTGCTTTCCACCAATTTTAAAACAATATTCACAACTCATAATAATTCACACCCCCATTTGATATTTCAATCTTTCATTTTCGTAAAAATCATTGCCTTTATCAAAACACTTTTGTTCATACTCAAACTGTTCTATATACTGCCAATTCTGTTTTAATGTGACGTGGATGTTCAATATCGTATGCAGATAATTCCATAATATTATTCCAAGTAGAAATATCACTTCTTGCTAAGAATAAAGTAGTATAAAATTTTCTTTCGTTTTTCTTGTAGTTTGCCATTGCAATAATTTTATAATCACCTGAAATGGAAAATTGCAATGTATTATCTGATAAAATTGTATATCTAAGCATAGTATTTGACTCCTTTCAATCTGTTTATATTGTTTCTTTTACACGAATTATCAAATTTCCAATCAGATATTATTCGCGATGCAATATTATGAGTAGTATCATTTTGAGTATCAAAATCTGATTGATAAATTCCAACATATGTATTATTTAGTGAGTTACGTGTTTTTGGTTTAATTATTTGTTTCATATTTTCTCTCCTTTTAGTTAGTTACATATTATTTATTCTCTACTTTATTGATTTTTAATGTGGATTTGATTGATTCTATGAATGAACTAGGAAGATAGATTCTTGAATTATAAGAAGTAGTAGAAGATATATACAGTTCCTTTTCTGCTCTTGTGATACCAACATAAAATAATCTCTTCTCGTCATCAACATTGTCATTTTTTTCGTGTGGTAGCAAATCTTCATTGCAGCCTATTATAAAAACGACTGGATACTCAAGTCCTTTGGAACGGTGTATAGTTGATAAATTAACTCTATTTATATTCTTAGAAGTAAGCTCTTTATCTATATCATTCAGATAATTTAAAAATTCTTTCAGGTTAGTATATTGGGATGCAATGTTTTCAAAAGCATTCATATTTTCTATTTGTTCATCACATTTACCATCATCAGCCACTTTACCTTTTGACACATAATCATCTATATTGAGCCTAAATCTAAGATAAGAAATCATTTTTCCTACATTCTGAAATCTCTTATTCTGTAGATAATTGATTACTTCATATATCTCGTCTATGCCATTTTTAAATCGCCAGTTTCGTCTGTCTATTGTCATCATAGCATTATAATAAGAGATGTTCTTTTTCAAACTATTATCATGAACTTCTCGCAAAAACTTTTTGTCAAGCCATCTATTCGGCTTATTATATAAATATTCGAATGCTTCATTGTCGTTTTCATACATAGATAGCCTTAAGTAAGATATCAATATTTTTATTTCTGGAAGTTCAGTGAGTGCTTTACCATCAACTACATTAAATGGTAATTGCGTTTTATGGAATACCGATTCCACTTTAGTTAATTGTCCATTAGTTCTAGCCAGAACCGCAAAGTCCTTATATGTATATTCTCCTAATAGACTGTTGACTTTCTCTGAAATCCACTCAGCTTCGTCATATTCGGACAGAAATATATTATATTCTGGTTTCTTATTGATTGGGTTATTAGCCACGCTTTTCACATAATATCTGTGCTTTGAGTCTGAGACATCATCAGCAAGAGCATTTGCAGTATTAACAATATCTGAACTGCATCTGTAATTGATGTTTAGATTAATTATATGAGAATTAACATAATCATTATCAAAGTTTAAGATATATTTACTATCACCACCTCTAAACGAGTAAATTGCTTGTAGTGGATCACCAACAATAAAAGTATTTGTATTATTCAATTTTTTTAACAATAGGCTTTGAGACATTGAAATATCTTGAAACTCATCAGACAAAATGTACTGAAATTTGTTTTGTAAAAACTCTTTCGTATTTTTATTCTCATCTATGATTTTATTTGCCATATTTAAGAAGTCATCAAACTCAATATATGAATTAGTTCTCTTAAACTCCTCATAATTTTTATAAATGAATTTCATGGCTTTATGTGAAAATGGTTCATTTTTCGAATAAATCAATTTAGATGCATCCTGTATCATTGCATTCTTTTGACGAGCTATAAAATCATAAATCTCATTAAAGGGCACATCGTCTTTTGAACATAATCCGTATGAGGTACAGATGTCAGTAATACATTTTTCCTTTTCCCATTGCAAATTCCATACCTTATAAGTATTTGCACCATATTCATATTTAATTATTTTCAAGGCAAGAGAGTGGAAAGTCTCGACATTTACATTATAAACATTAAGTTTTTTAAGCTTATTTATAATATTATCTTTGGCTTTTTTACTAAATGTTATTGCAAGAATAGAAGATGATGGTATACCATGATTATGTACCATATTCTCAATTCTTTTTGTTAAAACTGTTGTCTTTCCTGATCCAGCAGTAGCAATAACAGCCATATTCCCATTGATATAGTCAATAGCCTCTTGTTGTGTCTTGTTTAATTCCATTAGTAGTATTTCCTTTCTTATGCGTGATTTGTAAATTATAATTATCATCATTACTTTTTTCTCTTATTCTTTTGCCAAAGTATTCAGTTTTATTATCTATTGTAATTTCACAAAGAGATTCAAAAGACAATTGGTATTCATTTTTATCATTGTAAAGATATTTCATTGCGTTCTTCTCAAAACGTTCACCTGCATTTTTGATAATCATTGAAGAGAACTCGTTGTTGAAGTTATCAATAAGTTCTTGAGAATTAGCATCGTTAAAATGAGATAATAAAGCCTCACATTTATCCAAATCAATATAATATGCTTCATATGCACTATAGATATATTTTATCCTTCTCTTATATAATTCCCTCTTTAGAACTTCTTGAAAACGTTTTGTCTTTTTACTGTAATATCTTTCACTTGCATTTTCTATTTCAGCTTCTTTATCTGCTATAGAAATACAACTAGCATAATATTCCATTTCCTCTTTTGTAGCTTGATGAGTAGTGAGATTAACATTTACTTCTACGTTTCCATTGCAGTCAATGATAGATTTATTATCACTTTCTTCAAGAGTGACCTGATTAACCTCACGCCAAATAATAAGACCAGCATTTTTTAAATATTCAAGTGCATTGCTAATATAATAATTAATCATATGATCTGCTTTATCATAAAACTCATTAATTGTATCAATACAAATTTGCGTTTCTTTGCTACTGTCTTCCCGATTGTATTTTACAAGATTATAATTATGATTAACCATATTTATCTCTCTAGCCCATTTGCCAACGGTAATTTCAATACTATTATTTTTATCATGTCCATTGATAAGACTATTAAGAATAAGTGGAACAATATACTTATAGAGAGATTTCTGCATTCTATCATAGTTGGTAGGAAGAGGATATTTATACACTTCTTGTATATCGTACATATTCTCTGTTTGGTTTTTTTTCTTGATAGGTTTTATAATACAATATTTGTTAAGCTTTTTAAAAAGAGCAGTTTTATATGCACCTATGAATTTACCTTTCTCAATATAGGATTTTTTTTGAGCATCGCTTCCGTATAATTCAACAAGCTCACGCTCAGAAATAATACCAGTTTCAATTTCGATTTTTGTGTTCATATTTACTCCTTTCAAATTATCAGATAATGATGTGAAATTTTACAAAAAATTACACCGATTTTCCCTTATTTTTCAAGGCTTAAACGCCATTTTTTATCTCAAGAATCATGCGGTTCTTCACAATATATATATATTATAGTGAAGGTTTGCATGATTCTTATGCCTAAAAAGTGTCCAAAACCCTTATTTTTCAAGGCTTATCTCATATTAAAAGTGATTTTTTACGCTTTCTTTGTTACTTTCTTTGGCGTAGGCTTTTCACTTAGCGAAACAGCAATCTTTGATTGCGTTGTGTAGCTTAGTAGAAAAGGATGGTAGCAAAGAAAGTAAAACTTATGTATATTTATTCTCTACATTACATTCATCATTTTTTTTACCATATTGAATAATATCCATCACTTATTTTTCACAGAATAATTTCTTTTGTATCTGTAATAGTAGAGATTTGATATATTATTCGCTTATTTTATATTGCTGTCGTCTATCTACCCTAAAGATGTTCTTTTCTTGCTTACGCTGCGAAAAGACCGTCCCTATCAAGGGACTACATCTTGTGCTTGCGCACACATTATATTTTTTGTTTGATATATGATTATAATTTTCATATGGTAATTATTAGAGTGAATTAGCGATTTTGATAGTAATTTTTGATTTTTATGTATTAGGTGATAACTTATAATGGTGTGAGAGTAAATTTGCTTAAAATTATCTCAGCGTTGATTTAGTTCAATGAAATAACATATATGTTTATTCTCTGTTTATAATCTGTTTTGTATGTGGATTATTTGAATACATGAGAGAATAAATAAGGTTATATGTTTTATAAAATCATACTGGTGTATGTATTATGGGTTTATTCGCTCTGAGAGAAAAATAAGACGATTTTATTCTTAGACAACAAATTGTCCATTGAAGTAGTTCTGATTGATTTTAGATGTAATTTCGTTTGATTTAATCAAAGGATTGGGTATAAAGAATTTGATGGATTGTAGTAGAAGAGAATTAGTGGCATTAAAAAGACATCCATTTCAGGATGCCTCGTCAAATATTGTTGGTATTCTTGTATTAATGTTATAAGTGTCTGATAGATTGTACTTTTCCAGAAGATTATCCACTATTGATTCAAATAATTTTCGTAGAGTTATATTGTGTTCTATTACATCTAATGTATAGGCTGATTCAAGGTTGTTTTCATAACAATAATCATCTACTTCTTGATTAAGATCTATATCAGGATATGTATTCTGTAATTCTCTGTATAGATTTTTATATAGTTCTTTGTGTGTGATATGGAAATAATCTGTTAAGAGCTGATATTTTGGATACATTTTGGTTGACCAGTATGACCATTTCTTTTTAGATAATTTTGACTTATCCTCTTGAGAGTCTTTAATAATATTTATTTCTTGCTACATTGATGTCATTGTCAGTGCGATGAGTGGTGAGTGTATTGGTTATTGTACTTAAGGCTTCTGTTATAGGTTGCATATTTATATCTGAAACAGTTTTGCGCTCTATAAATACTGAAGCTAATACATCTGCACATTTGTCTTGGTATAATTCAAGTTTTTCTGTAATATTTGGATAATCTCTTTCTAACCTTTTTGTAATATTAATTTTTGCAAGTCCTAATGGTAATTTGTGTACAGAAATACACTCTGTTAATTGATATCCACCATTAGTAGGTATGTTGAACTTCAACACTCCTTTAGATAAAGTCTTATCTTTTATCCATTTTGAGCGTTGGTATCTCACCTGTTCATCTTTAAAGCCAATTCCTTTTAATACTGAATTGATTGCAGTATAGATTTCACCAGTTGCGTTGTCTCCATAGAAATTAAAATCTGTTACTTGTAATGCTGTTTGTGTATTCATATTTCTCTATCCTTTCTTGTGCTTATATTATTTCGATTTACAAGTTTCTTGTTATATATTCTCTGTTTATATATTCTCTGTTTGATTTGTTTTTTTTGCATAAAAAATAAGACAGTGCGATTACTGTCTTGATAGTTTTGCGTATAGTTTTATGGTAGCCCCCTATATTGGGGTTATATTTGTTCTGAAAGAGAAATAAGGAAGTTTTATATTTAGGTAAGGATTTTATCATTGGATGGATTTTGAAATGAATTTGGTCGATTTCGTGAGATTTAAGCTAGAGATTGGGGTATGAGATGGGAGTTGATATGGTGAGTGTGGTATTGATATAGATGATATAATTTGTAATTTTTGCTGGAAAAATCGTTATCGGTAAAAGTGCTTATAAATAAGGAAGATTTTGGAATTGTGGGTAGATTTTTGGTGGGATGAGGATTTGATTTTTGGGTTGGGGAATGGCTGAAATGGTTGATTTTAGTGTGTTTTGACGATATGAGGTACGATAAGTGGTTTAGGGTGGAGGAAATTGTGATTTTGCTTGGTTTTGTTGGGATTTTGAGGATATCGACAAAGTAAAATTTTGAAGAAAGTCTGTGGATGAATCAGCTATAGGGTTTGCTGCATTTCCAGGGCTATTAGTTAGTTTTAACTACCCCCGTTAGTCAAAACGGTGGATAATAGATATATATTAGACATTCTTTTCAGATAGAACAAAAGTTAGATAAAATCAGACTGGGGGGCTAGCAGAGCGGAATAATTTTATCGAACTTTTTGAAAAATAATACTTGACTTTAAACTAATAACATGATATACTTTAAACAAGTCAAGAGAATAAATAATTTTTTAAGAATTTTAAGAAATTAGAAAATAACACTTGACAAGTAAAAGAATATCTGTTATACTTGTATCAAGTCAAGTGAATAAAATATCTTGTGTGAGATAAACAGTGTTTGGGCACTCCAAAAAAGATAAAAATAATACTTGACATATAAAGTATAAGCCTTTATAATGTAAGCATGGCAATCATGCTATGTGGTAATGTACAAAAAAGTTTAGTCCACTAAACAAAATCAAAAAAGTTTAGTCACTAAACAAAAAAATCAAAAAAATAATAAAAAGGAGGTACTTAATTATGAGTACAACAAAAAACAATTCAATCATTAATGTAACTGTAAACGGTATGACAGCAAACGATACAATAAATAACGTGAAGTCACGGCTTGAGTCAGTTGAAAAGTCAGCATTTAACATTGCTTTACTTTGTGCATACGGTACAGGCGTAACCATTCCCGAATACACTGATAATAAGGGCAACGTACACGGTGAAGCAACTTGCGACAAACCTATTAAACAAAATGATTATATCAAACTAGTCGGACGGAGTAAAGCAACCTTAAGCCGTTGGATAAAGGCTATGAATTTAATCATTGAAAATGATTATTTCAACGACTTTGCAACTGCTCGGTATCCATTCTCATATGATAAAATTATTGACATTTTTGAGAATGCTGAAGTATTCGATGGTTATGTATTCGACGATTTAATGGACTTGTCTGCTAGCACACTTGCTACAATGGTAAAAGATTATGTAAAACCTTCTTCTGATAATACAGACAGTGAGACAGACAGCGATACAGACAGCGACACAGACAGCGACAGCCAGGAAGAAAGCCAGGAAGAAAGCCAGGAAGAAGAAACTGCGGTACTCACATATCAGGGTAAGGATTATACAGTAAATAAAGCTGTATTTGAAAAATGGCTTACTGAAAATGCCACACTTGCAAAATAATTAGCACTAACACAAAAACCAGGGCGGTGAAATTCCGCCCTTTTTGTAATGTCATTCGGGTATTGTTACCCGTTTTTTTATTGTTTTACAGTTTAGTGACTAAACAAAAAAAACAATAATCAAAATTGTTTAGCGACTAAACCACAAAACAATATAAACAATGCCAGTCTGAAGCGGATGCTATGCACATTGTAGAAATAAAGTACGGAGTAACCGCAATAGATGCGGTTCTCTCAGAATAGGAGGTTTTGCGTTATGGAATTATATGCACAAAATACAACAAGTTATGAAATATTAACTGGCAAAAGTCTTGCTATGTTTTTATTTAAATACAATAATAAAATCTTCCTTTTGCGTGGTACAACTGTATCACCTTATATGGCACAAAAAATGTATCAAGATGTACGAGAAGCACTTGAACTAGGCTTTTCATTGTATGAAATTGCAGATTTATACGATGATAGAAAATCTGTATCACTCTATTGCACTAATATAGATACTTATGAAAAATATTGTAACGACAGATGGAATTGGTATAAGTGGTCAATGACATCACATTTTTATTTGCGTTTTTGGGAATGTATTTCCAATGGCGTGAAAATTAGGGGGGTATAATTATGAATATTTCAGTTTGCGAAAATGCCCACGAATACATCTGGGGACAGCACATTCCACTCAATGCGTGGTATGGTTGCGATGAATTAGGTTGGTGGTTTTGTACGGTTCACGGCAAGCCTGAGAATGACAATGAATTAGAACTGCGTAGGTTTGATGGCTCAAGATGGATCAAAGTGTGTGAAAATTCAGAAACGACACGCAATATCTGCCAGTGGGCTACAACTATGCGTTTGTGGTGGACAAAATGCCACTGGTGGAAAGAAGAGGATTTGCAAAAGAGTTTAGTAACTAAACATGATAGACATACACAAAGTATTCAAAACATGATGAAACATTCAAGAAAACATAAGTCTGGCGGTTCTGGTATTCGACTTGACAAAGAAAATTATTGTGCTGATAAAACAATTACGGATTATGAGTGCTCAAAAAATCCATTACACGATTTTCAAAGATATTAGATTTACAGGAGGTATAATCATGGAAAAGAAAAATTTAAACAATTGCACTATGAATGAGGCTATTGCTATTTTAAAAGAAGCCTCAATGAAAAGCAAAAGAAGCAATTTTACAATCAAGTGCGATAATTGTACGCTTGATATTGTATGCGGTGGTGAATTTAATATGTGCGATGAAGTAATTGAAGTTGCATTATTTACAGTAAACGGAGAAACTTGGCTCCCTCTTGATATGGAAAATGCAGATGGAAGCATTTTTACAGAAGATAGACCGATCATCCACAATCTTCCGTTAATTTGTTTACCTGCATTTGTAAGGCAGTTTAAAAAATTATCTGATGATGATATGCCTATAGTATGGGATGCATGGGATACCATCTCACTTTATTCTTAATATTACAAAGGCAGACTAACAATCTGCCTTCCGTCTTACGGTGTAAGTCCGTAACCGATGAGCAGAAGCGAAACGGAAATTGAAAGGAGGTTGTTTTTATGGTAACATTGTAGATAGATACAGTGTGCCTAAAAATAGGAAGGAGGACACAATATGTCCGAAAAAGCAATAGTTCATAAAGTCCCAGAAAATGTCAGAAGGCAAAGCATAGAGACTCTAAAAGTACGTAAAGAATCATTGGAGTATCTGCGTCAAAATGGATATAAGACCATTGACGATATAATTGAAAGGCAAAATGATATCCCAACGGAAATTAGAGGAAATATCTATGCTTATATTATATTTGGCATGGAAGGATAAAGGCAAATGTTTAGTGGCTAAACTGAAATCTAGTTTAGCTGCTAAACTTGACAATGTAAGCACAAAGATTTATACTGTAAGTGTAAAACTTTGAAGGGAGAGTGATAACAAATGTTTACATTTACAGATAATGAAGCTTTAAAGAAAGAATTAAAATTATTTCAAATTGCTAATAATTTTGATAATATATATGCCAGAAAAAGAAATTAGGAATCCGCACAAGTGGATTATCTAAAGTGATGTTAGCAAGACAGTTAGCATCGCTTTTTTAATACAGAAAGGAGAATATAAATGCAAAAGGCAATCGTGTTCCAGGCTTACAATGGTCTTGAAATAATAGACACAAGACCAGAAGCAGAAATTGCATATTCTCAAATGGAATATGCTGAAGAACGATATAAGAGAAACAAGAGAAGAAAAAGAAAAAAGAAAAATGAAAGCTTTGCACACATATTAGCTTCATTATTTTAAAGAAAGGAGTGGTTGGTAATGTACATCACTTATGAAGAACCACTAAAAGGCAGAACGTTCACAGAAGAACAGTTGCAGGAGGTCTATAGAGATATGGCAGACAAAGCAGAATATCCAGATTTCGAGTGTTGGATTTCTGATATGCTCAAGTCAGGAGTATTTGAAGAAGTTTAATAACTAAACGGCAAGCGAAAGCAAGCCGTTATTTTTATACAAATAGGAAGGAAGTGAAACAATATGTATAGAAAGACAAAGCAACTAAGAGAATTTGAACCCATTCTATTACGGAATGGATACAAATTTACTCGATGTAAAGGGAGTCATTTTATCTATATGAACAGGACTTCTCATAAAATCATAGCAGTTAATAAGGACTTGAACAGAATGGTAAGGGAAAGACTTATAAAGGAGAATAACTTGGAGGTGATGAAATGAGATTATATAAATGCTTATATGATGCTGGAAATGGTTGTACAGGTGAATTTAATTTAAAGAAGATGCTAGAGACGAAATGAAATTGCGTTTTGGTAGACGTTATGAAATTATTGATATTTATTTGTTTGAAGAAGGGAGGGTATAATATATGAAAAACATCAAAATTGAGAAAACAACGAATAATACGTATGTTGTAAAGGCAGACACAGAGAGATTTGGAAAACAGAGAATAATATTTGAAAGCTATAAAATAAATGATTGCATAAACTATCTAAAATCATTTGAAAAGTTTGGTTTTAGAATAACAGAAAGTGTATATCAACAGGTTGCAGAAATTTTACTTGAAAATATGCCAGAAAATAAAAAAGAATTACTTAGTAGTGCAATCAATAGAAATGATAGCTTCACATCATTTAGAGGACTAGAGAATATTAACTTATATATTACAGAAAACGGGACACTGTTAAAAATGAGAGGTGTTAGATGTGGGTTTGTATTGTTCATGGATAACTATTCAGCGTACAGAAGAACACCAAACCATGAAGCAAAATGTATAAAGCCTATATTGTTGCATGACATGGGAAATGAAAATTATTTTGATAAATTTTTGTGAGGTGATTAAATGAAAAAATATTGGTATTTAAAAATTAAATTTAAAGATTGGTATCATGGAGACAGAATAGAAAATATTACATTGCACTGGAAGCGGTAAAGTAATATTTGAGCGAGTGGAGGAAATGCAAGTAGAAATGGATATTTCATGTGGATTTTAAGAAAGGTAAATGGTGAATAAAATGGATAAAAACATTGTATTAGACAGAGTTACAAGCGAAAATAAAAGTGAATGTTGTGATTTTGTAGCATGTAATAATTGTGGAAGGGTAATACTGATAAATCATGGAGAAGATACTTGTCCTGAATGCGACTGCAAGGGAACTTTATCATGGATGGAAGAAGATTTTGAGGAAATCAATTATGATAATGCACCAGATATATTAGCAGGTATGGGATACATGTTGTGTGATACAGAGTAAAGAAATTCGCATTTACTAGGGAAATGGAGGCGATTAAATGACACCACAGGAGTTAGATAAAATGGTATCTGCTATGCGTGACCATAAGGCAAATATAAAAACAAGATTTGATTTAGGTAATTATCCATATTATTTAATGCATGGATTGAAAGCAATAGGCAAAAACGAATTAGCAGGTGAATTAGAAAAGCTTTATGAAGAAATCGAAAAAGTCGATACAAGTGAACTTTGCAAAATAGGAACATTTAGATAGTAAAGTAAACTAAGATTTCTTGGTTTAGCAACTAAACAAAAATAACGCAACCGCAAAGGCAGTTAGGAGAATAAATACCTAGCTGCCTATTTTATTACAAGGAGGAAACGAATTATGAGTAGAAGAAAATTAGCAGGAACATATTTTTATGGAAACGAAGTAAGTGATTACGCAAAGGAACAGGGTTATCTTGATTATAGGACACTTGCAAAGGCATTTGATGCAGTATTAAACAATGACATTATGAGTATCACAGATTCAAATGGAATTGGATATTGGAATCAGGAAAACGGAATGATTGATAACTCTGATGAAATCGAAGAACTTGAAAATAAAATCTCTGACACAGAAGAGAAAATGGAAGAACTTGATGAAAAGTCTAATGATTACAAGGTGCTTGAAAGCGAAATCGATGAAATGCAGTCACGAATTGACGAATTGCAGAATCAGCAAGATTATCCACCAGAAGTATTTCAGTGGTACATTGTGGATGAAAACGGAGCTGATATTATTAAGGAATATACAGATGATCCACTGTATTATAATGAAGCACTTGATATGTATTTATGGGGCGTAACACATTATGGTACAAGTTGGGACTATGTACTCACTGATGTGAAGTTAAATTGTGGCGATGACGCATGGAATTAAAGCAAAGGAAATTGTAATTTATAGTGAAAATTTAGAAAGGTAAAAGGTGATAATATGGGACAGTTCAGTTGGATTTACAGCGATACAAACAAACAAGTAATTGATAATAAAAGAGCAGATACATATTTGCTTGTACCGAAACCATTTCAAAAGAAATACGGAAAGGCAATTTACGAAAGTTGTTATGATGGATATGGAAGATTTGGCAGATATGATTATGATATTTATGATTTAATTCCAGAATGGAACAAGGAAATGATTCCTGAAATCATTCGTAGAATTAAGGATGGAAATTGGAAATGTAGTACAAGTGAAAATGATGTTACAAACTTACAGGCATATTATGATGGGAAAGAAATTGATTGCGAACTTCGTTGGCTTGGAATTGTAATGGCTTGTTACGATGAAGATAACGCAGCTCTTGAGTACCCAATTAAAATTACTACAAGAGAAATGGAATACGAAGATGTGGAACCATCGTTAAGCGATCCGAATCAAGGTTGGGAATCTGATGATGATGAAGAAGACGAGGAATGGTGGTAAAACAGAGAATAATAAGGCAGACGCAAACAAATGTGTCTGTCTTATTTATTAGGAAGGAGAATGTGAAATGCGACTAGCAGAAGCAAAAACATATAAAGAATATTATGGAATCATAGAAATTGACGGTATATTACGGAATATGGTTGCGTCAAAAGGTACAACAAAATTTGGTTATATGGACGAAGGAAATATCTTGGTATTCGATACTAAAAAGAAAGCAAATGAATGGATTGAAAAACATTCTTATAAAGGAATGACTTGTAAATATGAAGTAGCAAAAATTACAAATAGTAAAGAAACAGGTTATAGATGGGAGGTTGATTGAAATGAGAAAGCATGAAAATTTTCATTGGTGTGGATATAAATATGCACCTGAATCAGTGGGATTCTCCATAAATGGAAAACATATAAATTTTCCTGAAGAAGTAAGAAGTCGCTTGGCATATTTGGCAGTATGCGGAGAGAACGAAAAGTTGTTGATTGAATTAAAACGAGCATTACGAGCAGAAGAAAAGAAACCACGAGTTGTAGGAAAATGTATTTGTTTCTTTAAGAAAGACTCAAACGAGTTTTATTATACACAGCAGCTTAGATATGATCCAGATGATTTATATGACGCATTAAGATGTTATAAGGAATGGAAAAGATATATTCAGAGTAAAAATTGTATATTGGAGACTGGATATGAAGTAACTGAGGGTGAATTTAATCCATATGGAGAAAGTAAAGCAAAACGAAAAACTGTTACAAGCATTGTAGATTTGAAAAGATGTAGAAGTATTAGCGTTATAAGAGAACCGATTTTTGGATAGGGGGTAGCAATTATGATAATAGATAAAATAGAAAATAATATTTGGACTAGAACAGATACAGACGAAAATGAGGTTTTATGTAAGATTGAGTCTTTAGGAAACAATGTTTATAAAGCAACTAATCGCTTCACAAAAATTACAGCGGAAATTGTGCCTATTGATGATTATAAAACATTGATAAGATGTATTGAAAATAAACAAGCAGATAAAAATGGAGTATATAGGAAAACAAAGAAACTGGCTGATCATAATACAAGTTGGTTAAATTATATGTGTCAGGAAATTGGTTTCGTAAGAAAAGCTAAACCAACAGTATAAAACCAAAAGAAAGAACTGTTTATTTAGAAAGTGAGGTAAATAATTATGCTGAGATATGGACGGAAATTTAATATTACACAGGAGCTTATGGACACAATTGCAACTTATATGAATGATGACATAAGAGAAGATTTACATTTCAGACTTGCACCATGCGAGCCTGATTTATTTTTAAGAGAATATTTAAAGAGAGATCCTGAATTTGAGAAACTTTTATACGATGAATTTGGAATTGAAATGGAGGTGTAGGAATTATGATGACAAGAGACGCTTTTATAAGAACAGATTATGATGAGTTCATCAATATTAATAGGATTGAACGGATAAAGATAACAGAGCCAAGTTTTGTAAATGACAAATGGCATATTGAAGGATATACAATGAGTCCTATTGGCTCACATTTTGGTGGTTGGAAATTTGATACAAAAGAAGAGGCGGAAGAATTTGTTAAATCATTACTTACATTAAAGGGAGAGTGATTAAAATGACAAGCACAATAGAAAGAGATTTTGTAGTAAAAAATGGTGTAGCAAGCTTCCCGATGAAAGAATATCCAAACTATTGCGGAATTGAAGATATTGGGTATATTTCACACGGAGAATGGGCAGATGCAGAACTTGAATACAATGGAAAATTATTCAATGAAAATGTGGTGTCAGATGCAATGTGGGAAAGATTTATTGAAAAATTTCCTGATAAAGATGGAGATTACGAAGCGTTTAATCAGTACATGTATGACAATAAAGACGAAGTGTATGAGTTATTAGAAGATTGGAGTGAATAATATGGTAGATCAGTGGACAGGTGAATGGACGGAAGAAAAAGATTATAGTAAATACCCAAAAGAAAAATGGTGTGATTACGATTATATGGCAGTGTGGATTAGAGAGCAGAAATACGAGCCAAAAACATCAATGGAAAACTTGATCACGAATATTTTCTTACATTATGATTGTGAAACTGAAGAAGAGTCAAGCAGTTATAATACAGAGAATGGAAACTTTGAAGGAACATATGTTGAAGCTGTACAGGCATATGTAACTGATACAGGATTAAGCGAATTTGATTATGAAGCATAGATTGGAGTGATGGAAAATGAAGAGAACACCAAAAGTAATTAAGCAGCAGACGGAAGAATGGCTAGATGAACGGTGGATGATTGCAAATATGGAAGATGCAAGACCACAAGATATGAGTTATTACAATGGAGCTTTGAGAGCCCTTGAATTTGTAGGTTACGAATGGAAACGTGATGCAGATGGAAAGCATACATTATTTAAGTAGATTGGAGTGATGGAAATGAAAAACAATGATTATCCAATATATTTTAAGAGTAAAGATAATGATATATATGCAAGCTATGATGGTGTGCGATGGTTTTGGTATGGAAATATGGAATGTTGTTAGTAAGAAATAGCAATTTCAAACGGAAAGGATGGTTGATTTTATGAATAAAGTAAGAGAAAGAATTTTAAAGGAAGTATCAGAAGCGAAATATCAAGACTACGAAAAGCATAGAGATTTAATTTCATTTTGTGTTTGTGATGGTTACTTTGGATATAACGCAGATACAGATGAAGAGGAAGAAAGCGACTTTGATGAAGTAATTGTTGTAGTCGAAAAGGATTGGTTGTTCGATTTGATAAAGCGAACTGAAGATTTCAGAACAGACGATGAAGTGTTGAAATTCTTACAGGAAGAATATACAAGTGATGATAGTAGCATGTGGTATTGTGATGCATTGAGAGAACATAAAGTTGTCATGGTTGATTTTAATTAAGGAGTGATGAGATATGAAAACATTAGAAGAGAAATTTGATGAAATTTGTAAGTCAATTCCGACATATGCGTTAAGCGATGAAATTGGTCTTGATACAGAAACATCGTATATTTTGGATTTGAAAACAAAAGAGAATTATGAAATTGCAAATGCATATTTAAAAGAAACGTGTTTTGAAGATTTTGTTCCTATTCCCGATTCCTACATAGGAGAAAAACTAATAATGGAATATGATACAAACGGTGGAAATCATGGAAATTGGTATAGTATTCATGGAAATATTGACCAGTATTTTAAAGCAGCAAGAGCGACTTTGGAAAGATATATACAAGAAATGGAGTGATGTTATATGAAAACAATTATAGTAACTATTGAAGTATATGATAATTCATCAGTAGAAGATGTAGAAAGAGCAGTTAGTGCAGGGCTTGATAGTAACGGAATTGATTGTACTTATGATGTGGAAGAAAAAGAAGAGTAAAAAAAAGTTTCTTTCAGAATAAAAAGAATAAGGATGGTGACATAAATGAAATATACATGTTATGATTGGTATGGAAATAAAAAAGCAGACAATATTGACAATTTAAAAGATGCAGTAAGAGAAGCACTAAAATTAGATTGTGAAGTCCACGATGGGAATGGAGACATCATCTATTCAAAATGGGATGGTTGGAATGGAGATTACCCAGAAATTGAAAAGAGATGGTTTCCTGTAGCTGATATGGAAATGGTAAACAAAGCGAATGACTTTATTGAAAAAACAGGAATGTTTTATGAGTGGTGCAAGTTCCAAAGAGACCAGTTTTATAAATGGATAGGTAAAAGCAAATGGCTGCATAGTGACAGATGGAGTGCAACTTATGATTGGGTAAACGATGGAAGATTTGCAAATGTAGATATTCCAGAAGATATTGTCAATTGCTTAGTCGAAGAATGGGAAACTAACGCTATACATTTAAAAGTAGGAATTTAAGGAGAATATATATGGAGATGCCAGTGTGTCAACTACCCACCCCCTAAAGGGAGTGGGCTTGTAAAAGCAACTCAGAAATAGAAATATATATTTTCTGAGTTTAGTTGAGCAGAGACATATGGATATGGTCGCCTAATACTTTTTATTTGAGACACATGGCACTTACAGGTATCTCTTTTACAGAGAACTCCTAGCTTGTAACACTGCCAAGACCATACCCAGTCTAAGGAGATTGTTTTACGCCATATCATAGGCTTATCACCGATGCGGACACTCCGTTAGTGTCCGTGGAACGATATGGATTTTAGAAAGGAGGCATCCGTATGAGAAAACCGAAGATATAGCGGTGGTCTTATATTGAGAGGTGTTCCGTATAAGTCTATTGAGACTATAAGAGACGCGGCTAAACCGTATGGAACGATAGTAGAATGAATCGATGATTTACAATACTCAGGGAAACAATACATGATTGGTGGCAGGATTATGAGATTGCAGACGGAACTGAAGATAATTTGTTAGCATATTTGGCAGAATTAGAAAGGAAATGGTGAATGATATGAGTTATAACACATGGCATGATTATGGATATGGAATTTGTACAGATGATTTAAAAGAAGAAATCAACTTGGTTAAGTTGATGAAATTGATTCAGTTAGCACCAAATCTGTATGAGAGAGTTAAAGAATATATAGATACTTATTGTGATGGACAGATAACGGAAACATATGATATTTTAGAATCTTATGTGGAAGAGTGTTGCGAAAATAATTATGGTGGACTTGCAGAAATTATGTATGAAGTCATTAAAGAGGTGGAAGGAATTGAATTATATGTATGTACTGATTTTGATGGTGCAGCATATTTGATTTACCCACCAATTTATCCTTGGCAGTTGAAGAATATGTCAGATAAGGAAAAGAATCTGACAGAAGAAACTTTGTGTGAACTATATGCAAAATATCTTCATGTTGTAACTGATGAAGATTTAGTGGTGGAATACAAATCAGTTGAAAATGGCGGTTGATTTACAACCAATAAAACGATGATTTACTTGGATTATGAAAGGAGGAACAGCTATGGATTCAAGGTTTTTTGAGAGAAAATGCTTTACAACAACATCTGATTGTTTATTGGAATTTATGAAGGAACAAAAGGATGATTCAAGTCTTATATTTAATATGGAAGAAGATACAAAAGAAGTATTCTTATATAGTCCAGCGTTTGATGTTGAATATAATGAGGATGATATTATGGATTGTGTTGGCAGAGAGTTGGGTGTTGAAATAAATAATCTGTTCGTAGATGGAGACAAATATTGTGCAGCAATTTATTTTACTGTAAGAAAATTAGAACAATGAATCGGAAGATTGGAGATTGATAATATGAATGAAACGCAAGAAAAGGTATATGGCTTGTTGGGAAGTTACTTAGAATACTGTAAGACAAACAGATATACAGATTTCAGAATGTGGTGTGAAGATAATATTGATACTATTAATGAAGATGCATTAATAGAAGATATTTACGAAGAAGTAAATTATGTAGCTGATAAATTATTTGAATAGAAAGTGAGGTTGATATTATGTACACATTAAAAACGGCAGAAACAAAGGTGAGAGATTATACAGAATTTATTTTACATCTGCATGATTTAAGTATTTATAGAAATGACACTAATAGAAAAATCTATGATAAAGTTGTAGAAAAATGTATGACTGATTTAGCAAATCCAGAATTACTTAAATTATTTACAAATACACCACAGTTAGAATATTTTGTAAGACAAACCATGTTATATTTGATTTTAGGATGAAACGGAAATTTTCTGTCCTTTTAATAGGACGCAACACATGATATAATTAAAGAAAAACGGAGGTAATCATTATGGCGCAGTTAATCGGATTTTTAGTAGCAATGTATTTATGTATTTATCTTCCTTGGAAAGCAAACCAAAAGGAAGAATCACGCAAGCGACAAGATATGTATAACAACTTAAATAAGAAATCAGTTGATGAAATGGAAAAGTGGAGAAAATAATATAAAAGAGAAAAGAGGTTGATGAATATGTTCGGTGGACTGTTAGCGTTCTTAGGTATTTATGGAGCAAGTGCTGCAAAGGCAGCTAAAGATAACTATGATATGAAGAAAATTACTCGTACAGTTGATAAAGATGGAAACGTTCATTACATGGACAGATTATGTAATGATTATATCAATGGCGAGCGAGTAAAAAGAGTTGAGACAACCGATAGAAACGGAGTTAAGTTATATTCTACTGTTGGTGTGAATAGCAGTAAAGTGTATAACACTTCTTATGGTAGAGGTACACAACAGTTATTTGCGATGAGTGAACATGAAAAGCAAGATGCAATTGAAAGAGGCAAATTAGCTTATATGCAGTACAATCCTTATTTTGGTAGACAAGTTACAACGGAAATTGCTACTGGTAGAACAATTACTTGTCTTTTTGCATGGGAACATGGAGATAAACCAATTTATAAGAAATGGTACTTCAGACCTGAATGCCAGGATAAATTCGGTTATAGAGAAACTGTTAAAGGCGATTATGGAATCGACATTACAAAAGAAGAATATTATAAGTTGCAGACTATTGGAATTAGTTATTCGAATCTACCAAGTGATCAGAAAGTATTAGATGACTTATGGGGAAGGAATAGGTGATTTATATGAATAATACAAGACGAAGAAGAATAAACGAGCTTTAGCTCGTGGGTAGTTCACTATTTTTCAGTGGCTTTTGTGATTGGAAATTGGTATAATGGAGTAAAATAGAAAGGGTTGATTGATATGAAAAAAGAGAAATGTAAAGCAATAAGTTATTATAGAAATAGTTTTGGACAAAGTTGTTCAGAAGATTTAGGGTTTTATAACACATATTATTATATGACACAGGAAGAATTTGATAGAATTCCGTCTTTATTATTAGACGGAAAAGATTATGGGATGAAAGCGAATGATTTCGCTAGAAAATTTGTTAAATTTGAGCCTTGGGAAGATGCAAGTGACTGTAAATGGATTATTTTTGATGTAGAGAAGAACGGACATCTCTGTAACTTTAGAGCAGTTGATTACGATGTCTATAAAACCTGTGTGGATTTTGTTATAATTGAAAAATGATAAGATAAATGATAGAACAGATGTGGAAGAAGAGAATTAAGAAATAATAGTTTCATTGGAAATTTTAATCAATATATTGTGGTTGAATGAGATGTAAACCACAATATATAGTATATAGATAAACACAAACCGCTAGTAAAAAAAATACTGGCGGTTGTTTTTTACAAAAAAGTGTTGAAATAGTGTTGACATATTCAATAATAAGTGCTAAGATATAGGAAATCAAAGGAGGTGCATTTGATTGAGAACAAAATTTAACACTTCCATTGATTCAGAGATCCTACAGAAATTCAAAGACAAATGCAAAGAAGATAAATTGCCAGTAAGTGTTGTACTTGAGCGATTTATGAAAGGTTATATCGAGGATAAATTTGTTCTTGGAATGATGTGGTCTGATAATAATGGAAAATAAAAGAGTGCAGCGTACACCCTGAGAAAGTTTCGCTACACTCAATCACAACTTGAACCGAAGTCCTAGTCATTACATATTATATCGTATTTTCTGGACTTATTCAAGTCACATTTTCCAAACAAGAATTGCGTACCTTGAAAACTGAATAGCAGATTGGCTATCTGTAAAAGCTGTCGTGATGGAGTTGGAATACTCTCGATAGTCTGCGAGCAAATAGAGAATAAAACTATAAAAGACTATCAACAAATTTATATAAGAAAGGAAGATACAATATGAAAGATGTATTAAAAACAAGAAATGAAATTGAAATTTTTAACAATGAAAATTTCGGACAGATTAGAACTATTGTGATTGATGGAAACCCTTGGTTTGTAGCAAAAGATGTTTGCGATATTCTTGGAACGACAAATCCAACAATGGCAATGGATGGATTGGAGGATTTTGAACGGGCTAAGTTTAACTTAGGTCGTCAGGGAGAGGCAAATATCATAAGCGAAAGCGGATTTTATACACTTGTACTTAGAAGTAGAAAGCCAATTGCGAAGCCATTTAGAATTTGGGTAACATCAGAGGTTCTTCCATCAATCCGAAAGACAGGTGGTTATGTTGCAACTCAATCTAATAAGGTAGAAACAATGCTTGAAGATATGGGATGTGATATGAAAATTGTATATGCTCAGATTAACAATATGGAAAATATGTTAGGTGAGCAGACAGAGAAACTGAATCAGGTAGTAGATAATATGACTCTTACAACAAGACAGCAGCAGAGAATTTATAAAGCAGCGAAAGATAGAATCAATCATTTGCTTGGAGGTGCTCATTCAAAAGAGTATAAGGCAAATTCAAAAAGTTATTTTATAAATCTTTGGAATGGATTGAAGAGTAAATTTGGATGTGGCAGTTCATACAAGGATCTGAATCCTATTTACTTTGAAGATGCAATGAGATTCATTCAGAATTGGATTTACGAAGAGAATTAAATTACAAGACACGTGCGGAAAGCCCACTCCTTTAGTAGTATAGCAATTTAAGTGGAGAAATATATAAATAGGTTTTGACACGAGCCTTATGCTATCGTTAATGGATACAATGGTATCTTTGGTAGTGAAAGTCTTATAGAAATTCATTAGTCTTATATGCTTTCGAGTATATTTGGAAGTGAATGTATATAAGAACCCAACGTGCTTTAGCCGTTGGAGTGTCAGATAACTTCCACGCTGTATATGTGATGGAAACTGTCTTATACTTTCCAGTTCAAATAAAGTAGTGTATAATATAAAGGTAATCCAAAATCGAAAGAGATTGGATAGAGGTTGAGGTTCATAGCCAGTTACCTATGGTAGCAAATGGAAAATAATTTCCAATGAATCCAAGTTTTCTTGTGGAATGGAAAGGAGAATAATAAAAATGTATAAATGTTTTGTATGTGAAAAAGAAGTTAAAGACAATGAAGAGTTTGAGTGGTTTGGACTTGATGGAGATAAAATTCATAAAAAATGTAAACCAAATGTTGAGAAGAAAATTGAAATTATTGATAATATGTCAGATAAAGAATTTGGTGATTATCTGACAGGTAAAACGGATATTGAAATCTAAGTTTACTATGTGGTTAAGAATGGAGGTAATAGTATGAAGATAACAAGAGAAATGGTAATGGAATTGAATAACGAATTAGCGGTTAAGGGTTGCCCATTCAGATATGAATATGAGGGGGCAACAGAATATTCACGTATTCCACAAATGCAGGTTGCATTGCCAAATATGAATTGTGTTAGTAGCTACATTATTAATGTTACAAAAGACTTCCTTGAATGGCTTGACATATGGTTTAAAACAAAATATGGGATTGAATTAACTTGCAATAATGATGGAAGTATCTTATGGGCTAAAAATTTTCGTGAGTAAAAGGCAAAGAAATTTAACTTTCCTTGGCAAATAGAAAGTGAGTGATATTATGGAAATAAAAGATTATTTACCTAAAAGAATTCGAGATAGAGTCGTGAGAGTAGATGTTGATGCCGATTTTGATTATGAGAAAAATCGAAGCGTTCAACATTATTTTGTCACACTTGATAATGGAATGGAATTTGACGCTACTACAATAAAAGAGTTGAAAGAAAAGGCAAAGAAGATTTTATAAGGAGATATTTGTATGCCAGATATGAGAGAAAAGATAAGAGAATATATTAGTGAGCTTGATACAGAAATTGACAGACTTGAGGATTTATTAAAAAATACTGATAGTCCATATGATTTACAGATTAAAGGCAGGTTAAATGCCATAATCGAAGTAAAGAATGATTTGCTCGGAAGATTGGAAGAGGTGATATAAATGGAGCAATGGGATATTATGTGCTGTAAATGTGGGAAATTTATTCTAACAGAACAGCAAGAAAAGACAGGTAACATAAAATGCGTAAAAGGTAGTTATGACGATTGATTTTACGATGGAAGCGAGGATCAATTCTACTGTAAAGGATGTGCAGAAAAATATAACAAGAATTGACGATTTTATTCGGACAAAAGGAGGTGGTAATATGAAATGGAATGAAGTTCCGAAATTTACAGAATATGAATTAGTAAATCCAACATGTTTCGGTTTTGTTTCTTATGTTGATTTTATTGAGAATGAAATAAAAGAATATAATCTAAATATGAACCCTGGTTTTCAGAGAGGACATGTTTGGACAGAGATTCAGCAAAGTAAATATGTTGAGTTTATTTTAAAAGGTGGAAAATCTGGAAGAGATTTTTATTTTAACTGGAATCCTGATACAAATGACTATGTTTGTGTCGATGGGTTGCAAAGAACTACGGCTCTTCAAAATTTTGTACATAATAAGTTAAAAGCATTTGGACAATTTTTTGATGAGTTCAGTTTTACAAGATATATTGCTACTTATAATCCATTACCTGAATACCATGTTAATGTATATCGAAATAGTCTGAAGACTAAAAGAGAAATTCTTCAGTGGTATGTTGATATGAATGCAGGTGGCACACCACATACAAATGAAGAGATTGAACGAATCAAAAAGATGATAGAAAATTTATAAAGCAAAGAAAAATTGCTTTCAAAAGGATAACAAGATAGATTGGTATGTAAAAAATACGGCTATTGACGAAGTTATTTTCGAAGGAAAGACATATGAATCCTGTGTTAATTTCCTTGAAATACTTATAAATAAGTTGGTTGAAACTGGAAAATATAAATATTTGGAGTAAATAAAAGTAGAAGCAGAATAAACTGCTTCTTTTTTATTGAAAAAACGAGGTGATGAATATGAATATGGGAAATCCAAAAAGAGCATCAAGATTTTTATGTCTTCATTGCATGAAAATCAACCAGTTAGGAAGTGGAATTCAAAGAAATGGAAACCAACGTAAGAAAAAACATATCAAAGACTTAACATGTTTTAACGAAGGTTGTAACGGAGAAATTACAAAGAATATAGAAATTCGATGGTGTGATGATTATTTGGAAACGTTGGATTATGCTCAACGAATTAGACCACGTTATTATACAGATAAAGTAGAGAATAATATGTAGAAAGGTGGAACATAACATGGAAAATTATAAAATCAGTTATAATGGTGATACTTATGTTGAAAATATTCACCACATAGGTGTTGAATACAATGGAAATTATTATAGTGTGATTTTCGGAGAATATGTAAATGGAGGATTCTTTAGTATTCCGAATTGGAATTGCGGTGGTGAGTTAGCTGGACTTAGCGATGTGTTTTGGAATACTGAATCTATTCAGAGATCATTAAAAAGTAAAAGAGCTTCTAAAGCTATTGCAAAAGCGATAGCAGATTACACAAAGGAGTGATTGCTATGTGTTACAAAATAGAAGTACAAAACAAAAATGCTGAAAAACTTAATAGGAAGTTGGATGAGTTAAATCTTCCTATATATATGAGAAAATATTTCACTGTTAAAATAGAGAGTAAGGCAGGTGCGTTGAATTATCTTGGAGTCATTGTAGATTTGCTCAATTGGTTTATTGAAGAGAAACTTATTGATAAAACAAATGTTTCAGATATTGAGCCATCGGATTTTACCGATATTATGGCAGAAGATATTACATTATATCTAAAAACTAAAGAACAGAATGGAATGTCGCCTACAACATTAGAAACTAGGAAACATATTATAAGTAGTTTTTGGGATTATATGAGTAGAGTGAAGGGAACTGAAATTAAAGATGGATTTTTTAAAGATGTAACATATAAAGGAATTCCGTCTGGAAACAATTTAACTAAAAAACTTCCAACAGAAA